CTGTCTACATCGAGTACAAGCGCACCTGCATGACGCTTGAGCAACGGCCCGCGCGCGACCACCTGCTTGGTCGTCGATGAAGACTTTGCCGCCACCCTTCGGGTCTGGGAGCAACAGCAGGATCTTCTTGTGCGGGAAGTAGATCCAGTTCCTCTCCGCATTGATCATGCGCTTCGCCATCTCGACGTACTGCATCGACTGCAGCAGCGAGCTGTACAGACCGCCCGTGGCTCCGGCGCTGAACACGCTGTACGGCACCTTCTCGTCCTGCGCGATGTTGTACGGCGCAAAGATAAGAGAGATGTCGAGCGGGCTGACCTGGAATGCCACGTCCATGACTGCATCGCAGTCATCGGGCATCTTGTACTCAACCTGACCAGCGAACAGATCGATGGTCAGGTCCCGATCTACGCCCTTTTTTCCAGCGAACCAGCGGATCGCTTCTTCAACGGCGTCGTCTACTTGGAGCGCGTCCAGACAGACCTTCGTCACCGGGCTTCCCAGCCGACGAAGAATCCACTTCTTCAGCTCCGGCTCCGTCATTAGTCTGCTGCATGACATCAGTCACCCCCTGGGCTTCCTCTACTGTATCAGCCTTTGGCTGTGGCGCTGGAGGAGCGGCCTGGGGCGTAACAGCAGCTGCTGCGACGGTCTTTACCTGTTCGACTGACGCACCGTCGACCTTGACTACAAAACCGAGAGCCACTAACGGCTCCCAGTCGTCGCCTTCGACCTCTTCGCCTGCGTTCAGAAACTTCCCAGAACGATCTGGATACGGAACAGGTCCACAGTTATCTACCTTGCGATACTTAGCCATCTCTCTGCTCCAATTCGATTAGCTTGAGGTCCGCTTCGACTTTTCGGAGGCGTTCGTCGGCCTCCACGTTTGTGTTGCGGATCTCTTGTATCATCAAGGTCATCCTATCTGCCATCCGTGAGATCTCTTGAATCGACTCACGATCAGCAGCGATGTCATTCTGCTCTGTATTGATGCCATTTCGCTTAGTTGCGGCATCCTTGGCGTCATCAGCAAGATCGATCTGATCGATCTCAGCTAGGGCATCAACTTGAGCGGGCATCAGGGTCTCCTTGTGTTCTTATCCAGGTAAATCAGCAACTTTACCTTAGATAAGTCCCAATTTACGTATAGTACCAAACGAAAGGGCCCAGAGGTGATTGCCTCCAGGCCCTTCGTCATCCCATCAGTTCGGTTTAGAGGCCGGTGAACGAGATCTTCGCGTAGTACTCGCTACGAAGAACCTTCTTGCCGTAACGAGTACGGAGGCCCTTGCGGAACGAGAAGTCGGCTGGATCCAGGAACGTCGGCGTGACCTGCAGCGGGATATACGGCGCCCACACGTAGCCGGCATCCAGGAAGCTCGCGCCCTTGAGGCCGACGAGCATCTGGTCGCTGGTGAAGAACGGGTCCTCGTAGACGACCCACTTGTTCATCAGCGTACCGACCTTGTAGATGCCGAACTGACCGTGCTGGGTCAGCGGGCGTGGCATGTCAGCCGGGCCGTACGGGCTTGCACCACCGGACACCCAGAGGGGCCGGAAGTCACCGTGGGTCGTCAGCTGCGCGATGCGAGCTGAGATCTCCGGCGACGTCACAAGGAAGTTGGCGGGTGCGCGCAACGTGTCCTTGTGGATGAAGTTCGAGACCTTGCTGATCGTCGTGATCATCGACCGCAGGTGATCGATCTCGCTGATGCCGGCGGGCGGCGTCAGGTTGAACGTGTCATTGCGGGTCGACGACAACGCCGTGGTGTAGAGGTCGTTGATGATCTCACGGTCGATCTCAAGAGCAATCTCCTGAGCGATACCGGAAACCAGCTCCGTCTCTGCATCCAGGCCGTGGAACGCACGCAGATCCTCGGCAGCCTCAGACGACCAGAGAGCCTTGAGGCGACGCGGAATCGCTTCGATCGGCTGCTTGCTGATGTCGAGGTTGACCTGCGGGATCTTCGTGTTCAGCTCACCGTCGTAGAAGTAACGAGCGGTGATCTTGTTGTTCAACGCAGGCGCGGCGGTGAACTTGAACGACGTCAGAGCACCCGAGCCGTAGTTGATGGCGCCGCCGGTAACCGCACCAGTGAAACCACCAGTGCCGTTGTCCGTGCCCTGCTGGACGATCACGCCAGCCGAGGTCAGCTCCAGGATCTGGACCGAGTAACCCGACGATGCGTTGAGCGGGCGGATTGGGGTCCACGAAAGGACCGCCGCCAGCGCTGCACCAGCACCACCGTAGTTCGTGCCGTCACCCAGCGCGAGCTGCTCGTCACGGACGTACTCCGAGGAGTAGTCACGATCGAAGTCACGCGGGAAGATGGCGCCAGCCTGAGTTGATCCCTTGTTCGACCCGTACTTGTAGTCGAAGAAGAAGACCGCACCAATTGGGGCCGTCATCGGCTGAACCGAGACGATCTCGTTGGCGATCAGGTTGGGGAACACCCGGCGAAGAACCGGGAAGATGAACTTGGTGAAGGAGCCGACGTTGATCGTCTTGGTCTCCTCTTCCAGGTTCTGAAGCCACTGCGACTCATTCTCCATGAGCATCGCCGTGACGCCACGGGTATAGGGGTTCTCGATGCCTTCGAGAAGCTCTCCCCACTTACCAATGAGCTGGGAAATGAAGCCCTTGTCGGCGATGGACCGACGGGACTCCGACAACATTAGCTGACGCGCTTCCATAAAATCTCCTCCGTGTCCTTAGTTCGAGCCCTTGTCCGGCAGCCCCGAGAGGGCACGGATCTCGTTGAGATTCGCTCCGAGCCCGTTGTAATTCTGAGTGGAACCCCCACTCTTAGAGCCGTTTCCTTCCTCGTTCTCCTGGATATACTCACGAGTGCCGCTGTTCAGGATCGTCCTGACGCGGGCACGCGCGACCTCCAGATCTTCGTTGACCGGAGCCTTTGGTAGCGTCTTTGCCACGACGGCATCGACCTGCTCCTTGGTCTCGAAGACTTTCCCCTCCATCAGAGCACGTGCGTACTCCTTGTTGGGGTGATTCACGAGACGCTGCTCGGCGTATACCTGAGCAGCGAGATGCTTGCTTGCTTCAAGCGCCTTCTCGGCGATGAGCTTCTGGCGAGCAACCTCTTCCTTGAGGGAAGCCAGCTCCGTGTCGCGCTGCTGAGCAGCAGCTTCACGATCGATGATGGATTCGGCGATCTCGACGATGCGCTTGTCCATCGACTTGAGGTTCTCGAACTGCAGGACATCACCAACGGCCTGACGGATCTCGTCGGCGTGGCCGATATCATTGAGACGCTGCTCCAGGTGGAACCGATAGCCGGCTTCCTTGGCGATTGCAGCGAGCTTCTCGCCTTCGAGCTTGAACTTGCCGATTTCCAGCTCCTTCTCGGCGAGCTTCGATTCCAGCCTTGAGATCTCGGCTTCCTTGTCCTTGACGACCTGCTCAACATCCTGGGGAATGATGAACGGACGAAGGAGTTCCTTCAGCTCACCAAGGGTCTTCTTGGCAAGACCGACGCCCGGATCCTTCATCAGGCGCTCAGAGATGGTCTTCTCCATCTCCTTCTTGGCCTCGGCAACGGCAGCTTCGAGCTTCTCAGCGAACTCGGCGCGGAGGTTCGTCTGAGCCTCCTCCTTCGAGCCGGTGATCTTCTTCGCCCAAACAGCGGCCATGCGCTTCTCGTACTCACGCTCCGCATCGTCTGCGAAGTGCTCAGCAAGCTGTGGATAAGCCTTCTTGAAGTCCTCAAACGTCATGTTCTCATCCATCGCTGCTGCCTCCGTGTGTTGAGAAGGCTCTTTGTTCTCAACGCTGATTTCTGGATAGGCGCTTTGCTGCGCCGGTTCTGCCACGAAATCGAAAGTCATCAGTCGGTAGTCCGGCTGAACGACCTCTTCGCCCTTGAGGTTCGGCTTCGTGGTTCCGAATCCACGGGAAGAAACACCGACCGCGCCACCGCCATCAAGGATCGCCTTGAGGTTGCGGCCTTCGCTCGTGTCAAGGATCACCGCAGTTCCGACAACGACGTTGTTCTCAAGTCGTAGATCGGTAATAAAATGGCTGACGCGCTTGAGCTGGGTGCGACCGTCCATCGGGTGGTCTAGTTCGCCGTAGACCTTCCCTTCCTTGAGCTGCTTGCCCAAGCGTCCGATCTCACGCTCCCACAGGGATGCTGGGTAGAGGCGCTTGTTCTCAGTCGCTCGATCGGCACGAGCGAACTCGCCCCGAGCAATGTACTTGCCGGGTTCAGACTTGCTCTCCTCTAGGGTTGTCGCCCTAAAGGAGAGTGTGTCTACGAGGAGTTTTCCGAGTTGGGCCATTTACCTTCTCATCCATTTGAACGTGCCGGCGAAAGGCGACCTGGGTCCGAAAGGAGACTTAAATCCGACGTCGTAATCAAATCCTAGATCCGACTTCTTCTGTCTCCGTTTTGGGTTCCTGGTCGATTTTCCTCCGATGCCGTCTCGTGGTTCCAATCCAAACGCCATTTCCTTGCGACCCGAGGCATATGCCGTCCTGCGGGCCCTGGGCTCTTCTAGAGTGAGCCCTACTTTCCGAAAGGGCCTTTTTTGCCCTTCATCGCCTTCAGCTTGGCCATGCGAGCGGCCATGCCTCCGTCGTCGTCCTTGTCATCATCATCGTCATCGCCGTCGTCATCCTTGTCGTCGTCATCATCATCGTCATCCTTGTCGTCGTCTTCCTTCGACATCTCGACGAGGGTGGAGTCGTACATCTCGACGGCGTCCATGAGAGACAGCGTCATGACGCGGAAGGCTTCCTTGAGACCGTCGACGTCGATCTCCTCTTCCTTCTCGGCAGACTCGATGATGCTGCAGGCCTCAACGGCGCTGTTGTACAGCTCCTCCATCTCGGCGATGGCGTCATCGACGTTGTAGTGCTCGGCGATATCGACGAGTCGATTCGCCAGAAGTGCGCAGTTCTCACCGATCAGGGTGAAACCGTGTGCGAGGTTGTTGAGATCCTCGCCCATCTGCGAACCCTGAAGCAGAGCCTCAACCTCGCCCACCAACTCGGCAGCGCGGCTGACGTTCTGCGACTCGTGCTTCTTGCCCATGCCGGCGATGCTCTTGGTCGGCTCAAGACCCTGGGCGACCGCTGGGGTCTTGCCCTTGTCCTTCGCGCGAGCCATCACCTTGTCCTTCAGGGTCTGGTAGCCCTGCGGATAGCTGACGTCTTCCAGGCTGGCTTCTTTGCCGCCGGCAACCTTCTTGTACGAGCCGGCCGACTTGCCGCCCTGGGTGGCACCAGCCTCCAGCGGATCGTCATGATCGTCCTTCTCGTCCGGCGCCATCTTCGGCTTCGGCTGCTTGGCGTACTTGTGACGAGCCGGCGTAGCCTGGCTGTCGTCATTGCCGGAACCGCCACCCATCGTGCTCGGGTCTGGCGAAGGAATGTCGCGCGGCTCCGTAGAGTCGTCGACCTCTTGCAGCTTCTTCTCCGGCGGGAGAAGACCGATCTTGCGGAAATCCTCTTCGAGAGTAGTCAGCTTGTAATTGCGTCCTGGATACATTTCGCTTCTCCTATTTCGTCGAGGTTCCGGGTTTACGCTGCGTCGTCGAATGCGCCAGCCATGCGCTGAACAAACGCACCTGCGATTTCGCAGTCAGCAAGCGACTCGGCAATAGTGTCGTAAACCTGACCGAGGCACATAACACATTGTTCGTTCTCGATCGTGTCCGCCACCAGTGACCTGACCTCGCCGAGATCCTCAATGAGGTCTTCAGAGAAGAAGCAGAAGTGAGACAGGACATCCTCGTCGGACTCGTCCAGCTCATCCTTGGTCAAGGAATCCTTGAAGGGCAAATACGCTCCCTCAACGGCCTCGTGCAGGACACGCAAACGATCTGCAAGCGACTTGAGATCGTTCTCCGCTAGAGTCCTGAACTTCTCGAAATCCCCCTCGGGAATTTCGTCAGACTCGTAGAGGGCTTTGTACTTCGCTTCCAGAGCAGACGAGCGGATCGACTCCAGCTTGTCTACTACCTGGCGGGCAATCTCCTTCGACTGAGAAGAGAGAGCCTGTCGCCACGGCCGACCAGAAGAAACAGTGGCCATCGCTTCAGCGACGTAATCGCGAGCGTTCACCACTTGGTTCTGCTCCTGCAGATCGACCAAGTAAAGGATGCGCTTCGCTGCCGAAGGGGCGTCCTCTGCCATCAACGCATCAACTGCGTTGAGAGAGAATTCCTTGACGGATTTCGCCGCATTGGACGGCGTCACAACTGGGACGTCGACCTTCTCACAAGCAGAGAGAACGATTTCACCGTTCTTGTTCTCATACTTGACATTGAAGTACTCGCCAGCTGCGGTGCCCAGGATCAAGTGATCCTTAAAGGTCGCAATGCGCGAAACCTCGACGTTCGTCTTGGACAGTGACGAAAAATTTTTCGCAACCGCTTCATCCAGGCTCGCTCCGAGATGCTCAAACGACCCCTCAACGAGGCTCTTGAGCGAATCCAACGGGACGATCCGAGACGCTGATGTTTGGTTGGCTTTCACCGATCCCCAAGCCTTTGCTTGAAGGGATACTGGTTTAATCGATCGCGTGTGTCAAGCACGCGCAGATCTGATTACCAACTAATACTGGTTGCGCGGCATGCTCAGTTTGATTTCGTTCACGAGCTGCCCCAACTCTTCGAGTCTTCTAGCAAATCCGGTATTGGACGCCAAAATCTTGTCGAGATTGTCGCCGACCAATTTCTCGTGCTCACGATTGCCGTGATACAGCTCTTGTTCGGATATCGGGCGATAGCCAAGGCGCTGTCTCATTAGTGGCCATGTATGAGACATGCTTCCAGCATGACGTAAGTGCTTGCGCAGTTCCTCCGCCTTGGCGGTATTCGGTTGCGCGGCTGCCATCTGTTGAGCCTGCTGATTTTGAATCTCAGCCGACGCCGCCTGCTGGTGTAGAGCGGCCTTGTTTTGAACGTCCATGGTGAGGCCCATCGCCTTCGCTTGGATCTCAGCATCAGCGAGCTGCTCTTCGTGGCGCTCCTTGATGATGTACTCGATCTCCTCTTCGCTAAGTCCAAAGACTTTCTGGAGAATCCAGTGCAAGGAGACGAACTGGCTCATGCGGCCAGCAAAGTCCGCCTTGGCATTACGGACCTCCATTTGTGCCAGCTCAAAGATCGAGCTGGGCACGGTCATATAGACCTCGAATTCAACCTGCGCCGGATTGATTCCAAGGGCCGCCAGGTGGACGCGGCACATCTTCTTGATGCCGTTCCTCACTTCGCGTTGAATACGAAGGACAGTTCTGGCGAAGCGTACATCTTCCTGTGAAAGCACACCCTTAGCGCGAGGCGCCTCAGATCCAAGGTAGACCTTGGGCACTTTAATCGCCGCATAGAGCTTCAACTTGAAGTACTCGATGTCCTCCATGTGTTGCCAGGAGGGCGATCCAACAACGTCAATCTTCGTCGCCTGAACGCCCTTGCGCACGGGGACAAAGAAGTCTTCGTCGACGGAAAGCGGGTTGTATTTTAGATCCAGCTTGCCGGTCTGCGGATTGTAGAACTTCGTCTTTTTGTACTGCTGCCGCATCTTATGCAGGAAGCCCATTGCTTCCTTCGGCGGCATGTCACCGACGTCGATATAGAAGGCGTAACGCTGAGGAGCGCGCTGCAGGCGATACACCATCGCAGCATCCTCAAGCAGCATCAGTCGCTTCCAGATCCAACGAGCCGGTTCAAGAACTGAGTACCCGTAGATCGAGCGGCGATGCTTCGAACGCAAACGAAGGTGAGCAACCTCCCAGTCCTCTAGGGCAGCGTATTTGTAATTCGGCGTATTGCCGCCACCGGCACGTTGAGCCAGCAGCTGCTTGAATTCCTCTGGCGAGTATCCAAAGCGTCCCTTGAAGTCCTGGACGAAACCAAACAACTCACCTCGGCGACCCTCAATGCGGCGCATGGTCGGCGGAGGCAAGAAGTTGAATCCGACGAGACCATCGCCGGTAACGAGAAGCTCCTCGTAGTCGTTGCCGTACTTCACGAGCGTCCGGGTCATCTCCCAAACTTCCTCGTCAACACGGCAGCGCTTCCAGAGCATTTCCTCAAGAATCGACTGAACCGTCTTGTCTGGGCTGTCTACCCAAACGACCTTGTTCTGTAGCGACTCAACCTGAGTGGCGTCATCTGCGTAGATGTCGATCGCGCTGGCTAGCTCAGGGTAATCGTCCATCTCCTCGTAGTCGACGTACCTGGACATCAGGTCGTGTTCGAGCTTGAGGTAGTCGCTGAGGATGTCCTGGCCGTAGGCCTGAAGCAGATCGAAACCAGTCGCTGGATAACCAGAGGCAGTTCCACCCTTGGCCAGGCTTAGGACAACCTGCTCCTTGTCATAACGGAGCAGCCCGCGAACTCGGTATCCAATGTCGCCCCAGAAGCCCATTACAGTTCATCCTCTCCCAAGCGGAACAGCACCACTCGGAAAATCCAACAAGATCCGCTTGAAATCATCCCGCATGCCGCAGCAGAAACCCAGTAAGACGCATCCAGTTCCGGCCGAAGTCCGAGCAGATACCACCCAACTCCGACCGGAACTGAAATGCACATCGGACACTTGATCCAGTAGCCAAGGACCGGGACTGGTTTGAGCAGATCTCGGAGCCATTGAAAAATCTTCCCGCCCGTCACGATGTTGGTGACGCCGTAGCAAGCAAGGATGAAGCAGATCAAGGTCATCATCTGTTGATGGTTAAGCCGGGTCCTTTGCAGGCCCGGCTATCCTATGCAGCCCGACTTGCAGCGACGAACAGGGCGAAGCATGCGCTTTCGCGGAATGGTGAACTCAACCATCGGCCGTTCTCCTTTCTTTGAGATCTTGTTCCAGTTCTTCTACGGTCTCGGGAACGTTTTCGACGACGCTCTCGCCTGTGGCGAACACAGGGACAATGCAGATCGTATCGAGTGGAATGGGCTCGTGATCACCGAAGTCGGATGGAGATGGTCCTTGTTGGGGACGGTCTGCCCGCTTCGCTGCTTTGGTTTTTTGAAAAGCCAAAGCCTGCTGAAGGATTGCGTCTTCTAGTGGTGATCTCTCGGCTTTTACGGAAATGCCTTGTTTCTCGGCAAGTTCGTCATAAAAGGAAAGGCCGCAGTCCGTATCAACGGAATCAGCGGCCTTTTTCGTAGAGTCCTCCTCAGACATAGCGAGGACACTACCACAAGGATCTTGACTAACCTACCAGGCTTCTACGTAAAACGTGCCCGAGCCACGAACCGCAATACCACCCTCGTGACGCTTCTGGTACTGGTTCGTCTTTCCAGCCAAGACGATGCCGTGAACATTGGTTCCATCGAACGAGAACTCAATATTCGCTGAGGTTGCCGTGATCTGGATCGTGTACGACCAACCCTGTTCCGGCACCGCTGGATCTGCTGGGTCAACACGCTGGAAGGCGAATTCGTTGCCAGTAAACGCGCCGGTAGCCGTTCCGGTCGCATAGAACCGGATCGACTTGATGTTGCTCGGCAGCGGAGGCGGAAATGCAGGCGCGAGTGGCATGGGCGGATCCTACCTCAAGATGCTGGCTTTACGTCAGTTGGTGTTACGTCAGCTGGCGGCAGCGGAGCTGGAGCAGGGGCTGGCTGGTCTTTGGCCCCAGTGAAGAGGTGCGACTCAACCAACATAGACAGCTCATTGGCAGCCTTCTCAGGCAACTTGAGAGCAGCTAGCTGTGCGTTCACGAACTTCATCGCATCGTCGAGCTTCTTCTCGTTCGGCGTTGGCTCTCCACCTTTCTTGGCGGCAGCCAGGCTCTTCTGCTCAACAGCTTGGATGCCCTTGATAACAAGGTCGTCGACCTTGTCTTCGTAGGCCAGGGCGCTCTCCATATGCCACTTCACGGCCAGCTTATGGAACAGCTTGCCCACAAATAGCGCCAGGGGCGGCGTGATGATGATGAAGATCGTCGGAATCAGATTTTCAAGAACCGTCTGCCACATCGTTATCTCCTCTTTTTGACAACAATGGCTGGCTCTGGCCTTCCCATCTGCTGTCGATCTTGTGGCCGCTTAGCGGCCGAATCAGCGGCCTGAACATACTGCAGAAGCGCTCTTTGGAACACCTCTCCAACCGAACATTGATCCCGTCGTGCGATCTGCGACACCATTGAGTACACCGCAACGGGCACCAGAAGGAACGTGTACTCCTCCTCTGGAGCGTCTCCAAAGGCCTGGGCCGGGTCGTTCTTCAGTTCTGATTGTATTTTCATGAATACTTACGTGTAGAAGACGTCCCGACGATTCGTGTACTGACCGGCATCGCTCAGATACCAATCGATTCCCATCTCCAGAAGACGAATCTCTGCTGGATCTATCGACCCGCGATAGACGCCGGATTTCGCCATCGCCCGCATGAGAATCGATTCCTTTGTGAGCTGAGGTTCCGACTTCATCAGCTCAAGCGCCTTGTCCCAGATCTTCCAGGCTTGCTCAGTTCTGAAACCGAGACCAGGCGACTTCTGAAAGTTGTACTTACCGCCTTCTCCGTGGCCATCGTGATAGAAGCCTGGGCCGCCGATAACAGGGCCGCCGCCTCTCATTCCAACCATTGACCAATTGGGGACTGAATAGCCGCCGAAAGCGACCTGCGGGCCATCGCCGAAATACTCAACGAGAGGACTCGACGGAAATGCGTCGCCTCCGAAATTGGGTCGGTCATTTCCGGTCGTACATCCCATGGCCTTCCGCATCTCATGAAGAACGCGAGCACGGCTTGGCTTGATCCCGCGTGACTCTCCGACCCCGCCGGTCCCACCACCTCCGGTGCCACCAGTTCCAGATCCGCCAGAGCCACCAGGCATCACCCCGGCGCCATAACCGCCATTGGAGCCAGAAGCGCCAGGCGAAGCACCCTTTCCACCAAATTCGTTCGTAGATCCTGGGCGATAACCATACGGAGTACCCAGCCTAGATGGGTATAGTATTGGAAATACTGACCTATACTGCTTCTTTTTCTTCCGCTTCTTATGGGCAGCCATGGTCATCCTTGCAAGAATGGAAGAATTTCGATCTCGGCCGGCTCATCTTCCACTGCCTGACGCTGGGCTTCAAGTATTGGATCAGAGTGCTGAGACACCCCTTTTAACACGCCCATAGGGGTGCCGTGATACATCGTCGTCAACGAGAAGGTAATGCCGGCCAGAGCGTCGGCGACGTCCTTGCTCTTGTTCTGAGGGTGGTCGACCTTGTTGCGGATGTTGTCCTTCTGGATCCATCCCAACTCCTCCAACAACGGCTTGTAGTTGTAGAAGCTGATCCGACCTTCATAGATGGCAGACTTCAACAAGTCGTAGGCATCCATCGGCTTATCAACCGAGATACGTTCAGCTGTCATCGACTTCGCAGCGAACTTCTGCAGAGTTGAGGCGCTATTGAACTGATCCATCGTCGCCAGCGCAATGTAGAAACCATGCGCCTGCAGCTTGTAGACAAGCGCCCTTACTAATCCCTGGTCGATCTCGCCGCCGATTGGCGGCTTGATTCGAAGCATGAAATCAACCCAGATGTCTGGGGCTCGCTCGACGTATTGCTCTTGCGTCGCTTCATCACGACGCATCACGTTCTTGTAGCCCGTCACGCATCCAACTGCGATTCCTGTCGCGTCTCCATTGAGAGACGGATCGATGTGAACGTGGCGTGCGTAGCCTGGGAAATAGAGCGGCTGCCACGTCCTGATGACCTCGGCTCCATCCCGCTGATCGACCTGCCTTGCAAGCATCGTCCAGATGAAATCGCCGCCTAGCGTCTGAACCCATTCATCAACAGTAAATGGATGCTTTCTGTTGATGTCGATACAGGGAACGATCTTGTCGCGCTGTTGAATGAATGGAGAAACCGAGACGGTTTCAACGCCGGCAACGTCGCGGATTGCGTTCTCGCAGTCGTTGACGAAGTCATGTTTGAAGTCGATCGGTACGTCGATGATAATCATCCCGTCCTGGAGCTTGGCCCTGGTGGGCTCGACCTCCTCTGGGGTAAGAACCTTCGACGGAACGAGGCTGTTTCCTACCAACACCTGGAACGTCTCACTAGAGTACGTACCCTCTGGCTTGGTGTGCCACGTCGCGTAGTCCCTCACGAACAGAGTCGGATCGTCCTTCGATTCACGAATGCGCTTGGCCGTGAAGTCGTCGTGTGTCTGCTTTGAAGAAACTACGATCATCATGCCTGGCAACTTGCCGTGGCGCTGGAAGCGCGACTTCATACGACGAATGAGCTGGCTGTACAGGAACTGGGCGCGATCGGTGAGGCCCATGCGACTTTCGATGCCGCCCTTCTTGCGCATCGGAGCGAGGAAGTTACCCTCGTCGATCCATGCCGAGAAGACGTTCAAACCAAGTGCTGCGCTGTCTGTCGACGCACGAGCGGCCACCTGGATGTGATTGGGGAAAATGATCTCCTTCTTGAGCGGCTTGAACGCGAAATTCTCCTTGAAGTAGTCGCTCTCCTTGATCTTGTTTGCAATGTTCTCAAACGCGACCTTGATGGCGAGGTCTTCCTGAACCGAGAGAACGACGAATGTAATATCGGTTCCCTTACCGATGCCGAAGCTCTTGTGCGGGTCGCGCATGCAAGACAGCTCGTAGATGATTCGGCATGCTGCAATCGACGCAAAGAAGCTCTTTCCCCAACCAATAGACCCCGAAAGAATCATTTCTCGGTAGCTGCCCGAGAATAGTTCTTTCATGTCATCCATCAGCTTCGGATAGAGGGCGTCGCAGGTCTTTCCGAGGTAATACGGATCGCGAACGAACGTCTCGATGTCCACCGGCTTGTGGGCGTACTCAGCTTCGGTGAGAACATCGTAGATTCTGGTCGGCGCAACGCCTTCCTTCTCTTCAAGTTCGTTGAATGCCGGATCGTTTAACTCCTGAAGGCAGAGCATCACAGCTTGTTGCTCTGCTGGCGAAAGGCTCGCAAAATTCGCCTTGAGCATACGGACGATTTCGTCTGAGGTCTGCTCGCTGCGAACACGCCCTCCGAGATCTTTGATCGCCATAACTACTCAGCTTCCGGCGTAGATGGCACATCGATAATGTCGTCGTCAGGAATGTCTTCCCCGGCGTATGCGGCAGCCGCATTCTTCACGATCTCCGAGGCGTCGATGCTGACCTTGGACCCAAGCGTCATCAGCGCCTCTACCATTCCAAGCACCTTGCGACGGCCATCGGGGTCAGCCATCACGCGGCCAACGTTGTCGTCGTACCGGGCACCGATCTGAACGGCTGCAGTGCCAGAGACAGAGACTTCTCCCAGCTGTCGTTTGGCAATACCAAGATCCATCTTGAGCTGCGACGTCTGATGGATGATCTTCATCGCATAGAAGACTTCGCGTCCCGTCGATGGAAACAGCTTGTTGATCTTCTTCTCGTTGGCGACATCAATCTTGATGCGCTCCATCTGGAGGTTGTACAGCTCGTCGAGCTTCTCCAGCTCCTCCATGCCGTTCGAGAACTTCTTGGCTGCGTTCGAAGCAACGATCGTATTCTGCGTCGTCAGTAGCAGCTCAGCCGGCGGAATGGTCTTGCGATATTCGTCGATCATCTTGCGCACGTAGTTAGTGCTCAGCTCGGTCAGCTCTTGGCTCTCTTCCTGGATGAACTTCGCAAGATCTGGCGACCCCCATCCAATCCTGAGCCGACGATCAACCTCGTCAAAACAACGGCACTCCTGCAGCGAAGCCGCCACGCGCTTTGGCTCTCGACTGATTGGCCGAATTGGAGGACGCCGGGTGGTATCAGACATCGCCATTCCTCTCTGAATGTCCCCAGTAAAGTCGGAGATCCGACATGGAACTATCCAGATCTTAGCGGGAATCGCGATTCACCTCAAATCGTAGCCATGGACACTACCGCGCAAGTGTTTGCGTCATTCCTGTTCGGTCTGCGCTTGCATGCTGGATACGAAATCATAAGGCACTCCAGTCGCTTGCGTCATGGTGTCGTTGACGATCTGCACGATCTTGGCGTTGCGGCCCTGGTCGAAGCCGTACCCTCTGCGCATTGGAACCAGAATGCTTCGAATAAAATCGAACTGGTTAGCAATCACAGACTCTGGATCTTCCTGGAGAAAAGCAACTCTAGCAACGAATCCGGCCACATTGTCTGGCGGTACACCGATGTCCTCAAGTGCTTGAATAAGCAGGTATATGACCTCCGGCTGCATGGCCTTGCTCATCTGCTGAAAGGTCATCATGCACTCTTCGATCTCTTTGTTCCTGAATTCACGGCTGAGCCACACCGTGTCCACGCTCGATGGTGGAACTCCAGGAATCGGATCCTGAGTGGGCGCAGGAAGCTCGCGTTCCCATCCAATGGACCTCTGGTTCAGATAGCTATCTGCGATCCCAACAGGACTCGGAAACGTTATGCCCATGCCGTACATGACAACGGTGTCATTTGCTTCGTTGTGCATGAAATCAGCGAGCGAACGATTCCCGGTGCCGAGAACGAAATCCAATGCGATGGCTCTGTAGATGCTGTGACGAAGAGCATCGGACGCCCTGCTATAGCGGTTGACCGAATCAGCTCCCAACGTCGCCCAGTACTCGATGAAGTTCGTAGCGTTGAGAGGAAGAAGCTGAAGCGCCGCCACAACGCCAAACGTCTCGTCGACGAGAAGCGGATCCATGTTGTACTGGGCGGCTACCTTGTCTCGTACTGCATCAGAGATGAGAGGAACAAGGTTGACCTCACGAGCTGCGATCGGCGGAACGATGTCTTCACATCCCATCGCCTTTGCAACTTCGTAGGCGGCCTGCTCACGACGAAGTGGGTCGTGAGCTTCGACGGTCAACGTGTACTCGTCGCCCCATAGCTCATAAATCTTGTCGAACCCAACCGTATCGAAACGAAGGAGGGTTCCACGTAGCTCGTTGTCGTCGTTCCGACACCAGGCCAAGAACGTTCCCCTTGTGCCGTCGAGCATCTGTTCGTCGATATGCTCGATCGGAGTCGTTCGGAGCCAGTTCCAGACCTGCGGCTCTGCAAAATTCCAGGGCGCGTTCCGCTCCGAGCCATCGATACGGCATGCCGGAATCAGCTCAACCTCGGTCTTCGGATGGAAGACTGCCTCAGCCGGAAGAACATCCGGCACGCCTGACGTATCAATCTCGGCCGGCTCTTCTGCTGGCTGACTGTTACGTTGTGGCGGATTCTGCGCTAGTGGCCCAAAAACACTACGGAGCTGTGGCAATGGGCTGGATTTCATACGCGCTGACCTCGGGCAAAGTCTCGGCTAGATCCGAAGCCTTGCCAAGGTACTTGAACGCGCTGCGCAAGTCATCCACCTCTGCGATATGAACAGCTGAATAGAGCCCGCCCCATTCATCAATCGCATCATACAAGGTGTCGGAATCGCAGATCTTGTCCTCGGTCGTCTTGTTGTCGTACCAGACGCGAGCCAAGACGATGTCGACATCCTTCTGCCAGACGACTGCCCTGGTTCGACCCTGACTTGAGACGAAGAGAACCTTCATTTCTTCAGCCTGGCTACCTTCTCCGCCTTCTTGGCGCGCTGCTCGGCATCAATGTCATGCCGGCGACTCAGCGTGCCCTCAAGGCCGTGAGAAAGCAAGTCACGCGCGTTCTGCTGCAAGACGGCATGGTCCTGCGGTGACAAATTGAGAGCGCCTGGACCCTTGGAATAATACCCCTCCGCTGCCCTATTCAGGACTTCGGCCATTCTCGGCGGGTAATTGGTTCCAACAGGCATCGGCTGACCATTAGCATCCTTAGGCATTTTGGCTTGATAGTCAAGCGCGCCGCCCGGCGCAAATACCGACCGAATCGACGGTTTTCCAAAATGTTCTTTATATGCCTGTGCTTGCGATGAACCCAAGGTAATGTCGTGGTCGATCAGAACCGGGTGACCAGATTTATGGAGCAAAACGTTGGCGCTGTGAGCGTCTCCGTTTCCCATCAGGAGATGACTAACGAGTCCGTGTAGCCTGTGCTCGGAGTCGACTTGGTTTAATTGTTCTGGGGACGCCTGGTTTACCGGCGTGGTATCCGGGATGAATTCTTGAACGTGAGCGAGGCCACCGGCATGGTGCTTCGCCATCGTCAGACGCTTTTCGTCCGTGTCCATCTCGTCCGGCGAAGCGCCCTTGAACTGATGAGCACCATGCATGTTCGCCTGCATTCCAGGCGCAACCATGTGATGAGCCCCCATTGCCGACATCAAATCGTAGGTGGCGTTGTGACGCTCGGCGTTTGCAGGCGCATCGTTCTTGAGAGACTGAAAAGTCTCATCATTCATTCGCTGCGCTTCGTCTGGACGGAAGCGATCTCGATGCCCGATTCCTTCATGCGGCTTGGCGATGTATCCACCGCCATTTGCTAGCTGCCCATGAAATACGACATTCAAGCTGCCCTTGCCGTGTTGGCGCAGGCTCTTGTTCATCGCCTGAGGATCGCTATACGAACCGACGAAGCCCTGGTGGCGTTCCGCTGCCGTCGGAAGATCTGGGCGTGCCCTTGCTGCCAAGCTGGGCTCTTGGCCAGGCAGTTCCGTCATACGAGGAACCTGCTGGAACTGAATCGGCTTTGGAGCAGCTGGAGAAACAGGTGCTGCAGGTGGTGGCGGAACTCCGATCTGAGGCGGCGGAGCGCTACCGCGCGCACCCTGGCCAACATCAGCAGCCGGAGCAACTGGAGCGTTTTGGACCGCCAGACCTGGGGCCTGAGAGGGCAAAACAGCTGTCTTGTCAGCAGCAATCTCGGACAACAGCTTCGCAGCCTTGCCTGGCGCAAGAATTGTTGCTGGATCGATCCACGACCTGGACATTAGTCGAAGACCTCCGTCGATACGGTCGGCATATTCGCCAACCGCATACGAAGCCACTCAAGCGGTGACACACCAGCCTGAGTAGCCAAGAGAGCGTTATCTTCCTGAGCAAACGGAAGCAAACCGCCCCACAGCCCAGAGACGATCACGGTTCCGTCGGCCTCTTGCCACGCATCTGCCGCCGGAGACAGCGATGGCTTACCGTCAGCGACGGTCATCATATAGATCCTGATGCGCCGTCTGTCAGATATCGCCTGCATCGTCTCTCTTCATTTCTTCATAGAAGTCGAACGGGTTGACCATCACCTTGCTTAGAACGTTGTTCGCGAAGTCGGCCAATCCTTCCATCAGCGAATCTGGATTCCCAGAGACAACAGAACCGTAATACCTCGCAGCGAAGTAAGGATCCCTGGCAATGTCCCTAGAGAACGTCTGCATCATCCAGATCCGAGTCAGAATCCCAGCAATCTGCAAAGGCGTCAACCCATACTCAAGCAAAGCCCTGGCTAGCTCAGATCCTCGGTCGTCTTTCATACGGTCAGCCACAGAAATACCAATGGCCTCAAAGTCTGCGATTTCCTGGTCTGTTCCCTGTGTAGCGAGCATTGTTGAGGCTTCGCTCCAGAGCAATGGCAGACCACCGGATGTCGGATCTAGTGGGTCTGCATAACCGGAATAATTTCCGCCAATGTAGGCAAGGCCGATTTTTCGAGGACACGGACAGCTCATTTCCCCGCCAAACACCATCACTGGGTGGCGTGGGTCATCAGAGAACGCCATGTCTCCGTAGGAGCGATCCAGAGATCCAACAAGGAAATCCAAGGCTGCCAGCCGCAAAAATGCGACACGACGCTCTGGCGGAAGGTACGACCAGATCTGATTCAGCGCATCAGGGTCGCTCTCCTTGAACAGGTTGCTGAACCATTCTTCTTCTTCAATAGGCCACGGCTCGCCTCTAATTAGCTGCACCGTGGCATGACCGCTGATTTCCTTACGAACCGTATCGGCATCCTTGCCGGTCTGCCTAGACACCCATTCTGTTGAGATACGTTCGATGAGCGAATCAGGAAGCATCGCTCGGACATCACCTTCGGTGTCCTGGCGGTAAACCGTCGGCGGCGTCAGATCGTCAAGTCCGCATGCTTTGGCCGTTTCATATGCTGCGGCAGCGCGCTTTGATAGCGTACCGTTCTCACCGAAATCGATCAGATCTCCCCAGATCTGTCTCAATAGCGGACAGCGAAGCGACTCCATCCACATGTAGGCATAGAAGGAACCGGCTGACACTGCATACGAACCACTGCCTATCGCTTCCAGCTTGACGACCATCATCCCGTTGTCACCAACGAGGCGCATCCTGCGAATAGAACCAAGGCGCAGAGCCCGCAAAATATCCGGCTCGTCACCGCCCCAGAAAATCCTATCCGTCGGCACAACGCTAATCACCGGCATCCCAGTGACCTGAGGATTGATGAAATTGGCCGCTTTGTTGTCCTTGTCGAACCGCTTCCGCAGAGCACGAGGAATTGGGTCTTGCTCCTCTTCCTCGTCCTTCTTCCAGGGCGGCTCAAAATAACTGACGGTCATCCTGGTGACCGGCGGTTGCTGCATCTCCTCAGGAGGGATGTCCTGCGCCGCCGGATCTTGTACTGCTTGAGGATCTTGCGATGCTGGCCTCGGAGTCGCCTTCGGATTCTTCTGCGGCGAAGTCTTGAGCGCCGAAGTCTTGAGCGCCGAGTATTCATCGCCGGGAGCTGCCTGCCTCACATGAAATGCCTGCTTGACGGGCTTACCGTTGCGCTGAACCTTCTTGATCACCCGAGTAAGCGCTTCGCCAAAGTCGTCGCTCATGGTTCAATGATCTCCACTCTGAGAAACGACGTTCGTGCAATGCGCGCGTACAGAACAGAAAGCGGAGACAGATCGGCCGCCACCGACGAAGTCCTGTACTTGTCCTGTGCTGCTGGCTGAAACAGCATGACTGCAGCAATGCCGGTTCCGTGCAGATTCCCGTCCGTGTCCTGCCAGGCCTCTCCTACGATCGATTTATCCCTTCCCGTAGAAGGATCGATGCTGACGATACGGATTCGGCGCGTGTCGCCTACAACGTCGTCTGGCAGAAGCTGTGGCTTGGACGGGTCCATTTAGAACTCCAGATTCCGAGCTGCATCAACAACGGCTTCTTCGATCAGCTCGTTGATGTCGACCTTCTTTGAACGAGTAGCGCGAACAATGCGCTTCATCGCTTCCCTGGTCTTGTCGGACATAGCGACGTAGATATGCTCCTTGCCGCCCCACGCGAACACAACGAAGCCGTACTTCGCCGAGTCGCCGCTCTCCTGCATCAGCTTCTGGATGATTTTCTCCAGATCGTCGACGGTCTTGGCCTCCTTCGCCTGCTCTTGAAACTGCGCAGACAAGTCCGGTGGAAGGCCCTTCGCCAGCTCGGCAGAGACGGCCTTGATCATCTTCTTGATGCCTTGGTCGCTCGTGTACCCAAGCATCTTGGTGACGGCTGGTCCGTACTTGGTCGCCATCTCGTTGTAGAGCGCGACCATCTTCTCTGGGTTCATCTTGCCGTGCAGCACGTTCATGCGAACGGTCTGCAGCTTCTGGAGATCCTCATCCTTCCAGCGGTCACCTTTGAGAAGGTCGACGGGAATCTTCGGCAAGCCGACTTCCTTGGCTGCTGCCACGCGATGGTGACCGCCAATGATTCGATAGAAACGGTTGCCCTTCTGGTTCTCGACCTCGACGACTGTTGGCGGGTCAATGAACCCAACCTCCCTGATCTGCTCCTTCAGGAGGTTGAACTCGTTTTCCCCCATCTCGTTGGGGTTCCATTCGGCACCTACGAGGTCCGCAGGATCCACTTCGATACGTTCGATATCTAGATCGCTCATCCTTCAAGAACCTCGACAATGGCCAGCAGCCGTTCGGCAGCGAGCTGAATTTCACCTCGGAACTGGAACTGGAAGATCTCGACGTTCAGCTCGTTACCAGGCATTTCATCCCCTGGAATACCAGCATCTAGCCTTTCTTTCCATCCAGCAAGGATTGCGAGCACTTGCTCGATCTCGCTGCGCACCGTATCGGGCCTGATCTTCATTGTCATGCCCGCATCCTATCTATCCAGCTGTAGATAAGCCAGACTAACTGGCCGCTGCGGTGATGGTTTCCTCTGGAACGACCTGAGGTTCATCACGAACGTAGGCGTGCCACGTCTCCTCAGTGAGGAGCATCATCTTGCCCTTCTTCAGGGCGTCGACGATCTGGCTCCTACCGTGCCGACGGAAATCCCAGCAGCGCTTGCACAGGCCGTCGCCAGAGTGCCTGGTGCGCTCCTCGTTGCCAGACACGCCACACAAACGGCAGCAGTCGAGATCGTAGTGGAGGGACCACTTCCTCGTTTCGTTCTTTAAGTACTCGATGATGTCTTGAACTTGATCAAACGTAATCATGTACTTGCGAACGCCATAGCGCTTCCAGGTCTGCCCGAGCGCATCACGAGCACGCTGGATCTGTCGCCAGTCGTATCCCGTTTCGCGCTCAATCTGCAGCCTGGTGTGCGTCCCTTGCGTTGGCGAAAAACCAAGCTCATAGCACCGACGCTCGATTGCGAGCCTGTTCCGGCGAGGGAGCAGCTCAAGCAGCTCGAAGATACTCAGGTGGCCGACGTTCTTGATGAGAACCAGATCTTCTTCCTGGGTCCACGGAAAGGCGATCCTGCCGGATCTACAAACGGTGCGCCGCCCCTTCTCGGCGCGAACGTTCATCTCTGTGGCCTTAGATCGAACCGCCTTCAGCGTTTTGCCAAGGTTGTCGGCGATCTCTGAGTCCCTCTGCGTGCCCCACAGCTTACGCAGAAGGTCTTCCTCGTCTGAGGTCCAACGGGACCTCTTCCTTTTCTCAGGAATGGCTTCCCCCATTCCCAGGGAAATACAATGAATCGATCAATCGCGCAAATATTTACGTAAGCATTCGGGCACAAAAAATCCGCCTTACGGCATGTAAGGCGGCTTCCGACCTAAGCTTCTCCGATTACGGCAGTTGTACTTGGTAGTTATCCAAGATCTCAGAGATCGCCGCAGGATTCCCGACGAGAACAGCCAGGACAGCCTTCCACGACCATTCGGCCATGAAGACCGTTGGAGCGAAGACTTCCTTCCAAAAGGCCGAGATCTCCTTCTCGCGGTCGGAGGCGAAGGCCAGCAGCTCTGCCTTCTCGGCAGTCGGCATCTCGTCACCCATCATCCTGATCGCTTCCAGCGCCATCAGGTTGCACATGGCGATGTACGGACCCTTGTCGCACTTCACACCGGGCGTCTTCACTGGGTCGCCAAGCTCGTAGGCCTCGATGCCGTTCATGAAGCGGCCCTCGATGGTGTTCTCGAAGTAGATCTTCTTCCAGAAGGCGATGGCCGACTCGACCTTCTGCATCGAGATGTGGATACGACGATGAATCGCCCCCTCTTTGCGGTTGGTCTTGAGGCGTTGGAGAATGACCTCGTAGAGGCGATTCATGTCCTCGTAGTTGATCCCGTTCTTGTCGGTAATCTTGCTACGACCAACCTGCCCAACGGGCATTCCGTTCAGATCAACGAGCGACATCTTTTCTCTCCATCAGGGTTTTGATCTGGTCTTTCGTCGAATGCTCTGGGCACACGATGAACTCGCGAGAGCATCCATGCCCAAGTTCTGCTCGGTGCGTAGTCCACGTTTCGCAGACCTGGCACTTCCGCTGCTCGGACTTGCTCTCCCAAAAACGAAGCTCGCAATCCAGCTCGTACTGCCTGTAGCAGTCATACGCCTCGGCGCTGGTTGCGTGACCGTCGGTGTGGAACTTGTCCTTGAACTCGCGCTTCGCATCCCAGTCAGCCTGGAGGCGATCTGAGAAGCCTTCGCCGAACATCTTGTTGAGGCGTTCTTTTTCGGCTTCGTCGGGATCTCCACGCCAGCCTGCGCAGTATCCCTCGGCATGGGCCCAGCCTTCCTCATCAGAGGAAACTGTCATATCCCAGCGTTTGTCACTCTGACGCTGCAGAGCCTGATAGATGCGAGCCATAGTCCCTCCTAAGAAGCTTTGATCAAAGACGTCGACGGCGCACTAGATCCAGGCGTTTTTCTGTCGAGACCATCCTGGATGTTCTCGAATTGGCCTACCCGGAAGTGGTCCGTCATCGTGTTGATCTTGAACTTAGTGAGAGACTGCTGAACTTCAAGCGCCTCATCCATCTTCATCTCGACGGCGTTGTTCATCGCCTCGACGACTTCCTTCACAACGTCCAACTTGCGGAGCGTCGCGATTCTGGCCGTGCTCTCGACGAGCTGGGCAAGCTGTGGGTAGCGCTTGTTCATGGCCTCGTGGTGCTGATCTCTGCAAGCACTTGCGCGCGTGCAAAAATCAAAACAGGCGGATTTTCCGTCCATCACCTTCTGGCCGAATTCGGCCACAGCCCTTCCCTGGCCGTAGCCAAAGAAGCCGAAGCAACCCCACTTCTCGACTGCTTCTCGGATCTGTCTCTTCTTCTTGCCGAAGCCCATTACTTCTCCGACTTGCTTTCCTCGATCATCCGCCAGAGAAGGTCACGGCCATGAATCGGCTTGCCAGTGTTCGGATCAATCGCGATCAGGAGGACACCGAGCCTGCGCTCCATCTTGTTCAGATAGGCGCTACGATCCTTCTCTTTGACGTTCGAGAAATTGTTGTTGGCGAGGAAGTCCTGGCAGATGAAGTCCAGGTTGTAGCCAACCTTGTCCGAGCTGGTGATTCCAGAGGCCCGCTTTAGCGCCGCCTGGTAGACCTCGTACTGCGAGTCCACCATGTTGCCGGTGATCGTGTGCCACTCGTCTGGCTTCGGAAGATCCTTGGTGTCGTACTTCTCGCTGTTTGACTCTTCGTCGGACTCATCCTCGTCGGGCACCGTCGCCGTCGACCTGGGAGGAGTCGAGTCTCTCTCCTCGGAATCTTCACTCTTGCCAGCGGCAACTGCCTTGGCCGACTTGATGGACTTCTTCAGATCTTCGAAGGTCAGCTCCTTGGCCTTCTCAAGCCACAAGGCGATACTGCTCTTGGTCGCCATGCCGGCGAGCAGGTAAACCTTCGAGCGGCCGATCGAGACCAGCTGGTCGATGACCGACTCGGGCATCTCCTGCTGGATCGTGAAGTAGTAGTAGGCGTACCGGAGGTTCTCGGCAGTCCGCTTACGAAGGCCAACTTCGTTTTCGCAGTACTCGCCGAAGTTCTTGTAGCCCCACTTCTCGAACAACGCCTTACGATCCTGCTTGGATCCAGCGCCGCTCATCAGGGCACGGTAACCGCCCGGCACGCCGTCATAGACCTCGAACAGGACGCGACCAAGATCCCAATACTTCCGGTCGATTTCCTGGACCAGAGATCGAGCCTCTTCGCGTAGTTGGTTCTCTGCCTTGAGAAGATCTTCTTCGGACGGCTTCGAAGCATCCGAACCAACGATCTTTTTCTCGCCATTGCCAACTACTCGAAGGGTCGTGCCCATTTAGATTCCCCCTGTTTCAGGTCTTCGGTCGGGGAACAGGCTTACCACAGCCAGCACACCTCGGTGGAGAGTTTTTCTCCTCCGAAAGCATGACTCGCTTGTCACCACAGGATCCACAACCTGGTGCTTCGTGCTTCTTTTCAGTCTTCGGGTCCGGCATCTGAATCTCCTTGGGCTCCATTGTCAACGTCGGAGACGAACTCCACTTTTTTGGCTCTAATCTCGGTAAGCTTACCGAACTTCCCCGGTCGATTCATCAACTCGCCGAAGATCACGCAGTACACGCCGACTCTGCTCTCCTGTTCACATTGTTCAGCGATCGATCCGTACGCATTGATTCTCACGTGGGTGGTCTTCTGCCCGCTATCTCCAGATGCAACTGTAAAGGAACAGGCTTCTCCGCCGTCCCCGGTCTTCCCAGCAAGCACACGAGATTCAACGTAGCCGCTGATCAGAACCTGGTTTTGCCCGGTCATTCTGCGTCTCTTTTGGGTCATCAAAACTGCCCTGCTCTGTGGGGCTAACCTTATCCCAGCAGTACTTGGCAGCGACATAGGCGTCCATTTCGTCCTGGGTAGAAAAGTGCAGCCCCAGCTCGGCTAGGCGCATTTCAATGACATCCTTGATGGTCGCTCGCTTCTTTCCCCGTTTGCCATCAATTTGACCGTAGGACGCCTGCTTCTTGACCTTTCCCTTCCGGTCGACGACCGGAACCATCTTTCTCTCGATTTTCCCGACGACAACCTTCCGCATCTCGGAGGCCTCCTTGACCATCGGGATCTTCTTCGTAGCCAGATAGATCTGCAGCTTGACGACGCCGTGGACCTCGCCAATGGCCGCCGCCTGCCACATTTGATTCTTGGCCGGCGCTTCGATGATCACGTGGTCTGGGCGCTCGCCGTCCATCAGCTGGACAATGTGCTCAGCGATGGCCTCAAGACGCTTGATCCTGTCTTCGACCGTCTTGACCTCTGGTTGCGGGAATCTCTCTGTCCGCATGGCTGGCTTCGAACCAAGCTCACCTTCGAGGACACAGATTCCAGTTCCCTTGAGACTTAGATCAAGAGCCAGGACTTTCATTCCTAAGCCTTCTTTGAGCCCTCACGCGAGCGATTCCAGAAACCGCAACAATAGACGACAGGATCCTGTCCGCTTCTCCGTGCCGAACAAAGCCATCGTCCTCAATCTTGCGGCCAAGCACTTCTTGGACCTCAGCAACGAATGAGGCAATTTTCTCCTTGTTCGACTTCCCCCATGGGCTCGTATAGAGAAAACAACGCGCACAAGTCAGATAGGTGTTAGGTGGCTTCCCAACGCTCCAACGGGCGCTTTCCATCGAACAGGCGATGCAGATCTTGGCGGACGAACCAGCGTCCATCGGCCTAATCCACTCAGAGTCTATGATGATCGGCTTCTTCATTTGAAGTCTCCAGAGAAGCATTGCTTCGAAACATCACAGGCTTTGGCCCTAGGACATCCAGGATCGCCACAGGCCTCACGCCTCGGCACAGGGCCGCCAGCCAGCCCGGTCCTGATTTCCTTGACTGCGTTCGTCACCATGGTGATGGTTTCTGGATCATACACCACATCGTGCTCAGCGATGCCGTCCAACCCGGTGTTGCCCTTGTTGATGTAGATGATCTTCGTGCGCTTGAACCCAGTGATCCACATGTAACACTGGGATTGAATTACGTGCATGAAGTCTGGCGCCTTCTCGAACTTCACATAGGTGCCGTCTGCAGCGCCCTTGAATTCCAAGATCACCACATCGTTTGGTGTAAACGACTTGGGATCTCCATCGACAAAATAGCCGTCTGGCGAGCCGCCAATCATGTGCTCGTAGTTTCCAACCCACTCCTCAACGAACACAAACGACTCCGACCTCTCGTGTTCGATGGGTCTGTTGTTGACTCTCGTCTGCTCGCCGGCAATGCCACCACAGCGGATACATCGATCTGGGCGCGGAACCAGGCCCTCGCCACGAATAGACCCGTAAACCTCGCCGCACCAGACGCAGCGCCATGAGCCAACAATCTTGCCTGTCGCTGGCATGACTTTGTTCTGCATCATGTAGTGGACGTCGTGACCGAACTCGAACGTGAACCCGAGATCTGGGCTGATGCCAACCTTTTTGGGTACGTTGAATCGAGCACGAAGTACCTGCTCGCGTGGGCATAGGGCACCAAGACTGGATATACGAATCCAATCGTCCGGCCTCATCGGCGCCATTTCGCCGACAGCCTGCCGCATAGCGGCCTCGATCAGCTCTTTGGCGCTGGAAGTCTTTTTTTGCTTCCGAACAAGCCGAGAAAGCGCCATAGAAGTCCCTTCTTTTTGTAGCCCTCAGGTAGGCCAAATCGTTCGCAGAGAACCGTCGCCGTCTTTTTCCCGAGCACATCAATCTCAGGAAACGTGATTTCGTGGCCACACTCCGGGCAGGCAAACAACTTCCTATCCGACCACTCCACAAGTTCATCGCCACACGACGCACACTGAAGCCAAATCCTCGGCTCCGAAGACAGATCGCTAAGTAGCTCCACCCTCAACTCAACCGAGCCATCCGGTCGAACAAGGAACTTGTTTCTCTTGATGGCCAGATAGGACATTACATGCTCACAGTGGCGATAACGATCTTGGAATTCTCAACCGTGTCGTTGCTGTACACCGTAACTAGACCGTGACCGCAGTTGGCCCAAACATTGTAGCCAACGACCGTCGACAGCTTGACCACGAACCGCTTCAGCTCCGACTCTCCGCCGATGGCCTCCACGCGAAACTGGAACCTACTACCGCCCTGCAGCGAAGCAGCCGCCTGAGCGAGTAGCGCATCCGCTAGTGATGCACGCATTTTCTTCGCTCGTTTCTCGCGTAGCCATCCAAACATGTCATCCCAGCAGTTCGTTCTGCTTGGTCTTGTCTACCGGCGAGACGTAGATAACCTGCTCGGATTCGTTCGTAGTGATGTTGATCTCAAGCGCCACCTGACGAAACTGCAGAGGCACTGCTTCGCCCTCGCCTTCATCGCTGGGCTTGTATAGAACAACCCGCATGCCAGGAATACCGGACCACAGAGGAAGTTCTCCCCTCCAAAGGGTTTTTTCCTGAGATCCGTGTGCGCCGCCTGCAAGCTGAATTCTCGTCTTCATGATTTGCCCTTGGTAAGCCCGCGAGCCTTCAGCTCAGCAAGCGCTTCTTGCTTTGTCAACGACGACTTGCGCTCCCTGCCACGATATTTGCCACGGTAGGCCATAAAGAACCGCATCGTATCCATGTATCGAAAGAACACGATCGCCAACGTGGTCTGCTCGTCGCGGTCCTTCCAGTCGTCAACGATCTTGGCCAAGCGATCGAACATCTTCTCGGCGGTGTCTTCCTTGACCTTCGTCTTGATAGAGACGAGGCCCTCTGCAATCAGTTCGTCGGCCCTCTTGCATAGGTCTTGGTCAGCGATGATCTCCCTGTATCTGGTCGATTCAGAGAATACACCGCGACGCTTGCCAAGTTTCGCCCACTGTTCGATGGCAGCATCGATGGCCGCACGCTCACTATCCGTGATCGGCAGAGATGGTGTCGGCTGAATCTCTTGGACTTCTTCAGTCTGATTTTCTTCCACGATAGACCTCAATCAGCTCGTTGAAGAACCCAGCAGGAACTAGGATCCAGTCCCGGTTCACGAACTTGGGCGGGGATTCAATCTCGATGGCGACAGACGGAACCTTGTTATAGAAGGCCGCCTCCTGGGTGATCTTCTGGAGATACTCGATGGTGATCGAGATGCTCTTCTTGTCCGTGCGCTTGCACTCGTTCAACAGCTCTACAGAGCGCACATCACCTTTGGATCCAGGAAGAGCGCCAGACGCCTTCTGACGGCGGCCACCAACAGCACCCGCCACACGGCCCTCCTGGGCCATGGACTTCTTCTTCCGCGTCTTCTTTTCGTGCGGAGTGAAGTACGACGGCAGCTTGGAATCGCTCAAAGCTGAGCCTCGTGCTCGATGCTGACCGTCCTGACGTGTTCGAGAAGCTTCAGCTTGAAGTCTTCGTACTCGTCTCGGTTCTGCATCCAGTACCGTTCCAGCAAGGACTTGCCATCGAATTCTTTGCCGTTCCAGACGGTGTTGCCACGACCACGGCCAATCTCAATCAGACCGCATTGCTGGCCAATCTTGATGGCATAGTTCTCGTCGTAGACGTCGCCCAGCTTCTTGACCTCGCTATCACGAAGAATGAGGTCGTACTCCCCTTCCATCTTCGCGACGCCGCACTTGTTCTTCTCGTTACGGATCCTCATCTCCACACGAGAAATGATTCCGGTCTCTTTGTCCTCGTGGGTCTTGCCCTGTGACATGCGCGTCTCCGTAGACGTCGCAAACCCCTGAGCGAATCCACCAGGCACCGTTTCCGGGTTGCCGAACATGACGCCAACCTTGTGGCGGATCTGATTGGTGAACCAGACCGTTGGACGCCGACCGTCTCGCTTGCCCACTGTGTTAGTTCCAGAGACGAGCTTGCGAAACATGTTGCCGAGAAGTCGTGCCTGGGTTCCAACCGTTGGATCAGCCGCCGACCTCTCGATTTCCGCTACCGGCGTCATGAACGCAACGGAATCGATCACGATGATGTCGACCGCGCCTGAGCGCAGAAGCGAGTCTGCAATGTCGCAGGCCTGCTCTCCTGTATCAGGATCGCTGAAAACGATACGCGACGTGTCCAGGAACCTACTTGACCATCCGGCATCCCAGACGCCCTCAACATCCAGCCAGGCAGCGTTGACCTTGCGATACTCGCCGCATTTGCACTTCGGCTTCAGACCGGAGATGTCAACGCGCCAAATAGGAAACGCAGGCGTCCAGCAGGTTGAGCACATCCGCTGGGCGCGGCCTAGGGCACGAAGAAAGCAGGTCGTTTTCGACGACGACTTTGGTCCGTAGAACATCGAGATCCTGCCAACAGGTAGGCCGCCACCAAGACTCACGTCGAGCGGCAGAATCCCGGTGGTGATCCTGGAAATGTTCTCATGACCATGATCGATGGCGAACTGGATAGCTCCCTTGCCGTAGTTCTTCTCTGCCTGCTTGAAGTAGGCAGAGAGCTGCTCATCGCGATCGTCAACGCCAGGCTTGGCAGGCTTCTTTTCTTCCTGCACTTGCTCCTGTTCGACCTCCTCGACCTCTTCCTCGCTCTTCTTTTTCCTGGCCATCTGTATCTCCTAGAGCGGCGCCTGGCTGCGGTTGACGATCTGGTCTCTCTCGTGAGAGAGACGTTCCTCTGCCCATCCCTGAGCAAATTCGTACGCCTTGTCGATCTCTTCCGAGTAGCACGGAACAGTGACAGAAACGCCGATCTTTGCAGATTCGAAGTTGCCCAGGTTAACCGTCAACGCATAGTCGACTGTCACCTTTGCCGGTTCCGTTTCGAACTTGTGAATGGCGATGATGTCCTCAGACTCACTGCTCGTCTTCGGTCCTTTGTTTGAACCAATCGTGCGAGTCACATAGACCGTAGAATTTTGCGCCTTCACTAGTCATCCTCCAGAGGAACGCCAAGAGCAATCCAGCCGTCCCTGATCTCCGTGTAGAAATTCGTATCCGTAGAAGCAACGGTCGCACCACGCCTGCTCAACACATTACGCACGACGCCGATCATATCGGCCGAGTACAGACGCTCCTGTTTGTTCCTGCCCTCAAGAAGGAACGGCGTACGTGGCAACAGCCCAACACGTTCCCACTGATGAATCGTTGGAACGCTGCGTCCGATCGCCCTGGCAAACGCTCCGACATGGACCATGGAGACCTGCTGCGGCTTCCCCTTCACCGGGATCTCCATCATCACTGGCTTACGATGCTTCGGCGTTCTTACCTTGGCCTTGGGTTGGGCCGGTTTCTCCTTGGCCTTCTTCGCGCGGTAGTCCTTGTTCTGCTCAAGAACCTTCTCGCGGTAATCCTTGTCCTTGCGGTAGCGCTCCTTGCGTTTCTTTGAGAGCGCTTCCTTGTTCTTCTCGTACCAGCCACGATACGTCCAAACAGTCTTACCGTCAGATGGAGCCTCCGACTTTCCGTTCTGCCCGCTTACGTTCTCATTTTCGATCATCATTGACTCCATCTGAACATTCGGAAACTACCTAGTAGATCCTCCACTGTCAATCATGGCTATCCGCTATCTTGGCCAAATGACACGCGATATATGTCGTCCCTCAACTTGCCGTAATCTCGACAAACCGGGATCTCATCGCATCGCATGTCCACGATAATCGGCTGCTTTTTACTTGGATCCTTGATCTGGCAAAGCTTCGCAAACGGCAACGGGTTCTGTATCGGCGTAGCCAGGACGATCGTATCCAGCAGGATGATCTCTGGCATGGATTTGGCGAACGAATACGTTGTCAAGATCACGTCGCCGTCAGCAGCGTCAGCAACTTCCTCGGGTGACATGCCATCGATCGCAAAGTCGACCTTCTTGGCTGTCCCTGACCACTCTGACTCGATCTGTAGCTTGAGCGTCTTGAGATGAGGGACACGCTCGCTGAAGACCAGAATCTTGCGATCCTTCTTCATGGCCTCAATAACCTGCTCAACGACCTGTGTGTTGTACGTCGTGGCGGTACACATGTGGCTCAGCAGCGTCTCCTTGGAAACGAACTGCGGATTCACCTTGGCCCACGAGCTAATTTTCCACGTCGACCAAACACGCCTGACCTTGACCGGCGCGTAGTCCGGGTCAGAGCAGAACACAGGATCTCCAAGGTGATACTTGTAGATCCTGTTCATGCCCGCATCGAACTTGGCCCCGGAATCCGCGATTCCTAGACGCTTTGACGCTGAGAAGAACGATATCGCTCTCGACCATGCAACCGGGTCGATTGCCTGTATCTGATGCGTAACGATGAACCCGAACTCGTCAGGCTTGATCTCACCACGAGTAATGAAGTCCTGGATGTCATCGATGGTGCTGATCGTGATGTGGGCGTCAACGTTATCCCGTTGGCCTCGGCGTATGACGCAAACGCTTGCGTCGGGCAAGTACCTGCCAACAACCGTTTTCCACATCGCTAGTGGTGCGCCTGGCGGTGTCACCACTAGCGTTCGCATCTTGAACGACTTGATGATCGATAAGCAGACTTTGGCGGCTGCTTGCTCGGAAGAAAAAATGGCGATGCCATCACCGGCTCGTTGGTCACACAACGAATTCAGGATCAGCCCTATCCCAGTCTTCTGGTCCTTCGAAAAGAAGTCCGCTGGCTTGCCCCCGGTGAAAGCATCAACAAGGGCAAGGTCGTCGACGTCGCCATCCTGAGCATGCGCCCAAAGGGCTCCATCTGGGGCCTTAACGCGACCAGGCCACGGAAGCCCATGACTGCAGTCGAAGACTACATCATGTTCTTTGGTGACCGACTTCCTGAAGAACGAACGTGGGATTCCAAGCCGCCCATCCCTCTCGACGTACGCCCTGTTTACGACCGCTGAACGACGAACTACATCGACAAGCGTCAGCTTGCGCTTGATGACCTGGGCGTTGGTTTCGCTCAGTTCTTCAAGTTTAAGCCATGACCATCCATCGACGTGGATCTGCATTTGATTCCATTCCAGAACGCAAATAGCGAGAAGCCGCAAAGAGCGGCCACTCGCTACCATTCCGTCAGACGATCAAAACGGAACTTCGTCGTCGGACTTGCTGGTCTCCGACGCGCCGCCCTGCTTCTTGAAGGGCTGAGCATCCGCAACGAGTGCCCGCAGTGTTCCGAACTCCAACGGGGCACAGAGCACCGGGAAGTTGAACTGCGGGATCTTCATCGGGATCGGACCGCTGTCAGGGATCTGGAAGTGGTGCGCGAGATACTTGCGTGTCTTCTCGGCTTCCGAACCAGAACCGTTGGCCTTCTCGATCATCTCCTTCAGGCTCTTGCCCTTGTACTGGACAACGCTGAGGAGGCCCTCCATGGACTTCAGCTCGCGCACATGATCGAGATCGTCGCCCGTGTTGGGAGCGTTCTCGTCGGCGCGTGTGATGTTCCACAGCTGCCCAAGAAGAGAACCCCTGTTCTCCTTCTTGAACTTGAACTTGTTGATCACCTTGGTCTTGGCCGGCAGAAGGATGAGTCTGTTCTTGTTCTCACCCTTCTGTGTCGTGTAGCCGGTGATGTCGACGATCGTGTAGTGGCCCGTGTAGTCCGGGCGGCTTACACCCGGTTGGCCGCAACCACCGCATCCGTTGTCGTTGATCTTCGCGGTGCAAGTGGCTTGATGCCAGTTACCCTCGCTATCACGCCACGAATGCTCGTTGATGCAGAACGGATCGTCTCCAACAAAGACGATCTCCTTGGAGGTGCCTGGCTTCAGCCAGAAGCGATCGGGTGGGTAACCCATCGCCCTGCGCTCCTGCTCCTTCTCCGCACCCTCGTATCCAGTCTCGTACCATGATTTCGCCATCTTAGATCTCCTGAAGTGGTCCTTGTCGGAACCTTGAGTCGTCCGGTTCGGGCGACGGTCCAGCAGTACCAAGAGGGTCTGACATAGTCAAGAAAGGAACCGGCTCTTCAGATCTTCGACCTCGTTGTCTGTCATCTGATTTGGATCTCTGCCGTCGGGGATCAGGAACGTAACCGTTTGGATCCTTCGCAGTAGTCTTGCTTCGATTCTAGCAGCAGCGTCGATGCCGGCCTGATCTCCATCCATCAGAATAACTACAAAGTCGAACCACTTTAGGATCTTGTCGACCTGCGTATCGTTGATGTACGAGCCGTTGATTCCGGCAACGTTGGGAACGCCGCATTGGTCCATGTAGATGGCGTCGAACGCACCCTCGACGAGAAACACAGTTCCCTTGCCGTCTCCGTCGGTTTTGAGCCAATCTTCGCCAAACAGATACAGCTCGCGATCGAACCCATGCGAGTGCATCCATTTGGGCGCCTTGCTTTCCCACTCCGACAACGGAACGCACTCAGGCCAATACGGCACATGACGCCCCGATAGATTTACCAGTCGGCCGATCCGGTCGTATTGAGGAACTGAAATTCGACGCAGTCTCGGATGCCAACCGATTTTCCACTTCTCAATCGTCTGTGGCGTCAACCTTCGCTCTGGTCCTGTCAGATAATTCCACGCCTCCTGGTCAATCCAGGTGCGCATCTTCTCCATCAGCTCGACGGCTGATTCTGGAAGTGGCGGCTTCATGTCGGCGCGCAGTAAAGGATCTGAGTAATCCTTGCCGCCTTCTACGGTCGCAGGCATACGATCGCTCCTAGGCGTCGCATACCAGCCAGCTGCAGCGTCCACCCTCGCCAGCTGTTTTTTTGGATCTACTAAATTGTTCGCAAGAACAAACGCCCTTAGATCTGAACGGTCTCGTCCAGACTCCTTATAGAGGAGATACATCAACCCTCGTAACGTGCCCTTCGCTTTGCATCTGTGACAAAAAAACGTGCTCTCATCATCTAGAGACACGTCGATATAAAAGGACGAGCCGCGTTTGTTTGAGCACGCTACGAACGGGCACCTACTCTCTACTTCGTTGCCCTTGTTTTTGATTTTAGAACAGCCAAGCTCTCGCAGCACATATTCTATGTGCTCAGCTCTCATTTAGGCGGAGGGTAGACAAGACCTCGTCTATCGTCAACCTTTGGCTTCTCGCCTGGCTTCGATGGCATTTTCTCACGAGCAGCGGCTTCTTCGCTGTTCTTTGGCGGGCTCGGCTTTTCGCCGGATGGACCATCCAATTCCCAGACGCGATTTTCGATCAGCTTCCACAGCTGAGCGAACGCCTTGTCCTTCTCCGCCCCCGATCGCCCCTCGGCCACATGCTTGCGATTCTGCAACCAGCCCTTGGCTGTCAGCTTGATTTCCTCAAGCACTGCCATCTTCTGGCCAGCGTAGACGTACCCCTGCTTCGCAAGGGTGTCCCTGGAGATGCGTAGCGCCTTGATAAAACCGTCGGCACCGCCGCCAGTCGACTTGTTGTAGATCGCCAACGTCGAATGACGCACGAGTGCAGGTACGTCCTGCCACTTCATGCGTCCATGATACCACGATCAGCGCTTGCGCTTCGGCTTCTCGAAGTACTTGTCTCGATCGTATACGATGCCAACCATATCGAGCGCATCGAAGAACTGCGCAGACCAGTGCCTGACCTGCTTGGTCTTCAGGTTGATCGTCATCCCTGAACCGGCACCGAGCTTGCCCTTGCTGGCGAGGGTCAGGATTGCGCAGTTCGCCAGCGCAACCGTTGCCTTGCGCAGCTCCTGATACTCCTCTTCGGTTCGTACCTTCTTCTTCGCTGGCTTCTTCTTCGGCATCAGGCGGTCTTCCTGCCTGGCTTCAGATTGAACCAAACGCCGCCCTCTTTGACCGCGTTGTCACGGGCAACCAGAATTTCCTCACGCGGAAGCGTGCTGTGCTTCTTGCACACCATTCCGTGACGAGGCGCTGCCGTGTCCTTGCAGTCCGGGATCGGGCAGGGACGAAGAACCGAATAGCCCTTCGTCGTCTTCCTGCGCTTCACTGTCATAGGAGGCAGCGCAATTTCCGAACCCAAAGCATCTCGCAGCCTGCTCTGAATGTTCTCGGCGGCCTCCTTCTCACAAACCTCGACCAGTTCTGCAACGAACCGATCGATCACTTCCTGAACTCGCTTGGTCGCCATGGCTTACCTCTTAGCTGTCGATGGTGCTTATCTTAGCACCTTTTCTATATCGGACATTAAGAGGTAAAGGCTAAATTGTCAACGGCTACAACCCGTCCAAAAACGAGGTATCGCAGTCCAGCGTGAGTCCTAGCCTTTTGAGTAGTTTGCCTACATAACCAGAAACTTCTGACCCACACTGTCTGTCCCCTGTAAGATGCATTAGCATCCCTGTTGTAGGCGTATTTTTGGCCGAAACAACATCGTAAAGCAGCCTGTCTCCATCGGTCCACAGATGGACGGCGAAGGCGGTTTTGCTCGTCACAAACTTGCTGCAGCGCGGACAACGCCGGGGTTCGACTTCAGAATGGGACATCGTCGAATCCGTCGTCCTCGACGGCGTAGGCAGCATCGCCTCCTCCGCCGCTTGGCGTTCCTCCTCCAGACGTTGGGCTAGTTGGCGTCGTATTACTGCCGCCAATCTCCGAGAAATCCATCGCTTGATGGTTCCAGTGGATCTTGAATTCATCTGGCAAGCCCTCACGAACCTTAAGGCCTTTCATGCCCATCTCCCAGTTCTTCCGCATTTCCTCGGTCTGCTGAAGACCGTAGGCGGCATCAGCGTTCCAGCCGGCGACGTCGGTGATGCCGATGTTGTCGGCGGCGATCGTCTTGGCATCGCCAGTCTTGGCAGAACGGTTGAACTGGAGGTTGGTGATGGTCGCGTGTAGGTGGCGCTTTCCGAGCTTCTTGAAATCGTCAAACGTGTTCGAGACACGCTCGTGGCGATCTTTTCCTGAATTCTTGATCAGGTACGGACCGTCGAGAGCCATGAGGTCAGGCTTCAGGTCGCCAAGAACCGCCGAGATGTTGTCGATCGAGTAATCGAAATCGCCGGCAACGATGTCGATGCCCTGCTCTCCCATGATCTCCTCGACGCCCTTGTAGAACTTGTCCTCGACGAACTCGCCAAGCTTGCCTCGTCTGATCTCGTCATACGGCATCTTCAGGTGCAACGCAAAGAAGCGCCGGGCCATCTGTTTCTTGTTCATCTCCGTAGAGACGACCAGAACTCGCTTACCGTGCTTCCATGCCGTATGCGCACAAATCACCAACGACCAGGTCTTTCCGACGCCGAGACGTCCAACGAAAAGAATCAGGTCTTCTGGCTGCCATCCCAGGGTCTGCTGGTCCATTGATGGCCACGGCGTAGGAATTCCACGCTTGCCTGCCTTCGCGTCCTTGTAGTCCTGGATTAGATCCTTTCCGAGCGACAACAGGGACTCGACCTTGCGTACCGTGAGGGCCTCTTCCTGAATCTTGCGATGAATCTCGGCCCAAACCTCAGCAGCTCCGGTAGGATCTTTGGCCTCCAGCTTCTCGCTAACCGTCTTGGTTCCGTGGCGCTGTAACTGCCATAGGCGGCGTTTCAGGATCTCTTCGAGGAAGAACCCATAGGGCTCGTTCATCGTGCCGCTAAGGTCGATTCCAAGGTTTCCTTCGATGGCTTCGATAGAAGGCACATCGTTGTACTTGTTATAGAATTCCTTAACGAATCCCCACGCCTTTTTCCCGTCGCCGAAGAGGTAGGTCCCCTTTTCGCCGCCAATTTCTACTTCGCGATCGATGTACCTGTCGATGGCCGCCAGAACAGCAGGCCTTCCGCCACGAACAACAGCTCGAACGAATTCCTTATCGATGTCCATCGATCACCTCGCGGGCTTCTGAAATATAGGCAATGACGTCGCATTCACGACTAGCGTAGGTCGCACAAACGCATTCCATATGGAACACAGAGAAGACGACCTCGCTGCCGTCTGTCTGCTTAGAGCCACCGCCGATGCCGTCGCTTATACATGTCTCAGCGACAACCCGGATAGTGTGTTCTCCACGAGAAATTGACTGCCCGCAGATCTGACAAGTGAAGGATAGATCTGGACCCATTTATTTAGCGTCCACCTAGAACTCGGACACTAAGTTTCTTGCGGTCATCGTCTCGCATGTTTTTCCCGCCCATGTTCAACGGGACCATGCACTGGCTGATCTGCTCGAACAGATCGGTGAATTCTTCCTTCTTCAGCGTGGCCCCGCTTCTCGTAGTCATCATCGTGGTCAGCTTCCGCGACGACCGATAAACAAGCAGCTCCTCCAACTGCAGCGGGCCGAACACCTTGTCCGTGAAGAATGGCTCGTTGAACCCATCGAGCACCAACAGGTCTGCGATCTCGACCTTCTTGGCTATCGTAATTCCGTCGGTACCATCCCCGAAAAGCTCATCCCTCCTCGAAAAGCGAAGCTCGCGCATCTCGGCATGGGTTGCGAAATACACGCTGTACCTAGCCACGATGGCTTCCTTCACGATGCACACGGCGGCCGACGTCTTCCCGACCCCTGGTGGACCTAGGAAGATCAGGCCGCTTCCGGTCTTGATCATCGACTCGATGTTCTTCCGGTAGCGGAGGATCACGTCCCTCGTCTCATCATGCTGAATATGATCGGTGCGCGACCCCCAGAACGCCTTGCCGACGTTGACTCGACGGAAGTCCGCCTCCGTTAGCTTTCGTCGGTGTGGGCGGTCATCTGCGCAAGCGTTTTCGTCGTTCACCACTCACCGGCCTTTTTCTCGGTGGTTGCGTGCTCTGCCACCTGGCGATTCGTTTGGCGTTCCTGTGACAGCGGGAAAATCCGCGCACGGAATGCGTACAGCAGCCAGATGGTAGGAACGGTGTCCTCAATTTTCAACTTCTTCCGAAGCTCGTCCCAGTTCTCGCAGGTGTACGTCCAAGCACGGCGGATGATCCGCTCGTTGCCGTCGTACTGTTCGAACATTCGCTTCAGGACCGAGAAGCCCTTCTCGTCCAAGCGAGCCATGCGAAGGTTTTCCTCCGGGAAGAACAGATCGTATTCGTTGCGGGCCCAGTCCTCGAACCTTGCGCCAATCGTCTGGCGCTCCTGCTTGGTCATGCGCTTGAGCTTCTCGCGCTCCTCACGGGTTCCGTCACGATCTTCCCGCTCGGCCCTCTCTCGCCGCTTGTCCAACTGGACCCTGGATCTTGCGGTGGCGTTGTTCATGGCGGCATCGGCTGCTGCCTTTGCGCGCTCCATGTCGTCGTCACGGGAATCGCGAGGTGTCTCTGCTTTCTCAGATCTCAGACTTCCTGAGTCTCTGTCTCCCTCTGTGTCTTCGATCTTCGAAGATCTTGTAGGATCAGACACCATAGGTGGCTGACACCGAGCAGCGCGAGGTGAATCTATTTCGATTTGATTTACGTTATCTTGATTTACTTTAGGGGCCAGATTTGTCCCCTCTGAGGTGCCATTTTTGTCCCCTCCATGGTGACAAATTTGTCCCCTCTGGACCTGATTTTCCCCAGTAGTTTCGGATGGGGACATTTTTGGCACCAATGGATGTTCGGCTGCATTGTTAAGGCTGCGCAGCCGGTTGAGCATGTCGTCGGTGCGCTCGGACCCTAGGAGCTGCTTGCGGTTCATCGTCAGGATGTCGGCGTCGAAGCGCTCACTCATCGAGGCGATGGTCTTCTTTGTGGAAGCGCCATATCCGCGCGCTTCGCAGGTGACGTACCCGTTCTCTTTTAGACCGGCCATCGTGCGCTTGATTGTGCGTGCGCTCGTTCCAAGATCTTTGGCCAGCGTTTCGTACGAGACGACGTTGTTTCGGCCGCCGCCTGCCCTTAGTCTCAACAGAGTGAGTAAACGAAATTCGGCGTCACTTAGACGTGTGTCCAAGATTTCAACGCCAAGGACATAGGTTCGAATTACATCGAACTGCCAGTCTGCGTTTACGACTTCGGAAGAGACCTGCAGATCTTCATCGATCGACATCGAGCACCCCAAGATCCTTGTAGGGGGCGCACGCTATAGACCGTGTCCGTCAATGTCAATAAAACGAAGAGAAGCCAGCACATGGCTGGCTCACTCCTAGTGTTCTCTAGTGGGTCGGTACACTAGGGGACGAAGTCAGATCCAAGATCTCGGATGAGGGACCTCACCAGGAGAGGATGCGGGTTGACGCACGATCTGCCGGACTGAACATACGAGAGGGCGTCGCTCCATCCCATGCGTTCATAGATCATCAAGTACGCAAGCACCGCCGTGCTGCTCCTGCTCACGCCGGCAGCACAGTGGGTCAGCGTCGCCCTGCCTTGTTCTTTGGCCGTGTGAATCACCTCGGCCGCCTTACGAAAGACGCCGACGTTCGTGAGACGACCATCCTCGATGCCGATCTTCACGAGCTGCGTCTTCGGTGCCTTCAGCGCGTAGTCGCACTCGATGGCCATGTTGAGCACGACGTCGATTTCGTTGTTCATGAGCCGGTCATCGACGACCGACGAGTAGCTTCCAATCCAGACTCCAGGATGAACCTCGTCGGCTTGTTCCATCTCAGCCATCGGACGGTTCAGGTTCTCTTCCAGCTTCGCTGACCAGGCCACCTCGTGTTGACGGATGACCTGCTTCATTAGCACTGGTAACGACCTAAAGGTCTGCTGCTTCCATTCGGTGAAGCTGTCCGTGTAGTCACGAAAGCGAGAAGGAAACATTAGGAGAGCACCCATCGATACGCTGCCTTTCGAACTACATCAGGTTTTGCAGAATGCCGTCGGTCACCTTCTCAAAACCATCACATCGGCACAACCCACACAGGCTGCTCGCACTTATCGCAGGTAACGATGTTGTAGCGAACCCCTCCACGATACTCCGACTCAACTACCTTGATTTGTTTGATCGTTCCGGTCTTGCACTGAGGACATGGCGCGGCATCGCTCGGCTCAAACGTGTCAATAACGAGGAGCTTTTTCTTTGTGAACGGATGCCTTACATATTCCTGCTTTATCTGCTTCCGAACAGTCATCGAACCACCTGGCATGTGCATTGTCAACATGTCCCTCGAAGGTCACTTCTCGTTGGCGAGCCTGGTGAGAACGTCGATAACGTTCTTGACCCATTCGCGATGAGCCACTCGGTCACGTTGCGCACAGGCGATTACTTCGTTGATCGTTTTCTCGATCGTCTTCTTATCGATGGAAAGCGACTTGGTTCTGATTTCCGCCAGGGCGAAGTACTGCTCCGCCGTAGGTTTCCAGAAACGCTCCCCACTCGCAGCAACCACGAGCATATCCTCCACGGCTGGCTTTGCACGTGAAGACATCTGCCCGCATGCATCTCTAAGTAGAGATATACGTTCCGGCGTAACCTGCCAAAGGCCGCTCCTGTCGTTCATCATCCCGACGACGATGGACAGGGCCCTGTTGGCGGCTTCTTGCGACACGGAGCCGGAAGGTAACACCTGCTCCGACCCGCGTTCAAGCTACGACGATGCAGGCGGCTTCTTGGTGGCGAGATAGTTCTGGTAGTCGACTATCTTCTTGAGCGTCCAGACGCGCACGTAGCCCATCCCTGGATGTCCCATGCCCTTGCTGACGGCCGGGCTCATGTCGATGACGCCGCGCCAACGACCTTTGCAGCCGCCATCGGGGCACAGCTCGTCGGGTGGAGGGTCTCCCTGGTGGACCATCACGTACCAAGCTGGAGAGCCACCGTCCATGACCATCTTGCCGTCAGCCGCGAAAACGTTTGCGCCGTACGGTCCTCGATCGGTGACCTCGCACCAGTTGCGTTGACCCTTGTACTCCACGATGAGCAGCGTGCCGCACGGGTACCAACGGTGCGCGCATGCATGCATCTTGGAGTCTACCTTGGCGTGCGGCGAACAAGCCATGGCTCCGCCTGTCCACTGATCGCCAGGATCGCCGAATCTGGACCCGACACCATTCTCATCAGGTGACGGCGGAAGCTGAACAGCCGATCCAGATGAGACAATACTCGCGTACTCCACGGTCTCTGCTGGAACGATTTTTGGAGCATCTGCATCAGCCCATCCTCCCCAAAAAACAAAAAACACCACTGCCCAGTTAAAGCCTGGGAACAACCATCTCAACATCAGTGCCTCCGGGTTATGGACGCCGAAGCGTCTTTCTCTCCCCAAGTGCCCATTCGAGGGCAATCATGACGCCCAGATCAAAGTCGTCGGACGGCTTGCGGCCTGTATCGGATAGCCTATTTACCTCGTAACGAATTTCCGATGTCGATGGCCGAATGACCCTGCCGGATGTTTCTCTGACGACCTTTCTCACTTGAGCGTCTACCGCCTTGTTGGTCTTGGGCGCCCCTTTTACATCATTCTGATCAGACGCGCTGGTCTTCTTCGCCAGGGTCTTGACCTTATCCCTTTGCTCTTTGTCTGGAAGCGTTGCGATATCTCTGGCAAAACCATAAGGAATATCGCCTGTTCTCACAGCCTCCTGAAGCTGTGGAACTGCCTGCTTTCTGAACTGCATGGCATTTGAGACCCACGTTTGGGATTTGCCAATTTTCTCGGCGACTTCCTTTTGTTTGTACCCGAGGTTCATGAGGATCTCGACGCTGCGACAGATCTCCATCGGCGTCAGCTCGGAACGCTGAATGTTCTCGGTAATGTTGAGAACCTGCGCCTCTGCAAGCGAGCCCTTGAACTTCCTGACTTCGATGGTTCTAAATGCCCGTGGATCGCCTTCTCTGATGCGGCGAATTGCCTCGTGTCGACGGAACCCGACCACGAGGTAGTTCTCTAGTTCGATCTCCATAACGGTCAGCGGCACCTGGAGCCCGACCGACTTCAGCGAAGAAATTAGATCGTCGATGTCTTTCAGCTCATCGCGAGGATTCTTGATCTCAGGATGGAACTTGATGTCGTCGAATAGAATCTTGACGATAGACATGGCCGCCTACTCCTCGTAGCCCTGCTGCTCGCGCATTACCTGTTTGATCAGCTCGCAGTCATCGTAATACTTGCATTCGGAGCAGAACGATACACCGCGAAGCTCGCGGCATTTGATCACCTTGAGCTGGCGGACACGTCTCTCATTTCCGGGCGTGCCCTCTCTGTATCCCTCCAGCTCGGCCATCTTCTTGAGGCCGCCGAGGATGCTGTTGTCATCATCATCGGCCATTGATGGCGCTCAGTTGGGCAAACACGTCATCAGGCGATTCAAGCGACCTGACGAAGCATTCGAGATGCATCATCCCCCAGAGCTTCTCGGCTTTGAACTTCTCAACCTTCGTTCGTGGTCGGCCTGGCTTCCGTTTTCCGTCGGAAATCTGGCTCTGTAGTAGCTTGCCAACACGAACCTCGACAGCACGTTCGCCCGGATTACGGGGCGACTTGTACTTTCCGATAGGTCGTCCGCAGCCAACGCAAAGGACGGCATCTGATTCAGCCTTAGGCACCACTACCCTCGATCATCGCAGCGACGCCGTTGGCGTAGATCTCGTGCATGCGCTCAACATGGTCGTGCGTGGCGTCGCCGCCAACCTCGTGAGCGACTTCCTCCACAAGCGTCTTGAGCGCTTCCTGGAAGGAGACGAGCGTGTTCCGGCTGAGATAGATCTTTCCACTCTTGCGCATGCCCAACGTGCTCGGCATACGGAACTCTGCGATCGTGATGTCTTGCGTAATCGTTAGACCGGCTCGCTTGGTCGCCTTGGACACGAACTCCAAGGCCATCACGAAGTTCTTGGCCTCTTCTGGCGCCAGGGTAACCATCGGATGCTCCGACTTGATTTCGTCGGCCAGCTCCTTCTTGACCTGTTCGATGGTTCCGACTTCCTTCTCCAGGATGGCCCGAAGAGGTTCGGACTCGACGACGGTTCCCTTGCGACCGTAGAACTCGATCTCACGGACCTCGCTCTCGGTCTTCACAGGAATAATGGGACCGCCCATCTTCTCCTTGAAGCGCTCGGCAACCTGCTTGCGCGTGTTCATGCCCACGCACCACTCGTAGCGGAAATGCTCGATGTCGGGCACGTTGTCGGCCAGCATTCGATCGACCTGGTCACAGAATTCGCGCGTTGTACGCATGTACAGCGCTTCCCAGACCTTTGCGGTCAGCTGATGCGCTTCCCAGTACTCGACGAGGCGACGATCACGGTCCAGCTTCACATCCTGAGGGCGGAAGTTGTAGCCGTGGCGGAACTTCTCCAGCTTGCAGACCTCGATGCCGTCGACGAATACCTGACCGAGGCCGTCCAAGATGACTGCGCCGACCGGCGAATCGACGATGGTCTTATGATCGTCGTCGATAAAGAGGAAGCGACGCTTGATCGAATCCCACTCGTCCTGGGTCACGCCCGTGATGTCGACGACGACCTCTTTGACGTCCTTGCGGTTGCCATCGATGTCGAACACAAGAACATTCGCGCCGAACTTCTTCGAGAACTCGATGGCCGGAACCCAGACTTCGCTGCCGGTTCGAATCTTGATGCCCTTGCCGAGACGAATTAGCGCGAGCGAGCCAACTTTGTAGCCCTCGCCCTTGTTACCAAGCATGTCGCTGCGGCCACGCTTGGTAGAGGCGCCGAGGAGCAGAGATCTGTGCTCTAGCTTGGCGCCGACCGTCTTTGCTCGAATCGTGTTTGCGTCGGGCAAATACACGACATCGAACGTGCAACCATCTCGGGTGGCATCACGACCGTTCTGCATGAACTCGCGAACACCCTCGAACAGGCCCCAGTCAGCGACGTAATCATCCTCGATCGTTAGCGGTACCTTCACGTGGACTCCGGTATATAGGTCAACCCGTTGATTGTCAAAACGAAACGGGGCGAGCACTTAGCTCACCCCGTATCTACAATCAGCCTGGAAGACTTTTTCAGCGTTCTAGCTCGGCAATGGCTGCAGCAAGCAATGCACGTCGGGCTCCGTCTCTGAACTTGTTCTTCATCGCTGGAACAGCATCATCCCAGTCACGACCAGGGAACTGCCACGTCATCCACGCCTGGGCGGCAGCTTCTACCTGTCTCTCGCTTGGCTCGCGCGGGCGAGGACCACTTGGGGACATGCGATATAGATGCCCGCCAGCTTTGTGATTGTCTACACTTTTCACGTGTATAGGCCTCAATCACTCGTCTTCATCGGAAGGAATCGGGCCTGAGTCGACTTCCTCTTTCTGAGCTTCGTCCAGGAGACGATTGATGAGCTTCTCCTGCTCAGGCAGCGTCATCTCGGCAGGAAAGAGCATCACGTCATTGAGCGTCTCTTCGCCCTCGCGCGTGACGGTCCCGATGGTGATCGTGTAGACCTTCTTCGAAGAGTACGGCACAGCAGACAGCTCACCGTGCTCCATGCAGTAGAAGTGCTCTTTGCCGGAGTCGTCGGAGTGGCAGAGCGTGATGTGCTCGTTGCCTTCCTTCTCGACGCAGAGAACGCAACCGACGTTCTCCTTCTTCCACAGCTTGCCCTTCCACAGGTGGACAGCGTTGGGATCTATCTTCCACTTCGCTATCGGAACGCCGTCTAGCTCGACAATCTTCGTTGGACCACTCATCTTGCGTGCTGCACTTGCCATAGCAAGACATTATGCGGTGTTGCCCGCATTGTCAAGGTATGGTCATTTGGGAGCCCAATTGCGCTCCTTCTGAGCCTCGTAGAGTAGCGTCTTTCTTCGCTCTTCCACAACCTTAAGCAAGTGATCAAGACCAGCGATTCCGAATTCCTTTTCCACGGAAATGACGGCCAGTCCGGCGATATTCTCAACGCCGGTCTCGATATTACTCTTCGCCATTGAAGGTTGCTCCGTTCATCTCGGCCTTGAGACAGTCGCTGACCTTGAATTTGAGGACGCGACGGTCTGAGATGGTGATGGGCTCGCCTGTCTTCGGATTGCGGCCCTTGCGCGCCTTCTTCTCGTGTGGGCTGAACTTCCCGAACCCGGAGATTTTCACCTCCTCGCCTTTGACAAGCGTTTCGCAGATGCAGTCGAAGATGCTCTCCACGACTGCCACTGCCTTCTTGCCCGTCAGCGACGGAACGGATTCGATCACCGCATCGGTGAGCACTGCCTTGGTTACGCTCTCGCTCATGTTCATCCTTGCTCAGGCGTTCAGCGCTTCGCGCATCTCTTTTCCGCACTTGAAGTGCGGTAGCTTCTTGGGGGCAACGTTGACGACCTCCCCGGTCCTCGGATTGCGCCCCATGTATCCGTCATACTCCCTGGGAGCAAACGAACCGAACCCACGGATCTCGACGCGCCGACCATCTTTGAGGGCGCCCGACATCGTGTCAAATACGGCGTTAACCGCATTCTCGGCTTCCGGGTAAGGGATTTCGTTCATCACAGAGATGTGGCGGATCAAATCGGACTTCGTCATCGGTGCCCCCTCAGATAAGGCTCATCTGGCCGTTAATCACAAATTTCATGACGTGTTCAGGAATCTCCTCGACGGCGTCCTGGGCGTCACGCTTCAGAGTCCCCGCTCTGATTTCGTTTTCGTAGTCTACATTTTCAAGCGCAAGTTCTCCAGATGTTTCGACAACGTCGCCGTCTAGCGTTACCACTGTACAGGGCGAAGCAGGTTTCTCACCGCTAAGGAACGAGAGACCTGCGGCGGTCACGTAATGCGTCAGCCGGTTGCCGTCCTGGAATCTTTTGACCATGCCGAAGGTCTCAGCCCTGAACATCATGGTCTGATCAATCTCCACGCATCGCGGATATTCGATTGGTGGAATTGCGGTCATCGGATTGTTCTTGTTCGTGACGATGACCGTTTTGGCGACGACCATCTTCTTGGCGATCTTCGTCAAGACCTCCACGAAGCCATCGTCGATCGTATACGTCTTCTCTCTGCTCAGTTTGTGATTACACGCTGGGCAGTCAACGAGCTTCTTGCGCCCGTCCCGATCCAACACATGGACGGTATACGAACGCTTCTGCATGGCATCGATAAGCCCGTCGCATTTGTCGTCCGGGACTTCAAGGATGACGATCTTGCTCGCCATTAGTTTCGCGGAACCCTCTGGCTGCGAGCCTCGACAATGTCCATGTCATCTGGGTTGACGACCTGCTTGGTTTGTTCGACGGCGCTCATCGCCTTGCGCAAGTCAGTCGCCGTTGGAAGGTTGGACACGCCTTGCAGGATCAGCATCAAGACCACCAGCACGAAGCCGGCGCCGACGTACTTCGTCCAGATGGGGCCTTCCCCGGAGAGTCCCCACGTCGAGATGCTAAGCAGCCCGAGCAGAAGAAGTACCTGCAAACCCTTCATCCGGCGCACGGTATCCAGGGGATGCCCAATTGTCTAGAGGAGTTGTAGCTAGAAAAACAAGAAGCCGGCGGCCCGAGTTGGACCAGCCGGCTTCGTTGGTTGTGGTGGATAGATCAGCCCGCGAGAGACTTGCGCTCGATGCCCGTCTCCGGGTTCGACATGTTCGCGATGTAGTGGCCGATCTTCGAGCACCGCTCGCAGGCAACGATGTGATCTGCCGCCATCGTCGACATCTTGTTCGTGTCGGCGATTTGGATCAGGTCACGCTCGTCGACGCAGAACGGTGTCGATGGAAGCTCCGCAAACGCACGGATGTTCTCGACGTCGTTCTTGCAGCCGCATCCATCAGCGATGCACTTGCCCACCCAGAAGACCTCGTCTTCGGTTGCTACACCCAGGGCTACCTTGGCGATGAGAACTCGTGTGTACTTCATACGGGACCTCCTTTCATGGAGTGCCTTGAGCATGCCAACAATTCTGAAAAGATCAAGTCCTTTTCATAACGTAACGTCTGCTTCACCTATTAGACACGTGTAAGACATTCAAGACGCCAAAGATTGAGTCATCGAAAAATCGGATACTTACACCTGTAGGTGCCTTCAGTCTTGACAAACCGTAAATCTTTTCGTAGGCTCTGATTCGCGGAAGAGTGAAACGGTTCCACGCTGGGCTCATAACCCAGAGACATCGGGTTCGACCCCCGTTTCCGCAACGAGATAAGCACCAAACCAAGAGCACGCCTTCAATGTCATCCCTGTCCACATACCTAGCGCAAGACCTCTGCGGAACGAGCACGTGCTCGTGGCGCAAAGGGTTTATTGCGTCGGGCCTGGAGACCTTGGGTACCGTCGGCGTCGAAAGCCACCCCCTCCCGCAGTATCTCCAGGCCAAGCGCGCGAATGATCCCACTGGAGGCCCCTCAAGCTAGGTAGACCAACAAATACCTAGAACTCAGAGAGGCCTCCCAGGGAAACCCGGGGGGCTTTTCTAGTTTCTGGGAGTGTTGATGCCGGTGCATCAGGCGCGCTGTAAACGCGTTGGCCCTTGCGGTCACTTCAGGTTCGACTCCTGGCGCTCCCACGACATGTTGACCATTCGAAAACAGATCTACGTCCCTAATTCTGGGGTCGTAGCTCAATGGCAGAGCACTTGGCTTTTAACCTTGTGATCAGGGTTCGATTCCCTGCGGCCCTACTTCAACGATGCAGCAGTAATCATTCGGGCTTCGTCCAACAGGCAGGACACTGGTCTCTGGAACCATGAATCGGGGTTCGAATCCCTGAGCCCGAACCAAGCCAAAGCAAAGCGCGACTGGGCATAACTTCTCCAAGAGAGAATCCCGGACAACCCAAGCGAGGCTCCTGATAACTGAATAGATGAACGACGCGGGGACCGCCAAGTCCCCATTTCGCCCCGGTAGCTTAGGTGGTCTAAGCGTCCCGCTGAAGACGGGAAGATTTCTGTTCGACTCAGAACTGGGGCACCCGACGTTTGCCGCGACGGCATGGCTCATCAGCATGGGTAGTACCTGATGAAGTTCGCCTCCATAGCTCAATGGTTAGAGCACCCGACTCTTAATCGGTTGGTTGAAGGTTCGAGTCCTTCTGGGGGCACCAGGCTGTGTGCTTTGTAAAACCTCGGTGGCAGCACCGAAGCCTTCAACGGTTTCCCGCAAGGGTTGAGGCAGCATGGAAGATGAACCTCTGATGGCAGGGGCGCTCATTCGAACTGAGATGGACCGGGGTGACCCGGTTGGGGATCGATACCTCCGTCTTCCGCGTAGACAATTACCGGCATTCGATGTCAGACCCTTCTGCGATTGTTCGCGTAGCCCAGACATAGGGCACGTCAAACCATTTCAGGGAGAGTCACCGTGGCATCGAAGAAGAGCACCAAGAAGCAACAGGTCCAGCAGAACAAGAACGCGGTTGCAGTCGGCAGGGCTGCGAATTTCAATGTCGAATCGTCGCTGTCGGCGATCACGGCAACCAGCCTCAAGGTCCAGGCGGACTTCTCGAAAATCAGCGAAGAGCTGATCCAGAAGAACGCCGAGTACCAAGCGGTCACCGAAGCCATCACTCTGAAGAAGCAGGAGATGGAGAACCTTCACGGGGTCGACAACGTCCTGCTGACCATCGATGAGGCCAAGGCTCTTCATCAGCAGTACCTCGAAGAGCAAGCGAAGCAGAAGGAGCAGCTCGCCCAGGACAACCTGGCGACCATCGCTCAGCGGGCTCAGGAGCGTACCCGTGACGAGGAAGCCTACACCTACAAGCTTCACCAGAATCGTCGGGCCGAGAACGACAAGTGGACCGAGGAGCTTCGGGTTCGCAACAACCAGGAGCGTGATCGCCAGGAGGCCTTCGAGAAGGACGTCGCCAACCGCGAGTTCGTCCTGAAGACCAAGGAGACCGAGTACCAGGCCGCTCTCCAGAAGGCCGCTACCTTCGACGAGGACGTGAAGAAGGAGGTCTCCAAGGCTGAGGCCATCCTGAAGAACGTGCTGACGAAGGACTTCAACCACCAGGCGCAGATCGCTCAGATGCAGCACAAGACGGAGGTCGACAAGCTGCAGTTCGACAACCAGCGCTTCCAGCAGCAGGTCGTCAGCAACGACGCACAGATCAAGGAGCTGCAGGCTCAGCTCAAGACGGCCTACGAGGAGAACGTCAAGCTGGCTCGCGCTGCAGTCGATGGCGCCGCCAACTCGAAGGCTCAGTCCGAGGCTCTCGCCCTGATGACCAACATCGGCGGCAACGGCAACGGCGCTCGCCCTCGGTCGTAACAAGTTCTGAAACGGGTTGGACGGTCATAAGCGCCACAAGGTGATACAAGCTCACCTGCCCGTTTCTTCTTTTTGGATGTATTGCTCTCTGGTGAGGGCGCTTGATTGTCGATCAAGACCAGGCGAGTTCGATCCTCGTTGCATCCGCTGAGTTGGGGACGTAGGGGAGCTGGAGTCCCCGCTGGCCTGTCACGCCGGAGATCGCGGGTTCGAGTCCCGTCGTTCCCGCTATACTCGGCAACATGCCGAACGATCCACAAGACAAAGCCGAAGCGTTTGCTCACTACGGCGGGGCCTGTAAGACCTGCGGAATCGCAGATGAACGAGTGCTCTCGTTTCTCCGCGTAACCGGCAAAAATATAGCTCCTGACGAGACGCTTCCGAGAATTCTCAAGTTGAAGAACTGGCCAACAGATTACGAGCTGCTCTGCGCCAACTGTCAGCTACTCAAGAAACAGAAATAGTTGGGGTCATCGTCCAGAGGGAAGATGCTGCGCTGGCAGCGCAGAGACCCGGGTTCGATTCCCGGTGACTCCACGATAGATTCGGGCCCATCGTACAACGGGAATATGCAGCGTTCGCATCGCTGAGATCGGGGTTCGATTCCCCGTGGGTCCACGATCGAGGTAGCTCAAGGCTCTGTTACGGATCAAGGAGTGCGCATTTACTTGGTCACGAACAAGTGCTACAAGAGTTCCGGGTTAGGTACCCGGCAGGTTGCGGGTGAGAATCCCGTCCTCGATCCCAACGGGGCCATAGCACAAAGGGAGTGCGCTCGGCTTGCACCCGAGATATAGGAGTTCGATTCTCCTTGGCTCCACGACTGGAAGATTGGCCGAGTGGTAAGGCAGCGGTTTGCTAAACCGTAGAGCGGCTAATAACTGCTCCGAGAGTTCGAGTCTCTCATCTTCCGCGAAAGCATTTGCGCCGTTCCTCCTGGCGGGAACCTAAGCCAGCTGGAGGAGGAAATGCCTCTGTTCCTGGCGTAGGATGCGGGTTCGACTCCCAGAGCGGCACGATTCAAGTCCAGGGTGTGAGCTGCGTGCCCTGGTTTGGGGTTAAAGGCCCTGCAGATCTTTACTGATCAACGAAGCCCATTTTCCGAGCTATAGCGAAGCGGCATCGCACTTGTCTGGGGGACAAGGGATCGCGGGTTCGATTCCCGCTAGCTCGACCGGGGTGCTCCCATCCGTGGGAGATGAAAGCTAGGCAGTACGCCTAGCGCCCTTTCCGGGGTATGGCTCAATCTGGTTAGAGCGCGTGGTTCGGGACCATGAGATTGCCGGTTCAAATCCGGCTACCCCGACTGATTTTGCGGACGAAGCCGCTAGGTGCGGCACTTCCTTGCCAAGGAAGATCAGGCTGGGTTCGAATCCCGCCGTCCGCTCGATATGGTGTCTATAGTGTAGTGGTCGCACGCAAGATTGTGGCTCTTGAAGAGTAGGGTTCAATTCCCTCTAGACACCCCAACGCGGACAAGGCCGACTGGTGAGGCAGGTGCCTTCCAAGCATCTTCAGGCTGGGTTCGATTCCCGCTGTCCGCTCGAATGCTGGCGTAGCACAACGGTAGTGCAGCTGCCTTGTAAGCAGAAGGTTACGAGTTCAAATCCCGTCGCCAGCTCCAGGTGCCGCAGGAAGCTCCTTAAGCTTTTCCTTCGACAGCTCCCAGGCCTTTTGAACAACCCAGGACAATGATCGATCGAGTCTCGTCGCTTCTGCGACGACTTCTTCGAGCATTCCCTCGGGAAAATAGAGGCTCTGCTTTCTTTTGTCGTGCATAGGCTGAGTATACACAGAAACTGATCGGGCGTAGTTCAATGGCAGAACGTGGGCCTTTGGAGCCTAATGTTGAGGGTTCGACTCCTTCCGCCCGAACGAATATTAGCTGGCGTAGCACAATGGCGGTGCAAGTCTTTCGTAAAGACGAGGTTCCCGGTTCAAGTCCGGGCGTCAGCTCCAAGCGAACTACTAGGGTGGAATATCCCCGGGAGCGATTGCGTAAGGACCGCAAGGTCCGTTAGTGATCCGGTTCGCCCTATTCCAGGGTAGCCTAGCGGTAAGGCACACGGCTGTTAACCGTGCGTGGGAAACCCAATCGTTGGTTCGAATCCAACCCCTGGAGCTAGGCAAGCCGTCGCCATGCGGCATGCAGCAAGGCTTCACATTGAAGTCGTCTGGAAGACAAGGACAGCTAGCACGATCCTCGTCAGGACGGTTTCCCTCGTGAGCAGAGGACCCGAGACGTCAGGTCCACATGGCGAAATTGTACTCCTAGCGATCTGGTGATGCGCCGGTCTGTTAAACCGTCAGAGATGGGTTCGATCCCCATGGAGTACGCGGCTTGCTGCAACCTGGGTTGGTACGTCGACTACGACGGTTCAAGTCCGTCGATTGTAGCGAGCTTCCTTTTGACAATCGCCTCAAGACAGGCGAAAGTCCGTTTTAGGTGAACCGAGGCGTTTGAGTTATCGGAAAAGCGGCGAAAGCCGTGCAGGGTCGAACCTGCAAGCCAGACGCGCTACTTGTTCATCGCTTTCTTTTTGGACGAACCGTCGGAACAGGGTTACCTCAATTGGATGAACAACCCCTGCTCCATTTCTTGTTCGTTCTTTGGCCCTATCGTCCAACGGTTTAGGACGCGGCCCTCTCAAGGCTGAAATCTCGGGTTCAAATCCCAGTAGGGTCACCATGCGAACCGAAGCATGTGGGTTATCTGCCAAATGTACCCCACGAGCACAAACTTGTTCGCTATTTTGTCGCTATCGTACAGTCGGCCGAGTACGCTGCGTTCTCAGCGCGGAAACCAGGGTTCGAATCCCTGTAGCGATGCCAGGTGAGCCGTCGTGATTGGATTACCGCCGGGGTAGCTTAATTGCTAGAGCGCCGGGGCTAGAACCCCCGGAGGTAGCGGTTGAAATCCGCCTCCCGACCAACCTAACCAGTCACAAATTCTTGCTCACCGAACTTTTCGAGCGAACCGATCGCACCAAGGTTACCTAACATGTGACTCCTTGGAGCAACCAACTTGTTCGTTCAATTTTTTCCGCGAACCGTTCGAGCTTTGGTTATCACTGTTAATGATCACCCCAAGGTTCATCTCTTTGTTCGTGGGCTTTGCACGTCACCTGGCGGCCAGGCTACAGATTGCAACCCTGTAAGTAGTGGGTTCGACTCCCTCGGCGTGCTCAATTCAGCTTGAATAGTTTGTCCAGCGACCGGCTGATCTCAGTCCAGCCGCAGCTGCATTCTGGGTAGATTTTTCTGCCCTCCGAGTCGGTTTTCGCCCGGTGATCTCTGATCACCTGGGTAATTCCACAGCTGTCCTTGTGGTCTCCGTAAACTTTCAACCAGCGAACTAGATCTTCCTTCTTCATACATGGCCCTGTCTGCCAATGGCTAAGCAACCGGCTTTTCACCCCGGAAATGTTGGGTTCGATTCCCACCAGGGTCACCATCAAAGCGCCAGCCGCCCACCATCACTCCAGAGGTCGGGCATCAATGAGACCGATACACTGGTCTCAGATCATCGGATCAAATATAACCGGATTTTTCCTGGAGTCAAAGGCACAGATTTTCGACGAACCGAAGCCCATGGGTTATCTTGTAAATCACCCACGAGCACCCACTTGTTCGTCTATGCGCGATTAGTTCAGCGGCAGAACGCTTGCTTGACATGCAAGAGATCACTGGTTCGATTCCAGTATCGCGCACGAAGTGAACCGACGCAGATTGGTTACCAAATCAGGTTAATAACCCGACTGTCATGCGCTGCCGCTTCTAAACGGTGGTTGCTGATCTCCAAGATGCACACCTTGTTCACGTCACGCACGAGTAGTTCAGCGGCAAGAACGTCGGCTTCACATGCCGAATATCCTGGGTTCGAGTCCCAGCTCGTGTACGGAGTGATTCGTCTGGAGGTCAAAGTCGGCCCTTCTAGAACCAGCCGATGAGATACCAACCAGTAACTCGGACGGACGCCCAGTAATGTGGAGCGTCAGCAGGGCCCGACGGAAAGGTCTAGTCACGAGCACAAACTGGGAGAATCAAACTTTTGCTCCTGTAGCCTAGTGGTTAAGGCGCTCGATCAAGCAGCAGCTCATCGGCACAGCACGGAGGGATAGATCGTCTCTTACGGCTGAGCTGACCGGGTAAGTCGCACGGAGGCAGATCACCTTCAAGGAGGCCGGTCTGATCAATCGGTCGACTACATGCGACGCATGACGAATCGAGAGACGTCGGTTCAAATCCGACCAGAAGCAGCATGCCCGTAAAGTGATCGCGGTTCGGCACGCCTGCTTGGTAAGCAGGATGGCCCAGTTCGACTCTGGGTGCGGGCTCTAGGTACGTGTTCCACTCAAGATAATCTTAATGGTGCAGCCAGGTATGGTGCGCGGTGGCTACCCTGCCGCGTAAGTCGGGCAACGCGTACTTAACTCATTCACAACGGAGGTACGAAATGTCGCGGGACGCCGAAAGCTTTTCTACATAGGAGAGACCAGAGACGGAAGGTACGTGGTGGGCAACGTGTTCGCCGCATACAATTCTCGCGGGATACCGCTTGAGATCGTCTTCGAGTTTCTCCGGCGGAACGATTTGATCCCTTGTTGGGTCTCGTTCTACAAGGATGCTCGTGGATGCGGCTGGCCAGACACCAAAATTCTGTCCACCATCGAGCAAGTCCTACGCGACATCAGCTACCCCCAAGCTGATGAAGTCGTCGCCCGGCTGGCAGCGTACATTAAGCATCTCGGCTCCGGTTCACCGTAGAGCCGATCGTTTCTTGGCTCCATAGCTCAATGGATAGAGCGCCTGTCTACGGAACAGGAAGTTAGAGGTTCGAGTCCTCTTGGAGTCACCATGCCCCTATAGCTCAATGTAAAGAGCGGTCGGCTACGGACCGGCAGATCCGGGTTAGAGTCCTGGTAGGGGTACCATGCATCTATCGTCCAGTGGATAGGACACAGCTCTCCGAAAGCTGAAACCGAGGTTCAAGTCCTCGTAGATGCGCTCTTAGGTTGTCGTCTGGGACGGTCCTGGTCTCCAAAGCCGGGAAGGGGGGTTCGATTCCCTCACAGCCTGCCATCCACCACTAGCTCAATGTAGAGCGGCTGCCCTATAAGCGGTTGGTTGCTGGTTCAAGTCCAGCGTGGTGGACTAGAAAGGACGACATGCGCACGAGGAAGCTGACACTGCTGAACGTTTACCAGGGCTGCGGAGAGGTCAAGGACACGATCTTCCTCTACGTCGACTACGTAGACGGCAAGCTAGACTTCGAGAACGCTCGCGATGAGGTTCATCGAGTCAAGCCACACTGGCAGCCGTACCTTGGTTCGTTCGTGCCTGGCGCCACTGGCTGGAGGGATCACGTGCAGCGTTCGCCGCACATGCCGCCCTGGGATCGTTTCTAGTAGCTCTCGTCGTAGATGCCGTGACGGCGAGCGGTCATCTTGTGGTGCTTCGATAGCGCACGGAACTTGCCACCCTCGTTCGCGTGAAGGTCGGCCTCTTCTGGCATGTCGGCCATCTTCATCGTCTTGGCCATACGATCGTGGCAGTCAGCAACGTGCCGCGTGAGGTGACCAGCGAGGTGGTGAGCCGCTCCAGGCATACGACGAATGCCGTTGGCCTGGTCGGAGATGTGCTTCGCATGACGACTCAGCGTGGACAGGTCATCCCGGTCAACGCTGCCATCTTCGCCTGGCTTGCCGTGACCCTTCGTGAAGTGATGCATCAGATGCGGGATCATCTTCATCATCTTCTTGCGGGACATGTTCGCAAGCGGAGTGCTCAGGATGAAGCCCATCCGATCGGAGGCGCGGTCGTGCTTGCTCCGCTTCGGCGAGGCTTCAGCATCTGGAGCAGCCTTCTTTTCGCCTTCTGGCTCTGGGCGATCGGTGGACGTCTCGTCTTCCTGAAGCTCGGCACGGAAAGCGTCGATCAGTGGCCTGAACATGTCCCATGAATACTACAAGTTCGGTAGATCCAGCAACCGACGGTTCTTGACAATGGTTTCCCGTCCAAGTATCGAGGGTTCCTCGGATGGCGGAAACAGTCCAAATCCAGAACGCAAAGGCACTTCGTGAGACCGAGAAGGCCCTCCTCGTGGAGATCGAAGGCGAGGAGGTCTGGCTTCCTAAGTCTCAGATCGACGACGACTCCGAGGTCTACAAGGAAGACACGGAGGGCACCCTAGTGATTCCACTGTGGCTGGCTGAAAAGCACGGCCTTGTATAACGGGAGCGACCTGCGGGTCAGGACGACGGTCTCATAAGCCGTTCGGTGTTAGGGCTCAAATCCCTCCGCTCCCACTGCGGCGATAGTGTAACGGTAGCACGTCTAAAATCTCCGTCTTCGCCATCTTGTTCGGGCAACCGAACCGCCTGAGGATGGTTATCCCATGCAAGGAGAAAGTGGAGGTCCAATTCCTCCTCGCCGCTCGATCTGTTACTGCGCAATAGCTCAAGGGTAGAGCGCCTAAAACACCGTTTTTCACCACATTGTTCGGGCAACCGAACCGATCGAGAGATGGTTATCGCCTATTAAGCGGGATGTTCCAGGTTCGAGTCCTGGTTGCGCAACGAAACTTTTTGGACAGTAGCCCAATTGGTAGAGGCCTCTAAAACGCCGTTTTTCAATTCCTTGTTCACGCAAGTGAACCGACCGAGGAATGGTTATCGCCTAGAACGCGGAGTGTTGTCGGTTCGAGCCCGACCTGTCCAACCAAAGATCATATGAACCAGAAAATTTTCTTCCTAGACGACGACGCTGAGCGCCACAAGAAGTTCAAGATGGATCGCATCGGCATGGACATCACAGCGGTCATGAACTACGCAGATGCTTGCGCGGCTCTTGCCAAGACCAAGTTCGATCTCGCGTACCTTGACCACGACCTGTCCGAGCTAGCTGCGGCTGGTCGTCCAGCATCCGACGAGAAGACCGGCACACACGTGGCTGAATTCATCGCCACCTTGCCGGAAGAGATGCGGCCAAAGTTCGTTGTCCTGCACTCATTTAACGATGCTGGTCGTCGAAGGATGGCAGGAATTCTTGACGATGCTGGCGTACGATGCATGATAGCGCCGTTCGGCAGCAACAGGTTCGGTTAGTGTTTACGGGGTGTAGTCTAGCGGCCAGGACACCTGGTTTGGGACCAGGGAATTCGTGAGTTCGAGTCTCACCACCCCGACGGAAGGACGATGAGGAGGTTGGCTTAGAAGCAGCAATCCTTTGAAGAGTTGCGAGTGGTAGAAAGTAGCCCGGCGCAGGCGAAATCAAGCTTTTCCGGTCCCCAACAAAGGTCAATAGTACGACCGAGGGATAGACTGCTCGACCGGAGTATAACCACAGGGACGCGAAGACTAGACGGCGTTGCAGCACGTTGGCATTTCTAACCCCGGTCAAACGGGTAAGTTTCCTCCAACAGCTTCGGCGCTCGTGACCAAACAGTCAGGTAGCACGGATCGGCTTTGCCCGCGCAGTACGAGAGGAAATGCGGGTCTGAGGGGAAGCAGTGCGAACGCAGAAGTGCGAGAGCCCCGACGGCCGAAACAGCCCTTAGAGCATTTGGCGTAGCAGCACACTCACGGACTTCCCTTTTGCCGGTGTGGTGGATTTGGTAGACACGCTGCGTTCAGGGCGCAGTGGCCGCAAGGCCAGGCAGGTTCGACCCCTGTCACCGGCACTTTCAGTTTGGGACTGTAGCTCACTTGGTAGAGCACGTGCTTGATAAGCGCGGGGTAGCTGGTTCAAATCCAGCCAGTCCTACGATCACATCTTCAGCGTGTGTCCAACGAGGCTGTACACCAGCCAGAAGAACCCGCAGAAGAACACGAGGCGGCCAAGTTCAGCCGCTTTCGAGTTACTCGCAAGCGCGTACACAAGGGCGCCAATGACGGCGATGACGAGTGGCCAGATTGCGATCAGCATGATCAAAGGCTATCCCCGATCTGGATCTGGAACAAACGCACAAAGATCTGTAACAACCCCCACTAGCTCAATGGCAGAGCGGTTGCTTGATAAGCGAAGGACGGAAGTTCGACTCTTCCGTGGGGGACCGACAGGTAGCTCAACGGTAGAGCACCAGTAAAAAACGCCGTGGATCGCTCTTTGTTCGCTTCGGTGAACCGTAGATTTATGGTTACCAAGGGACTGGTGGTAGTTGGGTTCAATTCCCGACCCTGTCGACCAATCTGGCAGCTTCCCTAGGAGGGCCCTAGGGTGCAGGCGCAAGCCTGTAGCGCTCCGTGACCACTTCTTTGTTCGTTCGCGAACCGACCGGAAACGGTTATCAAACAGAAGTTCGACTCTTCACTGCCAGACTAATTCTTGACAATGCGCCGCTCGTCCATTAGGGTGCATTCAACTTGTGAACCCCGCCAGGCCCGGAAGGGAGCAACGGTAAGCAAGCCTCTCTCGTAGAAACCAACCGAAAGTCCAAGGAAACACCAATGCGCGGCACTACTGAAATCACATGTAAGTTAGCGAACTTGCAGTGCATTTCCAGGAGTGACGTACATGGCAACCAAGGATATTTCGAGGTCCGCCGTCGAGGGCGGACGCTATAAGCACAACAAAGACGAGCGCAACGAGTCGCACCGTCACGAGCGCAGCCGGACCAAGGTCTGGCTCGATAACGTGCGTTTCGACATCGACGCCGCCGAGGATTCCGACCCGGAGCCTCGCAACAAGGTCCACAAGGGCTTCACGGACAATCTCGGTCCCTGCTACGGCTGGCTTGCTAGCCACTGCGGCGAGCGCTGGGATGATGTCCGCAGCAAGCTCGCGGGGACGTTCGATACTCGCAAGCTCAGCGCCTGGCACATCGTCAATCAGCACATGCTGACCGAGGTGGAGGGTGCTGGCACGACGAGCGATGCTCTGGCGCACTACCGCAGCCAGCGCTTCTTCATCGACGATGAGGGACTGCTGCAGGACCGTGGCAAGCGCTACCGTCGTGTATGGCAGAGCGGATACAGCGGTCCGTCCCTGGCGCAGGCTCTCGCCTTTGCTCGTGACCGGAAGGTGATCGACAGCGGCTGGAAGCCCCACGCCTGGGCGCTCCACGATGACGTCGATCGTTGGGATACCTGCAAGGCCATCCGTGGTCGCTGCCACATCTCCCACGACCTCCACCGCCGTGTCGAGACCACGCCGGCTGCTCTCGTCGAGAAGTACAGCTCGCCGGGATTCCGCTCCCTCGGAGACAATGGTTGGTGGCGCACCTACTCCACCGAGCATCGTGTCTTCGGTGTGTGGCGGTACTACAAGAAGCTCACCAAGGCGGAGCTGGAGTGGTGGAACAGCCTCAGCTACGATGTCCGCGATGTGCTGCGGGCGCCCATCTAAAAAGTTGGTCACTTGATGAAAATGACGGACCTTGCCCCTGTAGCTCAGTGGAAGTAGCGCTGGTTTTACAAGCCGGATGTCGCAGGTTCAATCCCTGCCGGGGGTACCAAGATGTCGATTCAAGATAAGGTCAAGCGGATGCAGGCTCAGATGGCTGACCTTCAGCGTCAGTGCAAGCGTGACGACCAAAAGCGTCATTGCTACAGCCTGCTCCATGATGCCGTTCTCTTCACCGGAGCCCGCATCGACGAACTCGACAATGAATCCCTGGTTGGATACATCGAGTTGGCGGCATCAACCGTCAACAGTGCGAACCCCAACTTCCGCAACCTGCGCAACGCGCTCATCCAGATGGGGTTCAACACAGCTCCGGTGAACTAAATGGCAGTACGCAAGAAGCTGACGAAGGTCTCAAGGGACGTGTTAGAGGCAACGGCCAGAATCCTGGGGCCATCTTCGGCAGCCGCGCAAGCGCTTGCAGACGCCGATTCCCACGATGGAAGAACCTACTTCTTTCGGTGCGGCAACACCATTATCGTGCAAAAGGTCCCGCTAGAGTTGTGTTTGCCCTCGTAGTCCAACGGTAGGAGACATCCAGTTTAAGCCTGGTCCAGTGCCGGTTCGACTCCGGCCGGGGGTACCAAAGATTTTGCCGACGTAGCCCAACTGGTAGGAGGCGTCAGACTTAGGATCTGAGCAGTAGGGGTTCGAATCCCCTCGTCGGTACCAAAACCGTGTGTTTGCTGAGGTTTGACAGCACGGATCTGTTGGAATAGTGTAGCGAGGTGTTCGGATGGATCATCCACGAATCTCGTCGCGTGCTTAGCGAGACTAACGCGGAGACATTCCCGTCCGACCATAAGGCGTTGCTGAGGGTTCCAAAAGGTGGATCTTCCTGCGCCAACTGCCGTTTCGTGAACGTAAAGGAGCATTCCTGCGGGTCTCCTCACTACGCTCGCTGGAATGGCGGCAGCCATAAACTTCCCAGCTGGCCGCTCGATGAAATGTGCAGCGACTGGTATGAGAGAGGTCGACGCTAATGTTCAAGCAGCTGATCGAAGACATTCGCACCGAGGCTTTGATGCGCGGCTCCTTGCGTGCTGCGTTTCAGCGCAGCCCCGGTGCCAGCAAGGAAGCCAAACGCGGAGCTACCCGCTACCTCCGTCAGCAAGGCAAGAAGCAGCTGAAGACCAAAGCCCCTGACGATGTGAACATCCCGCGCCGTGGCGTTAAGGGCTACTCGGACTGATCATGCTTACGTCGTTGAGACGGGTTTGCGACGAGCTTCGCGAGATGACGTCCAATGATACTGGCGTCCTTGCTTGCGTGGCCATCTTCCGCGAAGACCCTCAGAACGGCATCGAAGTATTGATCACCAAACGTGGCGGCGCCCCGTTCAAGGGCTGGTGGGCTCTACCCGGCGGTCATGTCGAGCAATACGAGACCGTTGAAGATGGCGCTCGCAGGGAAGCCAAAGAAGAAACCGGCCTTCACCTAAAGGAGCTGCACCTTCTTGCCCCGTGGAATCCAGGATACCCGGAATTCGGACACAACAAATCAGGGGTGACGTTCTGGGCCAAGGTTAAGCCGAACGCGGAAGCAAAGGCCGGATCTGACGCCGCCGAGGCGAAGTGGTGCTCCATTGGCAAGTTGCCGCACATGGCCTTCCAGGACAACGCCCGCATTCACCATGCTGCGAGCTTCGCTTTCGCCCACCACAAGACGGTTGAAGCAATCATGCGGGCACCAGGCGCCCTCGTCGAAGATATCATCGACGACCAGGTCAACGACATCCTCAACGCCAAGACGAAAACCGACAAAGGACTCTTCATCGTATTTGAGGGCGTGGATGGCGTGGGCAAGACGACTCAAACGGAGCATCTCGTCGACTGGCTAGATGATCACGGATACGACGTCGCCACCACCAAGTGGAATTCGTCAAAGCTGCTCGGCAAGACGATCAAGAAGGCCAAGAAGAAAAAACTTCTGACGCCGGTCATGTTCAGCATCCTGCACGCGGCTGACATGATCACTCGCTACGAAAACGATGTGATTCCTGCTCTGCAGGAGAACAACATCGTCGTCACAGATCGCTATATCTACACCTCGTACGTACGAGACAAGGTTCGCGGCGTAGACACGCAGCTTCTGAACTACGTCTACAGTGGCATGCGGAAGCCCGATCTGATCTTCCACTGCATCGCACCAGTTCGGCTGGCGTTCGAGCGCATCATGAAAGACAAGGGCGTTCCCAATTACTACGCCGCCGGCATGGACATCGGATACTCACAGAGCGCAGAGGAAAGTGCCGTCAAATACGCGCATGCCTGCGACGTCGAGTACAAGAAGCTGTTCGGCGACATGTCGAACGTCGTTACGCTCGACATGAACCGCTCCGTGAACGAGATCTTCGAAGACGTGAAGAAGACACTTGCTGACCATTTCGGCATCGGCAAGTACAAGAAGTAGTTACGTCACCGTGGAGGAGCTTGGTAGACTCGCCAGCTTGAGGTGCTGGTGCCGCAAGGCGTGCTGGTTCGAATCCAGTCGGTGACACAAATGACAGACGAGAAAAAGAAGGCGGAACCTAGATTCGTGGATGTAGCGGAACTTGAGCGTCTTCTAGGCGCTACATGTGACCCGGATATCTCCTGTCCAACCTGCAATATCCCGTTAGTGCCCGAACACGCGCATATGAAGTGCCCAAAGTGTCACTACCGTGATAGCTGCTGCTTCTAGATTTGTAGGTACAAGCAATGGATGGATGGGCAACAGGACATATCGCGAAGCTGAAGGCTGGAGAAACCGTTCAGTTCCGGCCTCGCGGCAATTCAATGACGGGCAAGGTGGATGACGGGAACCTCTGCACCGTGGAGCCGGTGACAGATGCCGGCTCACTCAACGTTGGTGACGTTGTACTCGTCAAGGTAAACGGCAAGGTGCTCTTCCATCTCATCAGGGCCATCGGCGCCGATAAGCGATTCCAAATCGCCAACAACAAGGGATTCATCAACGGCTGGGTTGCTCCCTCTGCGATTTTCGGCCGTTGCGTGAAAGTCGAGAAGTAGGGTTGACAGGTCTCCTGGTCGGCCCTATCGTCATTTCCACGATGTCTTCCCGAGCTTGACGCTTCGAGTGCCCCGCAGGCGGCGTGGTTGCCTGCAAGTCCAGACGATTCTCCGGTCGTTTCCGTCGAGAATTGCCTCTACCACTACTGCATTGGTCGCCTCGATGCTCCCATCGGTGACCTCTGCGCCCAGCTGATTCACGCCGCAGGCGAGAGCAGCCCTGGCAACCTTCCGTCTGATACACGAGCGGTTGCCCTTGGTGCGCGCAGCGAGCTTGAGCTTCTTCGACTCGAACAGAAGCTCAAGAAGAAGAACATTCCTCATGTTGCCATCCGAGAGCCCGATGCTCCCTGGAATGGTCAACTTATGGCTATCGGCATCGTGCCGTGCCACCGATCCCTTGTGAAGAAGGAGGTGTCAAACTTCCCTCTGATCAAATAACCAAATGGATCGGTAGTTCAACGGTAGAACACCCGGGGTTAATAGCCCTGGGAACTGTGTGGTTCAAATCCCGCCCGATCCGCATCTGCGGATGTAACTCAGAGAGCGATCCCACGAAGAGCAATCGACGTGAACAAGGACGCCAGGAAGAGTACCAGGTTTATAACTTGGGAGTCGGTGGTTCGAGTCCATCCATCCGCACGAATGCCGGATAGCATATATCGATAATGTGCTCGCCGCCGTGAGGCGCCGAGAGAAATTGTGGTTCGAGTCCCGATTCCGGCACCATCTCTTTTGACATTCGAATAGAGAGACGATTTAATCGGCTCATGCTCGCGTAGTTCAAAGGTAGAACATCCCGCCTAAGCAACGGGAAGGTTGCCGGTTCGATTCCGGTCGCGTGCGCCCTGGTGGTGGAGTGGTAGACACACTCGTTTCAAAAACGAGCGCCGTAAAAAGCGTGCGGGTTCGACTCCCGCCCGGGGCACCCTGAAAACGAAATCTGTTACGATTGTAGATATAGAACCAAACGAAAGGAGGTGCCCTCGTGTCGACTGCTACTACGAATTTGCGAACTCTTGTGCTCTCTCAGGGATATGAGCCGATCAAGGCCATCTCCTGGCAGAGGGCTATCACTCTACTGACGATGGGAAAGGTTGAGGTCATCGAGGAGTACGACCACGATGTCCGGTCGGTCAGCCTCGTCATCAAGATCCCCGCTGTTGTCCGTCTGCTGAATGCGTTCCGGCGCCACAAGCAGAAGGTCAAGTTCTCTCGTGTCAACATCTTCGCCCGCGACAAGTACACCTGCCAGTACTGTGGCATGAAGGGCAAGATGGCGGATCTGACGTACGACCACGTCACTCCCCGCGCGCAGGGCGGAAAGACCGAGTGGAGCAACATCGTCACCTGTTGCTACGACTGCAACCGCGACAAGAAAGACCGCACGCCGGCTCAGGCTGGAATGCGTCTGCTTTCGAAGCCGGCGCAGCCGAACTGGGTACCGGTGATGACCATCCAGGTCAGCCAGACGTCAGCTCCTGACGCCTGGGCGTCGTACCTGTACTGGACCTCGGATTTGACCGAGCAGCAGGACGAGTGAGCCTGTAGCGGCTTCGGCCGCATTTGGAGAGTTAACCCGTCTGGGACGGGCGTCCGTTTGAAGCGGAAGGGACCGGGTGAGTAACTCGGTTGGGGTCCGATTCCTCAGCTCTCCTCCATCTTGACAATCCGACCATCACCTGATACCCCGGGTAAATGGCCGAGTACACGTACAGGCAAGACCAGCTTGTCTTCGTCGACACACCAGACCTGAAGGGTCGTGGGCGAGTCAGAGGGGTTGCCGCGTCGTTCCCGTCCGTCGGTCATCTATACATCGTCGAGATGGATAAGGTGCTCCCTCGGGCGGATTATCCTTTTTCGGCGGTCTGTCTTCCTGAAGGCTGCCTTGAAGAGGCTGACTGCACCTGCGGCGGTGGCGGAGAGCCTCTCGGCTACTGCCGGCTGCATGATGATGATCTCGTTCAATGAAGGACTATCCATCCATCCCGCGAAGCACTGGGCAGGACTTTCGAGAATTCGATGCCTACGTCTTCGACAAGCTCGACGGTTCCAACCTGCGTTGGGAGTGGGCCAGGAAGAGCGGCTGGTACAAGCACGGCACTCGCACTCGTTTGTTTGACGAAACCGACGAGGTGTTCGGCGGCGCCATCGCCGTGTTTGAAAGAACTCTCGCTGAACCACTGATCAAGGTCGCACGCGATGAGCGATGGGAACGGATGATCGTTTTCACTGAATTCTGGGGACCTCGCTCGTTCGCTGGGCTCCATGAACCTGAAGACGAAAAACAGCTAACCCTGTTCGATGTGAATCCGTACAAGAAGGGAATTCTCGGCCCGAAACAATTTCTCAAGCTGTTCGAGCATCTCAACATTCCCAGATTTCTCGGCACTCGTCGATGGACGCGTGGCTTCGTCGACCAAGTCCGACAGGGAGAGATATCCGACATCACCGAAGAAGGTGTCGTCGGTAAAGGCGGAGAAGGACATAAGCTCGTCATGTCGAAGGCCAAGACCCAGAAATGGATCGACCGCGTCATGACGAAATATGGCGAGGTTGAAGGTCGCAAGATCGTCGACAGCTGAACGGGCTATACTTTGAGTATGGACATACCGCTATGCCCTCATGCGAGGCCAGCCTGGCATTACTGTCCGCATTGCCCAAAGCAGGACATCCATGCCCCGCTGCAAATCGAGCATCACCCCTGGGAACCAGAGGAACGCCCTCGACAAGAAGAGCCTAAGTCGACGATTATTGTCATAGACATCTGAATCGGCTATGGTCGGTGGATGTCGGTTTTTGTCGAAATTAGGGCCGCCGAGGGCGGCGATGATGCCAAATTACTCGTTCGCGACCAGTTTGCGATCTACGCAAAGATGGGGGCTCGGAGGGGTCTTTGACCTCGAAATCGTGAGCGAGAGACCAGGCCTTCTTGTCTTCAAGGCCTCTGGCAAGGGCTCCGATGTAGCGTTTGCCAACGAATCAGGTGGGCACAGATGGCAGAGGGTGCCGCCCACCGAGAAGCGTGGACGGATGCAGACCAGCACCATCACGGTTGCCGTTCTGCCCGAGCGCTCTCCGACTCAGGTCATCGTCAACGATGGCGACCTGGATTGGAAATTCTGTCGTGGATCTGGGGCCGGCGGCCAGCACCGAAACGTGACGGATAGCGCCGTCGTGCTCACGCACATACCGAGCGGGATCACGGTTAGATGTGAGTCTGAAAGATCTCAGCACAGCAACAAAGAAACTGCGCTTGAGGTTCTTCGAGCAAGACTCTGGGATGCGGCACACAACCAACATTCTGCGCAAACGTCATCTTCGCGGCGTGAACAGGTCGGTTCGGGGATGCGGGGAGACAAACGCAGAACGATCCGTTCTCAGGACGGCGTTGTCACTGATCACGTGCTGAACAAGCAGTGGCAGCTCAAGAGGTACCTGAGAGGGGACTGGGATTAAAACACCTTGAAGTGTTTCAATTGCGGCTACGATCACCTCGACGTTCACGACACGGAAAATGCTTACGTCACGTACTGCCAACAGTGCGGGACGACGACAGAGGCCAAACGGGCTCATCCCCGTCGCCTCGCCGAGATCAGGAAGCTCCCAGTGAAAACGAGCCGCAATAGCAATCAGGTCATACAGCTACCGGAAAAACGTGCTAGACGTCGGTAGCACTGGAAGATGAACAGGCTGTGGAGCCTGAGCCCGTTGGAAGCGGGATGGAGCGGGTGATGAACTCGCTTGCGGTTCGACTCCGCCGTCTTCCGCTAGATCCAGTATTCCCTGCGGGCACGCCAAGCTCGTAGACGATCGATCGCCTTCTGCAGCTCAAAGCGGTTCCACCTGTTGCAGTCGCAACCGCACCAGGTGTCCTCTTCGAAACCCTGGTAGAAGGTCCACTCCTCGTGACCGAGGTACCACCGCGTCGTTTTCCACAGACGACGCACGTTCTCCTCAAGGTCGCGCTCTATCTCCTCCTTGAGGTACTCCTCCTCGTCGCGCCACTGGGCCTCCAGCTGGCGCTGTTCTTTTTTAGTCCTCTTTGCCATTCGTGCTCTCCGTGGGATTCGAACCCACGCAACGACCGCATTTCCCGGTTTCCTGTAGACGCCTCAGGTCCCCAGCTCAGACCTGCGCAGGTTGCCGCTACCATCCCAACGGCAGGTACCGAAGGCATGGGTGTGCGGCCTAGAGCCGGTTTCTTCCGCGATAACCCCGGACGGTCGAATCTCTCCAGCGAGAGCATGTTCTGTTTGCCTGTCGTTCTCTGGACGCGCCGTGTGACACCAATCGGACAGAAAATCGGCCGTCCTATCTCCTTTCTGTATCCATAACGGCCGAGGTCTATCTGATATGAGACCTGCGCCTTCCACCCTCATGACGGTCACAGGGCGTCGCATCTGACAGCCAATCGTAAAAAAGTGACAACTACGGTCGGCGCAAGCGTTTTCGCAGATTCATGAAAGCGCGGACCAAATGCCTTGTAGCTAGGTCCGCATGAAGGTCACCCCGGACACCCCCATCGTCGAAGGACAGAACATCGTCCGTGTCGGAGCGGATGCGGTCCCTTGTCCAAGGGGGGCGACGCATTATCTCTACCCCGTCGTTCAGCTCATCTGGCCTGTGACAGAACAGCAGGTAATCCCCGAGGGCAACATCACCATCCGGTGGCAGGACAAGCTCGACGCTGACAAGCCATCAAAGTCGCCGAACCCTAAATACATCGGCCTCATGCTGGATAGCGGTGAGCAATGGGTCGGCTACCGAGTCTCGGAAAACGACCGGCTGCTGTTCGAGAGCCTCCGCAAAAAGTGGGGGATGTGGTTCTTGCGTGCGCGTCGCCAAGACGAAGAGAAAGACGTCTACTGGCTGTACTTCAATGATGGCGGCCATTTTCCCGGTGGCATCATCAACATGATCTTGGAGCAGGCCGAGAGGTTCACCGCCGACGAGCTTCGTTCCAGCATCCAGCGGGCATGGGAAGACACGCTGAAAACGTTGCGCGCGAAGGCGCCGCAGTGGCTTCCTGAGACCAGCCGGCTCAAGCTTCAGATGGAGCGCATCCTGCGCATCCCTACACTTCTAGAAGAAATCGGTGGCGGACCGCTGCCGTGGAAGCCAAAGGAGATGCCGTGGTGGGGCAAGCCCGACAACAAGGCCCACGAGTACGTCGTCGAGAACTACCTGATGGTTCTCCGCGCCCTCAAGCAGAACTGGGGGAACAAGAAGGTCAAAGAGAAGTTCCGTACCGAGTGCGGGGCTATGTACAACTACCTTCGCAAAGCGCGCATCTTCGAGATCACGCCGGAGTCGTACAACGAGCTGCATATTTCGGTCGACCGTCACGTCACCGAGGATATCGCCCATCTCAAGTTCTACGACCCTCGTGAGGGACATGTGGACGTTCCCGAGGAAGAGGGGATCCTTCTCCACAAGCGTCAGGCCGAAGCCCTGCAGCGCCTTCCGTTCCCGGACAAGCTTCCGTTCGACACTTGCTGGTTTGCGCTCACAGGCGGAATTGCGCTTTCCCAGCTCCAGGCTGAGACGCGTGGTCTTGACCCAGGTGAATACATGCTCGTCGGCATCATCGCCGAGGCCAGCGGCGAGCATCACGAGATTTTGATCAGCAAGGGCTACATCGATCACGGCGAGACCTGGGAGATGAACCTCCATATCTCTACGCACCACGTCCAGGAATTCGTGATGTGGAACCACAAGCTGTGTTTGGCGCCGTTCGTCCTGCACGGGCTCGTCGACTGCATCAACGATCACCACTCAACCGTCATCGCTCAGCGCAAGCCCAGCCTGCACACGATCAGCAAGTTCAAGAACAAGCTTGGCGACCTCGGCATCAAGCAAGCCGTCCCTCCGATGTTCTACACGGTCTACCTGCGCGACAAAGTGATCAGGGAGATCAGCAAGGGATACTCAGGCGGCAAGCTGCGCGCGAAGCTGTCTCATCGATTTGATGTGCGCGGCCACTGGTGCTGCAAAATCTATCGTGGCTACACGCCGATGGATGTCGAACTGGAACTTGATCTCGACAATAAGAAGTACAGCATCTACAAGGACCGCCCTGTCGATGAGTGGGTTCGCAACGAACTGCGCGAGCGTGACATGGCGCTGCCTCAGCCTGGCGAATGGCTTGCGATTAAGAGGTTCTGGAAGAAGGACTACGTCAAGGGTCCCGAGAACGCGCAGTACATCCCATCGACTCGTCGTGCCACCAAGGGCGTCTTGGCCTTTGACAATGACGACGTTCCAGAGGAGAATGTCTTCCGTTCCCATGACCAGGCAACCGTCGAGACTCAGACCGAGGACGACAAGGTCGCTTAGGCATCCGTAGCTTGTTCCGGCGGATGCTCTGCGCATCCGTAGCTCAGTGGACCAGAGCAGGGAGCTTCTACCTCCAAGGTCGCAGGTTCAAATCCTGCCGGATGTACCAATGGTTCCGTAGCCCAATGGATAAGGCGCCTCTTTCCTAAAGAGAAAATTTGCAGGTTCGAATCCTGCCGGAATCACGAATGCAATTGGAAGTGAAAATCGAAAAGGTGTCCGAGAACCGGCCTTGTCATTGGTGCAAGGCCGGTTTCATCTATGTCGCCGATCAGGCGCTGGGTACCGGCAAGACGACCCTCTGTGACGATCATGCTCATGAATTCGTCCACAAGTACCAGGCGCCCGAACCACCAGCTCAAAGCTAATGGCCAAAGAGATTCTCGCGATTCCTGAGGAACACCTAGAAGACGTCATCTACGTCATCCGGCGAGGCCTCTCTTCGACGAAGAAGGGCATCGACAAGGAAGTCTACGAGATGCTCACGAAGTGGTGCGACGAAGAAGATGAGTACGTCAAGCGCCTCAAAGAACCTTGACAATCGCTGGCCACTCTGGCGGAGTGGCACCTCAACCTTGATGCGGGCGCGCTGACCGCCCAACGATGGAGACAAGATGGAAACGCTCGGTACTGACCTGACCAAGGACGGCTGGTCACCTGACCTCCCTGACCAGCCTGAGCCTGGTCAAATCATGATTTCGGTCCTCAGTGGCTACGGCGACATCAAGAAGGTGTGGAACGCCGCAAACAGGGACGAGGTGGAGGACGCGCGTCGTTCCTTCGACGACCTGGTCAAGAAGAAGAAGTATCTGGCATTCAAAGTCACCGACTCTGGTGACAAGGGCGAGCAGATTCGGGAATTCAACCCGGAAGCCGGGAAGATGATTCTCGTGCCGCCGGTCGCCGGAGGCTGAGATGCCAACCTTCGGTCTAGCTCGGGCGCAGCCACAGCCGCTGCCGGCCGTCGATCTAGAATTCGTGGACAACGATGTCTCTGACGGAGGTCCGGTCAGAAACCTTAGGTCTGTCACCGTTACAGACCAGCTTCCACAAGTAGAGCCAGTTTCTCCTGACGTCGAGCTACAACGACTTGCTGCAGGCGAAGCAAACCTCGATGCTCAACGTGCGAGCCTGGAACGATCCCAGCTCCTCCAACCTGGAACCTTCATCGAGAACATCGCGGCACCCATCTACGATGGACTAGATCGCGGGCCCGTGTCGTCAATTCCGCCAGCACCTGCCGGCGTCGAATCGGTCGAATACGAGATCGAAGAAGACGACTACTACGGTCTCGTTCAGAACGTTCGAGTCACAACCACTTCAACAACAGGAACGACCATGAACGCCGAGGTTCAGCACTGGGCGCAGCAGGTCGCAATGAAGATCATGCAAGATCGCGTCTTCCGAACCTGGGTAACAACCGGGACGTCAGGCACGACGAATGTCCTAACCATCCCAAGCGACAGCTGGGCGGTGACGAATTCGTCGACGACCAACACCTACGGTTGGATTGCCGACCAATGCACAGCGGCGGCAAACGCTGTGTGGCGGACCTCGGGCTGGCAGCAATGCAACCACCACAAGGTCCGCTGGACGCCCTCTGTGGTCGCTAAGGAGACGCCAGAGCAGTTGGTCGAGCGCAGGGCCAGGGAAGAGCTGGCTCGTCAGCAGCGCGAGCGTGAGGCCGCAGAGCGGAAGGTCTTCACGGACACCGCCAAGAGCAGGGCCCGTCGTCTCCTGTTCTCGATGCTGAACCCGATGCAGCAGAAGCAGCTCGACGAGAAGAATTACTTCGACCTGACTGTCCACAGCCAGGATGGTTCGCAGAAGACGTACCGCATCGAGCACGGCTACGCCGGCAACGTGAAGCTCCTCGGAGCTGACGGCCAGCCGGTCCGCCGCTACTGCATCCACGCCGACAGCCGGCTGCCGTACGAGGACCAGATGCTGGCACAGAAGCTCCTTCTGGAAGCGAACGAACAGGACTTCCTGCGCATCGCCAACATGACTCAGCTGCGCGCTGCATGACCAAGATGTGCCACTGCGGGAAACCGCTCCACTACAGTGATCCGGCGGCTCAAGAGCAAGTCGAGCGCATGATCAAAAAGCTCGGCGAATTCATCGCCGTGACCGTCGGCAACAAAACCTACAACGTTCCGCGTCACTACATTGCACTTCACGGCATCAAGGGCGGCGAAATCGCCAGCCTCGGGTTCAGCCTCAGAGAAAATCCTCTTGGAATTGACCTGAGCGACTAACAAGGGAGACCAATGTCAAAGATCACCGCCGAAGCAATTCTCGACGAAGTTCGTACCGTCATCAGCCAGGCATTCCACGGCAAGCGCAAGACGCCTGCTTGGGTCACTGCGATCCAGGTTTTCACTCGCCTCCACAGCGCAACCAGGACTCGCCTGGTGACCGATCACGGCGAGCCCGGTAAGGATTCCGGCAACTACTACCCGGCATCCCAGGTCGTGAAGGACGCGCTCCTGATGCTTCACCGGAACGACGAAGTAGCGGTCGACTATCTCGACAGCAATAACGAGCTGATGATCGTCAACCCGGACGGCGCCCCAATCGTTCCATCCAACGTGACCGTTGCTATCTACCGCTTCATCGGTTAGAACAAGACCTGCGCATCTACCAAGGGTAGAAGAGCGTTCCGGGGCCGTCAGGGTAACACCTGGCGGCTTCAGTTTTTTCGGGAGCAAAATGAAATTTTTCAACGAACTAGCTGTAGCTAGAGAAGAGAACGAAAGTGAATTACGAAAGGTACATAGTAGTTGGAGACGTCCACGGATGCCTTGAGGAGCTGAACGAGCTGCTCAAGGTCGTAGAATACCGCGAGGACGGCATGAAGGATTGCCTCGTCTTCGCAGGAGACCTTGTCGATCGGGGCCCCGACCCTGTCGGCTGCGTTCGTCGTGCGCGCGAGCTGGGAGCTTCCTGCGTCATGGGCAACCACGAGGAGAAGCACATCCGCTGGCGCAACTGGGAGGACCGTATCAAGTCAGGCGAGGCAAAGAAGAACCCCATGCGGCGGTTCGATGAGCAGCGCATGCAAGAGCACATGGCCCTCTCGGACGAAGACATCAACTTCCTTCGAGCAATGCCCAAGACCATCGGTTTGGGGCACGACAGTCCGACGTGGCTCGTCGTTCACGCTGGATTCGAATGCGATGGCACTCGGCCAGACGGCCAAGCCAAAGATACGGTCTGTCGTGTTCGTGATGTCGATCCGGTCACCGGGAAGATGGCCTCGAACCACAAGAACCCCCTGGAGTCGGTGCCCGGCGCCGTGCCGTGGGGAACGCGCTGGAGCGGTCCAGAGAATGTCATCTACGGCCATGCTGTTCACAGCCGAGAAGATCCCCGCGTCGACCTCCATGACGGCTACGGCTGTTATGGAATCGACACGGGATGCGTGTTCGGTGGCCGTTTGACGGCGCTCGTTCTTGTCGATCGATCTGCGCCAACGTTTGCGCAGGTCCAAGCCAAGCGCGAGTACTACCCGTGGGCACGCAACAACGCCGGCAACGACTAAAGGCCCTAGCAAATCGCTAGGGCCTTTTCGTTTTCGGCCAACTTGGTGGCTAGACCTTGCCCTTGCCGCCGATGACTCGAATGACTTCGAATTCGAAGGAGACAGAACCGTCCTCGGAGACGTCGACCTTAAGGGTCTTGAGTCCTGGAATTCGTTTTCCGATACCGGAGACGAACTCCTCCACCTGGCGATACGTCAGGTTCTCCTCGACGTCTGCCGCTGGCCTGCGTCCCATGCGTTAAGCCTGGGCAGGAGCTGCGGCAGCCTCGGACGACTCCTTGGTCTTCCGCTTCGCCGGCTTCGCCTTGGCAGCCTTGGCCTCACGAGCCTTGGCCAGATTCGCAGCCAGCTTCTTGCGCGCGTCCTCGGAGAGAACACGCTTCGCCTTGGCCTTCTTCTTGGGCTTGTCGGCAGACGCAGCCACCGTCTCTGGGAGCGGGTTCTTGCGGGGGCGACCAGGCTTCCGCTTGACCGGAGCTGCGACGGCCTCGGGCTGCGGGTTCTTGCGGGGCCGACCAGGGCCACGCTTGACCGGAGCTGCTGCGGTTGCCTTGCCGGTCAGGTTGACGCCAGCCTTCTGCAGCTGAGAAACCACATTGCTGTGCGCCTTGACAGCTGCGTCATGCCGGATCTTCTCCAGCTGAAGCGTGATTGCCGGGCGCAGCCCGTCCAGAATAACCTCGACTTCGTCTTTCTTCTTCATAGCTCTGTCTCCTCTGTTGCGTTACCACGTAATCATCCGTTGGTCAAAGTTGCCAACGGTAACTCAAATCATGAGGTCTGGTTCGCCTTCGGGTCATAGCCGAGGTGAATGAACCAGAGGCCAAGCTTGGTCGCCTGAAACCAGGCAGCCAGAAAAACCGCAATCTTCATGGGCGTGATTAGATCGCTGAAGAACATCACGGCGAAGATGGCAACTGCGAGACCTACAACGAAGGCGCCGATTTCGCCTAGCGCCATCCATTTCATGTCTCTCTGAGAGTAGCTCACAGTTGGATTATTTTTCTTAACAAAAGAATTGTCAATACTCTAAAAGAGCGACCCTTGGTTTGGGTTCTTCTCTCTGAAGACCTTTTCCAGCTTCCCAGCCTTAGAAGCCATCGAAATTGCTCCTTTTGTGCCAGGACTTACGCCATCCCAAAAGGCCACCAATTTCTCACAGTCATCAACGACCTTTTGGTTGCGAATTTGGCCTGCCGCTTTGCCAAAAGCCTCCCAGTCGGCCAAATGGACGACCATCTCAAGACCTCGACGCCTGGCCGCAGTCTCTGCGGCTTGGTCTACTCCTTTTGCGCCGCCCGAGATCACCACGGTGTCTTCGGGCAAGGAATTAACGTAATCGACCACAGCGTCCAGGTCTGAGTAACCTCTTGAGCCTACAATAGCAACTCTCATTTGGAAGAAAAGAGAGTCGCCTGTCTAAGATCTAAGGGCGTCTCTCGAAATTGACTGCAGATATGTAGCTATCCCATTTTGGCTTGTGGTCATCAAGCCATTTCTTTGCAGCTGCTATTGCTTCCGTCTGCGTAGACAGCCTTTGCGTCCGGTAGACGATCGCAGACCAATCGGTCACTGTTCCGATGAAAAATCGGTCTACGGCGTGAGAATTATACGAAAATCGCTTGAGTGGCACGATCGATGGAATCAATTTTCCACCAGGAACGCTGACCGATGCTCTAGTAAAATCGGAAACGTCCCTGACATCCCATTGACCATCCGACACCTTGGTCAGCGAGAACCCGTGTGGGAGAACCACGGCCCGGAAGTTCTGGTCGTCCTGGTTGGGATCCCCCCATAGGAACAGCATGTCCACAAACGCGTGATGGTCGCTGCCGCGTGTCGGCAGGAGGCGTTCGGTCGGCTGGATGGGATCTTTGATGCAACCAGGCCTAGACCACATCAGGCAGCTCCAACTCGCATGAGATCACGTTGTAGCTCGGCCATGTCGACTCCGAGCCTTGAGGCAGATTCCCGTAGCTCCTGCTCAGTCAACGAGCAGATGACGACGTCATCGGCGACCACCATCGGCATCTGCATGATGGTGCCTATGTAACCGCCTTGCTCTACGAGCTGCATGTACTTTGCTCGGGCTCGGTCGATGACGTTATCGAATCCGTCGTACATCGGCTGGTACATCTCATCAGCAAGAACGACAGCGATCTTTCTGGGAACAACAACCGCAGCGGCGTTCTTTTTCCTTGAGATCGTCTCGGCAACTTTTCTCAACGCATCGCTTGGTCTCATCAATGGCAGATCTTATAGCTGAACTGACCACAGAGTCTACAGATGTACGACTCAGCCTAGTCGGTTCTAAAGACCCGACCATTCTTGACGATGACCTCGAACTTCTGTTTCTCGGATTCGGCCGGCTTCTCCCAGCCTTCCTTTCCAAAGAAGCCGAGAATGTTCGAAACGTTGCCAAGGAATTCGTGTTGGGCGACGACCCAGGTCCCGTCGTATTTGGCGATGATTTCCTTCATTGCCGCCCAGTCAGGCGCAAACTTCTCAGTCGTTGACGGCAGACTGTTTGGCGCCGAATCCGGCCTGGCAATCAAGATTGAGATGTTTCCAGGTGTCGCAGCCGCTCTTGGGGTAGGCGGCAGCTTGGCCGGGTCGGTTGGGGTCATCCCAGCCGCAATCTGAGTCGCGCGCATGTGCTCTTCGGCTGCCCTGCGTCGGTCGTCGTCGCCCATGGTTGCGGCGTTGTGAGCGTCGTGGACAGCCTTCTGCTTCGCAAAAGCCTGTTTTTGGCCGTTGAGATAGGCCTTCTCTTCTTCGTCTAGACCCTGAAATGGATCAAAGTCAGCACCTGGCATTCATCACCATCGCTTCCATCTTCGGTGGAATAGCCCGGAAATACTCATCTCTCAAGCGCTGATTGTCAACGGTCAGGATCCACGCAAGCGCTTACGCAGCCTTTTTCACATCGCGCCGGGTTTCCCTGGACTCCTTTTTCACTTCCTTGGCGGCTTCGAGGATGCGCTCCTTGAGGTACCACTCGAAGCGCTTGATCCCGATGATGCGATAGCCAGCTCTTTCCGCCCAGTACTGCAACGTCTGCACGCTCCACTTGGTGCCCTCGATTCGGAACCGCTGCGAGGCGATGACCTTGACTCGGACCTTCTTGTTGTTGCCGTTGCGCGAGTCCCACTCCTCCGGGGGCTCGACGAACTGATACATGGTCTCACCGAGGCTGATGAAGAGGACGCCCTCGCCCTTCTGGATGGTCGACCCGTACTTCGTCTTGATGAACTCGGCGAAGTGAGTCTTCTCCGACTTGTTGAAGTTCACGTGAGCAAATGCCTTGAGCCTGATTTCGCGCATTTTTCCTTACCCGATGATCCTGAGAACCATCTCGAATTCGCACTGCCGCCAAACACTGACGGCGTGGCCTTTCATCTTCCACTCCATGGCCTGACGAAGCGCCTTCTGTTCGTTCTTGAAGACGATCACCTCTTGGTCGTCAGCTCGAACCAGAAACTGCTCCTTGCCCTTGTTCGCAGCCGCTAGAGCATCGTTGGCGATGTCGACGAGCTTGCTGTTCTTCGTCGCACGGTGCTTGCCCTTGATTTTGGGCTTGTGCTTCTTCGGGCCGCCCTTCTTGTGCGAGACCATTCCCGACCAGCACTCGTAGCAGTACCCGAGGCGTCCGCTCTTCGCGACCTTCGACTTAACAAAGTCCTTAAGGGGCTTGGGCTGATGACAGCCCTTGCATTCTTTCTTTTCCGTCTTGTCTGCCATGGAGCCTCTGGCCGTAGTCACGGCGCCAGGGCCCATCAAACAATCAGTGGACCGGATTGTCAAGACTGGGTTTTTATAAAAAGCCCAGCCGACTGCATGAACTTACCGCAATATCAGGAAATCGGATATAGGTCGCTTATCAGAAAATCCGATAAGGTCACAAGGGCTTAGGCGTCGCCCTTACCGCGCATTCTCGCGGCCAATTCAACCAGCGGGACCATCTCTTCCCCTGGTCTCATCATGCTGGTCATTTTGCGAAGGTTGCGGATGACCAGCGCGTGTTTGACGAGCGCGTGCATTGCGTGGCCTTCCGAATGCTGTTCTCGGCCAATCCTGAGCCACCTAACCTCGATGCGGTGCAGCTCTTCGTCGGTCAGTTCCATGCTGTCGACCAATTCAACGACGCGTTTTTCGAGGTCTAACCAGAGGTCGAAGATCTCAGATTCCCCGCGCAGCTCCTCATCATCCGGGACATCAACCATTCTGTTGCGATATACGGGGATTAGTAAATTGTCAAACGTTCACACGGAGATGACCTGACCGTCCCGAACCCAACCATGCCAATGGCCAACCGCATGGATGGATGGCGATAGGGTCAACGTTTCGAACGTTTCTCCGGTTCGCTGCCAGTAGGTCTTGGCCTCGACACCACGCCAGCTCATTCGTTCGCCGCCATCGAGTGGGTTCTCAAGGTCGACGACGATTTGGCCGCCCCATGCGCACTGAGGGTCCAGGCACGGACACTGGAAGGCAAGGGCTACACCCTTTCGATCGCTTCCGTGAACACCCATCCAAATTGGATGCAGATCGGTCAGCTTCCTCGGCGGCGTTCTGACTTCGTCCATGGACGAGATCGTATCAGAACGAAAATTTGAATCCCCAACGCCTGGTGTTCCCACAATCGGCGCACTTGTACATCGACGAGCCAATCCCGTGATGCATCGTCCAGCGGATGGTCGGTTTCCCGCATGACCCGTGACACGTGATGAACGCCGGGTCCTGATCGGTGCGCGAGCCAGTGCAGATCAGTCTCTGCTTTGTACTTGGCTTTGGCCAAATGACCTGTTCATCGCTTTGGGCATCAGCTGGAAGGTCCATCATAATCCTCGGTGTTCTCCAGCCGATGTATCCCACGCAGATACCCATGATCGCTACATCTTGCGTCTATTTTCGAACGCCGGTCCCGCCACATCGAATACAACGAAGACCGTCGTACCCTTTGCCGTCGCCGGAACAGTTGGGACACTTGTTGGCTCTCTCCGCCAAGGTGTTTTGTCTCTCGATGGCCGTAGCTAAACGGTTCATCTGGAGAAGAATGTCGCCCAGAAGCGCTTTGATCTCTGGATCGCTCATTGCTCAGCAGAAATTACCGAGATTGCTTCCTCGGCAAGTCCACGAGCCATCTTAGCCCCTTCAACAGAAGCAGGCACCTCTTTGATCATTGAGAGCGCCTTCGTAAGGTGCTCGATTTGATCTTTGAGAAGCGCATGTCTTTCGCGTTGATATTGATCAATCATCGCTGAGACCTTGCTACAGACGTCCGGGAACACGAACGACCTGATTTGCGCCAGAATCTCTTCTTTCATCTGGACCTCCATCAATGGTTCTGACTTCTCCATGGAAACGTTTCGAATTCCAGGGAGTTGATAGTCAGTTGCTGTCCCGCATCATCGAATGCTCAAGCGATCTAGCCCACAGATCAGTATTGGGTAGATGGCGAAATCCTAGTCGTTCGGAGTATTTGCCAATCTTGCGGTGAGCAGATCGCATCTCATCTTCGTCACCGGGATTCTTCACCTCTGTTGGCCATGGACTTACTACCGCCAGCCCGCATCCCCTAGAGAACAACGAGAGCGTTCGCTCGGCGATGGCCAGACCTAAGCCTCCGCCACGGTATTGCCGCTCCAGGAATATCTCTTCAATTACGAAGACATCCATGTTGTTGATGTCACTCCAAAGAGATTTGAGCGAATCTGACCAAGCGCCAGACGGTGAGAACACAGCCCGAGCAATATCGTCCAGTTCGTCATCATCCGACCAGGCGCTCCGGTCGAATTCATCGGAATCCATTCTGGTTTCTGCAAGCATGACGTGGGCCCTGATGCGCCCGCAGATGTCACCGTCTTCATTTCCCTCAGAGGCGTGCAAGATCACACCCTCGATCTGAATGGTCAGGGGGTCATCTTCGGGACCGCCAAGCCACGACTCCACTCCGTATCGCACGAAGTATTGTCCGTCTTGCTCGATCGGATACACGGCCCTGATACTACTGCAGATTTGACCCGTGTGCCCGTTGACAAATCGGTCTGACTCGTCCCCAATGCGCCCATGCAGCGGTTCACGATCGTCGTCGCACACGATGAGGCGCGTGGCATCGGCAAGGCCAACGGCCTTTCATGGCGCCTCAAAGAGGACATGAAGCACTTCCGCGAGCTGACGACGGAGGGTTCAGAGCTGAACACCGTCATCATGGGCAGAAAAACCTGGGACTCGATTCCGCCCAAGTTCAGGCCGCTGCCGAACAGGATCAACATCGTCCTATCCCGCAGCGGCGTAAATTTCTCTGGAACAACACCAGCGGCAAACCTTGACGAAGCCCTGCAGTGGCCTGCTGGCAAGGCGTTCGTCATCGGTGGTGGCGAAGTCTACGCAATGGCCGTCGAGCATCCCCAGTGCTCAGAATTGATCATCACGAAGGTCAGTGGCGTCTACACCTGCGATGTATTTTTCCCACCGTACGAACACAGATTCAAGTTGGACTCTGTGCTCAAGACTGGAAGCGAAGATGGAATCGACTTCCGCATGGAGCGCTGGACCCTGAAGGACCAGGACGAATTCTTCGTCAAGCCACGCTTTGATTTGACCGACGTGGGTTGATGTTGCCCGCGACGTTGTGGAGCTTCATGCAGAGGTTCGAGACGTCAGCGAGCTTCTCGCGAAGCTCAGCAGCGTTGTAGTCGACGTCGACGCCACACTCCTCGATGTGGTCCCTGATCGAGTTGATCAGGAAGTCGCACACCGGGTCGTGGCCGAAGAGACTCGTCAGCGCCTCGCCGAAGTGGTCGGCAATCTTGGACGCAAGCGTTTGCGCACTGTTGCTTTGGAGGCCTACAACTGCTGGGGCCTGGTCAGTGAATTCGGCTGGTTCAGTCATCGTAGCAAGCATCTTCATTCATCCTTTGGCCGACCCACCCGAGTCAGCCGTGCGAATTTGATAACGAGGGCGCCACTTAACTGCCCGACCACCTCCTTGTCAAACGATTTCGCGTAGTCACAGCTTTTTCACAGCCTTCCACAACTTCTCCACTGGAGGCCGTTGATCGGCTGATCACATCCCTAGCTGGGGTTATGGTCGCTTGATCAATTCAGGGCTTACGTGCCATAACCAGATCTGCCTACGTGATCTGAAGATCTGGGGAGCACGATGCCTCTACCGACACTTGTCAAAACCTACAGCTTCAGCAACAACAACCGGATTTCATTCGTGTCGCTGAACGACACGATGGCGAGGTACCTCTTCGGCATCAAAAACTTCTTGGTCGCAACGATGGGGTACACGGTCAAGTACACGTGCGATGGTACGACCGGGCCTACGAGTGGCGCCGACCATACCGATCGTTGGTCAACCTTCTCGAACGCCACCACACGAGGAGCCAACGCAACCACTGCTCAGTCATTCGCCGTGCTCACAGACGGAAACGGCGTTGACATCATGCTTACGTACCAAGGCGCCTCTGATGACATCGCACGCATTTCGTTTTCGAACGGCGGTCTGTTCACGCCAGCCGGCACATCGAACCAACAGCCAACAGCCACTGATGAAGCGATCATTCTGAGCGCGATCACGATCATCAACGCCACAGCAACGCTCGACCGTGTTTGGAGCATCCAGGCGTCGACCGACAAGAAGATCTTCCGAACCCAAATCTTCCGCAGCAGCACATTCCTTTACGGCTTTGGCGTGGAACAAGTTGTGCGCGAGCCAAACATGCTTGCGAGCTTCGTGTGGTCTCCGACTGTAGTTGGCTGGGCATCAAGCGGAACTACCTTTACCTCTAACGGTGGCCCGCTCGGAAATTCAGCCTCCAACCAGCGAGGCTTCGCCCGCATCTCGGCAACTAACGTCGAAATGACTGGATGCGGCGAGGGAACCTGGAACATCAGCGTTGCTCAACCTGAGCTTCAGGCATTTTCGCCGATTGTGCCTACTGGGTATTTCAACAACAACACAGCCAATCTGTTTGGTCGTGTATGCGATCGAATTGACTGTTGGGGCAGTCCAGCTGGGAACAACTTTGGACAGGGCGATACCTTTGGATCGCTTCAGTTCGCTTGGCTCGGCTCTTACATTCTACCGTGGGACGGCACCACAACACCGGTAATCGCGTGAACATATGACCCTACCAGCACTCCAAAAGTCATGGCTGTTCTCGACAAACAACCGGATCTCGTTCGTGTCGTTGAACGATACGATGGCGAGGTTGCTTTTCGGAATCAAAAACTTCCTCGTTGGCACGGTTGGCTACACGGTGAAATATTCCTGTGACGGCACAACGGGTCCAACGTCAGCAAACGATCACACAGATCGCTGGTTGAGCTTCTCATCTTGCACCACACGTGGAGCAGCCGCAGGTAACCCACAGTCTTTTATAGTGCTCACAGATTCGAACACCGCAGTTCAAGCGACCGGCACGCTGACCACCACGGCGAACTTTAGCAACGGCGAAACGGTCACCACAGGAACAAAGACGTACACGTTCCAAACCGTTCTCACGAACGTCGATGGAAATGTGCTCATCGGAGCTACGGCTGCCAACTCGTTGGCGAACCTCGCCAACGCAATCATCCTCGGCGCTGGATCTGGAACGGTCTACGCGGCAGCTACCACGGCGAATACGTTCGTCACGGCAACGTCTGGCGCCAGCACGCTCAGTCTTACTGCGATTACAGGTGGCCCCAACGGCAATACGATCGCGACAACGGAGACAGCTGCAAACGCATCGTTTGCTACAGCAACGCTGACCGGCGGATCTGGCGTCGACATTCTGCTCGCATACCAGGGAACCACAGACGACAAATGTTATTTTGCGTTCTCCGACGGAGCCAAATACGTACCTGCTGGAACGCCAACCAACCAGCCAACCGCTACCGACTCTACGGATATTTTCGTGGCTTCGTCAGGCTTTGGCAATACAGGTACCGTCATCAACGCCACGACTAGCGGCGATCGTATCTGGCACATCATGGCCACGACAGACAAACAAGGATTCCGGTTCTTTGTCTACCGTCAAAACGCGATGATCGGATGGGGTGGTCTTGAGGCATGCAACTCCTCGATTACTGCATTTACTTGGCTTTCCAAGGTGTATGGCTGGGCAACGAATAACTCCACCCTGAGCAGCGGCACCAACGGCCATGTGTTGATCATTAGTGGCGGCGTCGGCAACGGAGCCGGAGGATGTATACGTCTCTCTGGCTCAAACATCCCCGCCAACGGTGGTGGATATAATTTCGGAAACTCAACCAACCTCATTGGTATCTGGGCTGAGGCCAATCTAGATCTAGAAGCTGCCACACCAATTACCCAGTTAGGTCTCTATTCAAGCACCACCAACTTTCAGGGCAAAATCGGAGATCGAATCGATTGCTACGCCGCCTGGGCATTCGGCGCCGGGCAAGGAAACGTTTTCGGCACTTCTCAATGGGTGTTGCTTGCAACGGCCATCCATCCGTGGAATGGCGGTCCTGTTATCCTTTCGTAGATCAAGATGCAGCATCTACCGCCTGTCACGCATTCGTGGTTGTTCAGTCCGAACAATCGGATCTCATTTGTGTCGCTGAATGACACGATGGCGCGTTTGCTATTCGGCGTGAAGAACTTCCTCGTTGCGACGATGGGGTACACGGTCAAGTACACGTGCAACGGCACGACGGGTCCAACCAGCGGATCTGATCATACAGATCGATGGACAACATTCTCCAATGTCACGACCAGAGCATCGATCGCTGGCGCAGCTCAGTCTTTCGCAGTACTGACCGATGGCAACGGCTGCGATCTCCTGTTGACCTATCAGGGCAACACGGATGACGTCGCACGCATCTCGTTCTCTCCGGGCGGATTATTCACGCCAGCTGGCACATCAAACCAGCAACCGACTGCAACTGATGAACAGGTGATGGCCTCAGCTCAGTCGCTGATCAACGCCACAGCGTCGCTCGATCGCGTCTGGCATGCGATGGCCACAACAGACAAGAAACTATTCCGTGTTTTTGTCTACCGAGCCACCACAATGTCATTCTCATGGGGGCTGGAATTCTGTAACACCGTAGGCGTTCTGACGCCTGGCGTCGGTTTTTCTCCGACTGTGGTGGGATGGGGTGCAAGCAATTCGACGATTTCAACAGCAAGTGTAGGCAGCGTCGTCGGAGGATCGAGCCCAGGAGTTAACGGTGGAGTTGCCCGCATCAACGGTATCAACTCGGTTGCCGTTGGCGGTTGTGGCGAAGGGTATCTGAACAGCTTCAGCAACCCGTACGCCAACGATCTGCAAGGAATGGGAGCAATCATCGTTCCTGTTGGATGGGCTTCCTCAACAAATAACGCTGCCGGCAAGGTCGGAAATCGAATCGACTGCTGGTATGGCTTCTGGAATGTGATCCCGTCGCAGGGCGACGCACTCGGAGACTTCACCCATGTATTCATGGGCACCGGAATCCATCCCTGGGATGGCGTTACCTGGCCGGCGGTCGCATGACGGCACGTACTGGCAGTCTTACGACGGTCTCTGGTCCGTTCTTCGGCAACTTCTCCCATGCGAGCTTCGCATCGTTGATGCCAGTCGAGACCGTCTATTTTGGATCGTTTTCGAAAGCGAGCTTTGCGTCGCTTGTCAGCTCCGGTAACCCTTACTTCTTTCCATTCTCTCAAAACCGCCAAGGCGCCTGGTCACGCACGTTCAATTCCGGGTTTCTGCCCGATCTGGAGACCCCTATGACTGTCGTTCAAGTCCTGCAGAACACCGCCACAACCGTCAGCGTGTTCATGCGCGATGGTGCGACCGGACTTGGGTTTCCAGGCATCGCCCCATCGGCGTTTACGATCAAGCTGAAGAAGTCCAACCAGGTCGTCTTTTCCACGATCACGCCAACCGTAACTGATACTGGCCTTGGCTGGTATGACCTTGCCATCACAGCTTCGCATACGGATACCTTTGGCAAGGCTCCGATGGAAATCGCTGCGACGAATGCATTGACGCGAGACGATCTCGTTCTCGACGTGATTGCACTCAATAAGTTCACAGATTCGGTTCGTGCTGGCCTAACGGCCTTGCCGAATGTCAACGCTGGCAGCATGGGCGGTCTTGCGACCAACGCAATCAGAACTGGAACAGCACAAGGCGCTGGAAACGGCATCAACCAGATCCAGCTCGATGCAGGCGCCTCATCCGTAGATGGCACCTATTCTCGTTCTCTAATCTCCATCATTGGTGGCACAGGATCTAACCAATCTAGGTTCATCGCCTCGTACGCGGGTTCCAACAAGATGGCTACGGTCAACCGTAACTGGGGCACACAACCAGACGGTACGTCGGTCTTTGAGATCGTTGGGGCGTCCAACAGCCTGCTTGATGAAGGCCTCGCACAGGCTGGCGGCTCTAATACAATGACCCTTCGGGCAAATGACTCGTCGACCGACGACATCTACAAAGATGTATGGTTCCAGCTGAGCGCAGGCGCCGGCTCGGGTCAGAGCAGGCAATGCAAGACCTACAACGGCACCACGAAGATCGCAACGTTCTACGTGCCGTGGGCGACAGGCGCCATCCCAGACGGCACGACCGTTTATCAGGTCCTAACTGGCGTAGCCACAATTCCAGCTGGCGCTACAGGTGTCGCTGGCGCAGTTGGCGGACTTGCCGTCATCACAGCCGTTGGCCAAGGTCCGGGCGGTCAGATCAAGGCCAACTCGTTTAACGACAAGTACGTCTACGATGTGACCGGAAAGATGACGAGCTGCCGTATGCGCGTCTTCGCCAACAAAGCGACGGCAGACACAGCTTCGGATAGTGATGCCGACGGAGCCCACGGAGAGGTTGAGCGCTTCCGCGTTACCGCCACGTACAACACGGACGGAACGCTCAAAACATACGAATACGCCAAAGAGCTATGAGCAGTGCTGTTCCATTAACAACCGAGGGCATCGACCTCGGACCAGTAAGTGGCGTCACTTACCGGATGCGAGCTAACGACACAACGTTGGCTCGGGTTGTCTATTGGAGCACAGCATTTGTGGATGCAGCCGGCGTGGCATACCTTGGACCTGGGCCACTCACGGACATCGTCGTCTCAAATGTCATTGGACAGGAGATCATCATCACTGTTCCTGTTGAAGTTCAAGGAGTCGAGACCATGCCTGAGCTATGGGCGCAAGCAAATGTTGCCGCTAATCAAACCGGCGTGGCTCTGTCAGCCTTGGTTTCTACCAGCTTCGATACAGTGAAGATGATCAGGGCCGGATCAATCACCGGCCTCGGCACCAGGCTCACTCAGGCAATTACCGCTGGCACGCTGACGGTGAGGGTTACTAAAAACGGTTCACCAGGAACGCTGTCGGTCGTCCACACCACTGGCACTGGTGGCAACGCTACACAGGCTCCTGGTATCGATACGTACATTGCCGGGGATCTAATCGGAGTTCAGCTAACAACCACGTCTGGCTTTTTGCCAAACACCACCGATCTCGAAGCGTGGCTTGAAATGCTGGAGGGACCGTGAGCTTATTTCGTCGAGCTGGCGCTGGAATCGCAAAGTTCCTGCGACAAACTACAGATCCAGCCGCGATCGTGGATCAGGTACAGCTCTATGCCAAGTTAGCATCTGGCGTCACGCATCTGTTTGCACGACGAAGCGATGGGACTATCGACCAGCTCACTGGCGCCAGTGGAGGAGGCGGCGGAACAACGCCAGCTCGCTTCACATGGATGGAAGACTTCATCAATAACGCGACGTCGAATATGCAGGTGATCACGCCTGGGTCGTCAACTGAAGTCAAACTTGTCGATTCATCTTTTTCTGGCCCAAACGGTTGGGCGAAAACCCCGATCGGCGTTTTGCGTTTTCGCGTCGATTCAGCCGGTGGCGCTGTTGAAGTGTATGTTGACATCGCGCCGGTCACTGGTCACGTAGACCCTGCTGGCCCAATTCTTGGCGAGATCGCTAACGACATCACGCAAGGCGTACTCACACTCGAATTTCGTCTCTCATGGCAAGGCGACGATGAAGCAAGCGGAAGTCCTCCGCACGTAGGTCTTGCGTTTGGACAATATACCCAACCAGCTTCTGGTTTCTCCAGCCGATGGAATCTACTTGGGTTTGGCATCAACAAGGATGCCTTCGGCAATAATCATTGGTGGGCTCTCACAGGCAACGCAGGCGGAGGGGTTGATAGCCTGATTCAGCACGATACGGGCGTCGCTATCGACAATCTCAATTTTCATCCGCACGTATTCAAAGTTGTATGCGATCCAGCCGGACCGCTTACGCAGTGGTATATCGACGGAACGCTCGTGGCAACAGACTCAACCGCGCAGTTCGGATCTTTGCTGCCAAGCATGAACATGTGGGTTGCGACTGGACAAACGGTTGATGTGTTTGTCGACTACATCTTCTGCGATTTCGCAGTAGATCGAACGACTTTGTAGTAGACGGCCCTTAGTCGTCTTGTGAAATGCCGGTGGCTTTCTGAAGATTGTCCTTCAAGATCGCCATCACGTTCTGGGATTGTGGTCCAGGCGGAATGCTCATGATGAGGCTGATCTCAGTCAGACACTTAGACAAGATCTGTCCGAGCTTCTGGGGACCGAGACTGATGGCATGCTGACCATATGCGACGTGCTGCAGATTGATCGGATCTTTTCTAGGGTTGTCCATCTCGGGCCTCCTTGAGCATCCTAACGAATTGCTCGGCGGCCGACAGGAGCCTCATCACGGCGGCTTCGGCCGAATTCATTCCATCGGCCGAGAACGTCACGTCGGCATACCAACCGCCCTTCCAGCTGCCATCCTGGTGCTGCTTGGCAGTGATCTTGAACTTGTAGCCAGAGGCATCGGCAAGTTCGTACTCGCATTGGGTGGTCTTCATCTCCAGCATCGGCTGGACAATCGCGCCAAAACAGGGCATTGGCAAGGCGATGAACAAGATGGCCCTGCGTCGACTTTCCAGGCAGCCATGGCAGCCGTGGGAGAAGAGAGCGACGACCCCGCAGCAGATGAAGGACTGGAGCCGGACCGAGTCGAACTTCCGGCCCTACGGCTTTCTAAACAACCGCTATTCGGTTCAGATCTCAGACGAGCCAACTGAATGGGGCCTGGTCATCCACCTTTGGATCAGGCGCCACGACGGTGAAATGGTTCGCTCGTGGTCCGACATGCAGCGCATCAAGAACGAACTCATCGGTGACAACCGTATCGGGCTTGAGGTCTTCCCGAAGGAGGAAGATCTGGTAGACCAAGCAAACCTCGCCCATGTCTGGGTCATGCCGTTGGATTTCGTCTTGCCGTTTTCCCTCAAGAAGTGATTCCTTGACAATCGCTTTATGAGGTGATTGTATTAGCCATGGATGAGCTGCCGTGGCCCATCGCTCCGTGTATCGGAAGCGGATATTGCTGCAAGAAGTCCCTTTGCTGGGTCGGCTTGCGGGTTCACGGCACAATGCCTGGGCCTTGTCCTAGCCTCGTTTTCGATGGGGAGCGTCACTGGTGCGGAGAAGTACTGAAAGCAGAGGGCTCGCAAAAAGAGGAGCTGAAGCACGACCTGCACATCGGAGCGGGATGCTGCAGCTCCCTGAACAGCGATCGGAGAGAGATGCTGGTCAAGCTGCGGCTCCGGTCGAATTCCTCATCGCCTTTACCAGAGCGCTGATCCGCAACCATCCTTCGGGCGACTGCATCTCGCTTGCTATGCGTAGTGCCAAAGGCGTTTGCCCGCTCACGCCTGAGCAGGAGGAGCAGTTCCGCAAGGCCGTCAACATCGAAGTTGACAAGTCGCCATGGCCGAAGGATTTCTTCTAACTGATGCGGAAGACCGGCATGACCAGCGAGGTGCGCGAGTGCCTCGCTGAGATGGGTGTCACCGACGAGGTGCTCGCCAAGGTCAAGTCCGCCAGTAACCACACGGACGGGGAAAAGCTCTTGGCAGAAGCCAAGGAAACTTGCCGCAAGGGCTTCAGGGCCATCGCCGGCAGGTATCACCCTGATCAGAACCAGCACCTTCCTCCCAATGAACTCAAAGCAAAAGAAGAACGCTTCAAGCGCCTACGATCTGTCCATGATTCGTTTCTTGAGTCTCGTTATCGAGGGCCAGAACGCAGCAGAACGCAGATGGGAGCGGATGATTTCGACCCGTTCGGCTTCTACAAAAGGGACAGTAGGCTCGAAGCGATCATCGCCGAACTGAGAAATCGAAGACCGCCAACGACTGCCGAGGAATTCTCCGGCATGTCAGATGCCGACCTCCGACTGTTGCAAATACTCCAACAGAGAGAGCACAGAAGGAAAGTCAAGTTCGCCGAAGACCTCATCAACAGGCGTCCTCAACCGCCTAAGCCAAAACCGCCTCCCAATACTGCGCCGGTTGCTCTACCGGCCGGCGTTTGGCACAGAAATGAAGCGTCATGCCAGCCTCAGACGAGACCGCCGAGAAAGCCGAAGACCCCACGATAAAGTACTGGGGCAGCCGAATGTGCTGCTACGTCTGCCGGCGGCAAGGTCGGCGGGTTCGTGCGGTGATCAGAATCTTCTCTGGCATCACTTACCACGGTGACGGCTGGCCTGCCTGCGCTGAACACGCTAAGGACGCCGAGACCGCCGCCTTGGAGCCGCTGGACGATCCGAGGGCTGGTCCCGAGTGGCAGGTAAAGGCATACGAAGTAGTAGCTGACGACCACGGGTTTCCGAAGCTTGGTCGGAAGCTGTGGCTAGCAAAGAAGCGCGCTTCCTAGGACAGCTCTCGCAGGTCCGGTCGCATACGGTCGAACGTGAGGAGCAGGAGAACATCTACTTCTTTCTGACTCGCCTGTATCGACGCATCAACTTCTTCCAGTCGATGGGATAATACTCGATCGACGTCAGGCAGCACGGGCAGACCCCCATCGCGATACAGAAGCCGATGTTGATCTTTCCGGTCAGCGGGTCATGCGGCCGAATCGGAATGGGGTCAATTTCAAGCTCGCACACCTTGCAGACCTGAGAGAGCCGAAGCTCTAAGCGCATCATGCAGGTGACCATCAGCAACACGCATGCCGATGGTCAAGACACGTAAGTTCGGCATCTTATGGGTTGTTCATCCCTTCGTCACCGGCAGCTTCGCCATTTGGAGCGGCGGTCTCGCCAATCGGAGCCGATAAGGCCTCGAAGCGCTCGCAGAACTCATCCCAGTAATCTGGGTGGACGTGGACAGCCTGTTTGTACGGGTTCCACTGGAACAGGCGCTTATTGCCGTTGTCATCGAACTTGCGCGCGAACTGGTCCGTGTGGACCTCGATGAATCCGTTGAATCCTATCGCCCACGAGCTACGCATCTGACTCCTGAATCACCTCGAACGCTAGGTCTGAGACGACCTCGTTGTTGTAGCCAACCCTGATGAGCTTGAGCGCATCAACCTTGTCGGTGAGAATTCTGCGCTCCTCGGCCGACTCCAGCTCGATGAGAACTCGTGGCTCTTCTTTGGTGTTGTAGACGATGGATGCTTTCATGGCTGGCACAGGACCATGTCATCAGCCCATTGTCACCTTAGACCGATGTGCTGACACCTTCGGAATCTCTGTGGCTGGATCAATTCCGACCGCCTTCGATTCTGCCTTCAGAATGTCGACAGATACGAAGGAGCCGGTTTTGTCTGAGCCAATGACGTTTCCCAACAGACCCTTCATGACCTGCATCCACGCACCACCGTGACGTTCGATGCGGAGAACGACGTACTTCAGTCCCTGTTTACGGGCCCGATCGCATTCGTTGAGCAAGTCACCGACGGTCACTCGAAGGTCACCATCGCGTATGGCCGACTCTTGTCTCCGTAGGTGCCATCCGCCGTTTTGACGCCGTACATGCGATAGATGCAGTTGTCGAACGCGCTCACATTGCTGGGCGTGATCTCGATGTACTTCATCGGGCTCGCTGAATAGCCGCTCGCACCACGCCACCCATCAGCAGCGATTCGGAACAGCCTGTTATCGCGCGTCACGTACACGCCCGTGTGGTGCCACCAATTCCATCCGCCGGCCGTTCTCGTGGATTGACCGAACACCATGAACGTCGGAAGGTCACCACGACGGTCGTACAGCTCTCGTGCGTCCATGACCTTCGGCACGCCGCTCCGCTTGACGGCATGGCCATCCGGCGGGATCTGGTAGCAGACGTCGCCGAAGCCGCGATATGGACCGGCGCCTGGGTTCTGATGCACATCTGGGCTGCTGAGGAGCAGCTCCCAGATCTCAGGGCAGTTGCCGGCGTGCGTGTAGTCCTGGTTGCGCCTGCAGAGCCAGCTCATGAAGAAGTTGCACCAAGACGTGCAGTGGAAGCTCGGATATGGCTTCCCAAGCACGTTCGGCCACTGCGCTACCGTTCCACCCATCGTCCCAGCACCGTAGGTCACCACGAACTTGTCGTTGACCCACAGACCGCGACCAGGACCGTACCGTACGGGACGGGTTGTGATCGCATCCACGAGTACCTGGAATTTCTTCCACGTGTCGTCGTCGCAATGAACAACGTCGCTCGGTGGTGGCGGCGACGGCTGGTTCATCTTCGAGATGGCAGCATTGAGAGAGCCCATCGTTTGAGGGCCAGCTACACCGTCATCATCGATATCTGGGCGATCCATCTGGAAAGCGAGCACGGCGGCTGTGGTCTTGGGGCCATAATCGCCATCGATATCACCCGGATCATAGCCAGCAGCCTTGAGCTTCAGCTGGAGTTGCTCAACTTCTGGACCCTTGTCACCCGGCCTTAGAATCATCGTTTACTCCTCAAAGATCTCGGTTTTTAGACGTATGAGCGCCGAACAAGATCGGCACCTGAAGTCGTAGTCACATTCGCACCCGCGCCGACATTCGTCTGCCAGAGCTTTGATCTTTTCGATCTTAGCCAGGAGCTTATCACGATCCGCCTTCACCATCTTGTAGGCGGATTCCCATTGCTCGGCGGACTGTTGCCAGTGGCGGTCTTCCATCAGTTCTTCGTCTCCGTGATGGCAATAGAATCTGCCTTCTTCTCATCCTTGGGAGGGTACTCAGGGACGTACGGAAGCGAGTAGCGAGATGCCTCGATCGCTTCTTCGACTGATGAAGCGGTCACCGAGACCGTCACGCTCTTGTTCTCGGTCAGCTGCTGCTTAACCCAGAACCGATTGTGTTCGTTGTTGCACGGCTCTGCCGTCCTTCCAGGGAAGGCCTTTGGAAGCGACCTGAGGGCCTTCATCTCCTCGTGCTTCTCGAAGTCTTCTTCGTGTGGGTAGTAACGCTTGCCGACCCAGCTCGCTTGCCGGCGAATCGATTTAACAGCCCACCGAGGGATGTTGACCGTCCCTCCGGCGCCGCAATTCATGCAGTAATCGCCAAGGACCGTAGAGCCCCAGGAACCGTCCTCGTTTGTGGCGAAACATCCGGGACAGAAATCAAGACGATCTAGATGCGACTCTTCCGCTTTGGGCTTTGCTTCGGTTTCCATCGTAAACGAGATCTAGACTTGTTCATCACGATTGTCACCAGCCGCTGAAAGCCATCAAGGTCCAGGAATTCTCGCTCGGCCCCAGTTCCGTTACAGATCGGGCAGTTGATCACCTCGCCCTGATCCTTGTACTTGCCGCCAGGAAAGCGCCTTTTTCCCTTGCAGTACGAGCAGGTTACGTAGACTGCGACGCCACAAATCTTCGAGAAGTCTGTCTTATCCATAGTACCCCGACTCCACGGGCTTGCCCCAGCCAGGTGGCAGCTCGCAATTCGTCGGAGCGCCCTCGAACATCGGACCAATGTCCTTGTCGGTGTAGCCGGCGAGGCCGCATCCGATCCTGGTCACGAAGAACTCGTGCTCCGGGTGTCCCTTTGCGTACTCGATGAACTTCTTTACCGAGGCACCAATTTGGAAGAGCGTCCTGCGCTTCAGCTTCTCATCTTTGGTTGGGATCGCATACGCACGACCCGTGGGCCCCTCGCCAACGCCGTATTCAGCGCCCCACAGCTCTTTGGCGTCGAGAGCCGCACCCTTGCCGTGACGACCGGCCAGGTTTGATCCAAAGACGAAAATCCTCATGGACGAGGATTACCATCGGCATCGCGCCATTCGCTAGGGTACCACTCTTTCGCTTCGACACGCTTGGCCAGCTCTTCATGATCGAGAATCCGAAGCCAGCATGCGATGAGATAGATGGTCTGCTTCTCGGTTCGCTCTTCGACCTCCGCACGGATACGGAACTCGTCGATGCGACGGAACAGGTCTTCAGGTTTCGTGATGCTCGGATCCCTTGATGCCACGGTAGGCAGCGTTGTAGTGGACCTCCCAGTCAATGTACACCTCGAACATCTGAACCGGGCCCTCGGGAAATCCGTTCTCGCCGACCATTCGAACAGCAAGCTCGATCGTCGTCGCCTTCGGCGGCTGACCATCATCGGAGTAGATTTCAGAAGCTGCAATCTCGGCAGCCTCGGCGGAATCATCGGCCCGGACGGTGTCGCAGTTGTCGTCTTCCTCGTCGACGAGAAGCCAATATCGATACTTCGGCATCAGTTAGCCTTCTTTTGAAAACGGACCACCGTCCATCCTGGAAGTTCGGCGCTCTCTTCTTCGATACGCTCGTAGTCTGGATGGACATAGTCAATTCGATTTCCGCCGCACGCCTGGCACAGATCAGACGGGTACGTTTTCGACTGGATCAGACCCTCTTCTCCGTACGTAGAAGAATTGATGTAGCCGTAGCTGGAACGGCAACACCGACAGTGGCCAACGCCGCCCATCCAGCCACCTGATGGCAACTGCGTTGATTCCATCTCGCACCCGTGGTCGCACTTCATCTCTTTCGTCCCTCCGCCAGAACACGAGCTTCTTCTTTGAGATGGTTGTCCGCATCTTCTTCGGTGGCGTACCGATAAACAACACGACCAAGAATCTGATCTCCAACACGAGACCAGCCATGACGCTCTACTGGGAGCACCGCCGCGAGTATTTCTTCGCGGGTAGGCAGCAGGATCTTACGTTCCTTTTCGTCGCTGCTCATCAGCATCCCTCATGGGCGTGCTTGGGCCTGAGCCATCTGGAAGCCCCTTGCGACCGTTTTCTGCGTACGCCTCAACGATGTAATCGGGACGTGGCGTGCCAGCGTCAACGATTTTCCAGATACCTTCAACATCATCGATGCGGATGACGCGCCCAATTTTGACTTCCTTGGTTGGAAGCCAGGCGACATAGCGCTTGCCACCGGGGACTGAAACCATCTCGCACTGACGGTAGGTCTCCTTAGACTTCCGTTCCTTCGTCTTCGTCGCCATCGATGTACTCCGTTAGTGGTGGCCAGAGCTGCTCGCCTTTTTGGACCTTGGCGATTTCCTCGTCGGTCAGACGACGGTAGGTACCCTCATAGATAGTCATCCCGTCCTGTGGCGTCTCGTAACCGCCAGGCTGCCAGGCGGCAGTACCCTCCCAGACCGTCAGCCCCTCAGGCGCGTCGTCGAAGCCGTAGTCGTCAACCCGTGATGATCCGACCTCGTGCATCTCGTAGAACAGGGTGCAGCCTGGTCTCGCATGAAGAACGACGCCGCCATTCCTGGTGTTGGCGATCAGAGCTGCATTAGGGACCTCAGGACGTTTCTTCTCGATCTCTTCTGGATCGATCGTTTTGAAGATATCTGTGTAGCCCATCTACTCCTCCGGCGGCTTAGGTCGACGAGCACTGCTGCCGGCCATCGACATGAACTTCGGCGTTACTGTCCCCGTACGGCGCAAGCTGCGGTTCGCCCTGCGCTTCCACTTCTTCCGCGCACGCGCGACATGGGTGCTGTTACTTCCAGAATTTGGAGGCCCACCCTCCCAGGTGGGACCGTTGTCCTGGTGTCGCTTCTGGCCACGCCGTGGATTTGGCTTCTGGCTCATGGGTTCCATGCTGGACCGACGTACGCAAAGCGCTGTTTGCGGTCCGAGCAGTCGTCGATTTCAGTGTGGACGCACTTCGACCCATCGGCATGAACGTAGTCGAACCAGGCATCCACCGTCGGGTCGTCGCTCTCGGCGGTCCTGGTGGCAAACCTGGGTCCCGTGTGGGCATCGATCAGTTGGAGCCCGATATAGATCACCGTGATCCGGTCCTCGTAGTTGGCGTCATGACCATACCCGATGACCTGATAAAAGTGACCCTTGTAGTGCTTGTAGATTCCTGCTGGCAACGGTTTCATCGTACGAACCTCTTGCGAAATTCGGCGTGGTCGTCTCGTTCTTTGACGGCTCGCGCCTGTGAGGCCTTATCGACTTCACGGACTTCGGTTTTGGTATCGAAGGCATGAACCAGCCATTCGTCCCAGGCGGCTTCTGGAAGGTCCCAGTAACCGTTGCTCAGCCATCCGCAGCTGCACTTGAACTGATCAGTGAAGCCACCCGTCTGCTTCACGTATTCCACGATGTGCTTAGGTTTCTTCTTCGGCACCAGTGTCATCCTCTGCCTCCGGCAACATGCGGTTGACGATGTCGAGCAAATCGTCTCGTCTAGCGAACACCTTGCCACTGGCAAGCTGTCGATCTACCTCGTCCAGCAGTTCAATTTCTTCACCGCTGAGATGCGCCTGCTTGAATTTGATCGCCGCCTCGTACAGCTCCAGCAGCTCCTGCAGCATCGGCAAGCCTTCAACAATCAGTGCGGCATCGTCGGCCAATATTTCGACTGTGGCATTGCCGTTGTGGCCAGGGATGTAGAAATCGGCTGTCGGCATCCCGCCGTTGTTGTACGCATACGTGTATTTCCACGGAAAGCGTGTTGCGCTGTAAAGTATCGCTTTCAGCTTGGCGGGGTCGACGGTCATGTGAGCCACTTCAGGGCAGCGCCGTTGATAAGCACGTGCATGATGTTGTCTGTGAAGATCAAAAGCCAACCAGCCAGCCAATCCGGCGTCGTCGGCGGTGTCCCGAACTTCTGACATTCGCTCCACGGCTTCTGTCGAGACCAGATGCCGTTCCTGAGCCAGATGACGTATCTGGCGAGTCGCCAACGATCGATCACAAAATGCGTCACGCAGATAACGGCCAGCGCAAGCACTTGCGTCGTGAGCAGCAGGAACGGCAACGTGTAGGTCACCACGTGGACGATTGCCGCAAGAGACTTCTTGGTCTTCTCGGTCGCCATCCAGTCCGATTGGATGATGTAGTCGCCTACGGCGTGAGCCAGCAGCTGGTCAGCGTTTATCAGCACTCTTGGCTCTGTACGCCAGGCTGTTCTTAATTGAAAGAGGACAGTCGTCCGGGCACCCGAACGGCGTCGCACGGGCATCTTCCAGCGTCACCCGTGTGACCCACCCGCCACCACGGATAACCTCCGCAACGTCGTCAGCGAGGCTGTCAGCCTCTTCTGGATCACGTTCGTCGACGCCCATCCAATTCAGGTGGCCGCAGCGCAGGAAGCCCAGGTAGGCGTGCGTGACTTTCGGATCAGGGTGCATCGTTCTTGAGCATCTTCGTCAGCCAAGGCTCCTCGGCCGTGCCGGTCGGCGTAGCCGGGATGTCGGTTCCGACCTTGTTTGCGAAGAATGCATCACCCTGGTTGAACCGGAGCGCCTTCGAGAGGTCGATCTTGCGAACGTGTTCCTCGAAACCGAAGCTCTCGTAGGCGATGAAGACGTTCTCCTCGGTCACCCTGGTCACGGTCTGACCCTTGGTGGCGAAGTGCGCCTTGATTTCCGCTTCGCCAGAAAGCTTGTTGAACAGCGAACGAGGCATCGCCAGTTCATCTTGATCGGCCTTCTGAATCCAGCTGGCGAGGAACTTCTTGCTCTCGTCATCGACTCCAACCCACTCCTCGCCGTCGTAGCCGTAGACGCCGCATCCGATCATCACCAGATGCTTGGTGTCGACGAAGTCTGCGCAGTTCTTCTCGTGCCAGTATGACTTCGCCTTGGCCTTGCACTTCGCGCAGTCCTCGGTGAGGTGCGGCGGATAGATCGTGCTCTCCACGACGGCATAGACGCCGTTCTGCGGGCCACGGATGGCACAGATGCTGACGTCCTTGTACGAGAGGGTCCCGTTGTCGACCTGCATCACGGTCGGCTCGACAAACCGGCCGCCCTCCTGCCAGCCCTTCTTGTCTCGAACGTACAGCCAGTTCTTGTAGAACTCGACTGAAACGCCGTTAGGCGAAGTGAAAATGCCGTTGGTGGATTCGCCGTTTTCGTCTACGGCGAGCGTATCCCAGTTAGAAAGAGCCATCGCGTACCTACAGTTGAGAGTCGTGGTTGTTTCACGCCACTTTCGTGGGCGGAGGCGTCGGAGCTTCTACAGCTGCCGCCTTGCGAAAGAATTTAGCAAGTTCCAGCGCAGCGGCACCGATATCGTTCGTCGAGCTACGCTTCTCGTCGTTATATCTGGCCAACGCCTTGATTTTGTCTGCCTTCGTCATCTTCTCGGTCATCGCCAGGATGGCCTTCCGGTCGGCAATCTTGCCGTAGACGACCGACTCCATGATGGTCGCCAGTTCTTCCCCGTGCTTGACGTAGAACTGCTTCATCTCGTCGGGGTTGACGCCGTTCTCATGAAGCCAGGCGACGAGCTTCTCGCCGTTCTCGAAGCGGAACAGCGGAAGAACCATCCTGTCGTCTTCGTCGTACAACCCGTACGCGCCATGGCCGAGGACGATGACGGCTACAGAAGCCAGGAAACTATCCTCGGCTTCGATGGTCACTGCATCCGACGGATTGACGATTTCGTAAATCACCCGCCGACCATCCCACCGATAACCCGAATTGTCTAGGTCACTTCTTGAGCTGTTCTTTGTACCAGTCTGGCCATTCGGCCTTCGTGCAGTTCATCGTGTGGAAGCCATCCGTCGACTTGCACTCCGGGCACATATTCAGCTCTTCAGCGGTTTCTATCTTGAGCGGTTCTTTGGCCCACGATACGCCGCACTTCCAGCACGTCCCGTAGAAGACGTCGCCGGTATTTTCAGCGCCGCAGCCGCAAGTCCAAATCTCAGACAGCTCCATTAGTCGGGTCCCTTTTTGATTTCCTCTTGCCGTTTGTAGAACCAGTCGCAGCTGTTGCAGCAGATATACGGCCCGTATCCACCGCCTAGCAGGCCGAATCCTGCGATCGTCTCGTCACCGCACTTTGGGCATTTTTCCTGATTGAGACCATCCGGCGGCTTCTCGAAACCACCCTGTTGCTCAGCGTAATCAAGAAAGATCGTCGGTCCTGACTTCTCCATGGTCTCCATCCATAAGACGAAGAACGGAGATTGTATAGCCGTAGGCCTCTGCTGCCGTCTGAGCTACAGCGTTGAGATCTTGCCGACCTCGCCCATAGCCAGCGTTGTAAGCGGCCACGATGAGCTTGTTGGTGTGCTCCGTGAACTTCGGCTGCATTGCCTTGCTACTGGCGCCGTCCTTCCAGCCCTGAATGAACGAGCGAAACTGGTTGGCAGCATCTGGGGTGTTGATGTGCATCCCCTTCCTTCACCTAATTTCCTGGATGAAGCAAGTCGGTTCGAGCGTGCTGAGGTCGCTGGCATTCTTCACGATGCGAGCGTCCAAGTAGTGGAGCACCCAAGCTACCGCCGCCTCACGGGTATCGAACATCTCGCCGCTTCCGGCATGCTCGGATAGGAAGACCTCGTTGGCCAGCCCATGGAGGCGCTTCACGAAACCTTGTCGAGTTGGACTGCTATAGCGGATGTAGCAGGGCATGCCCTATCTACAGTTCACCTTCAGTCTTCTTCCACGCCCGCGTGGCGAGCCCGTAACTCACCGCATCGACGAACTCTCTGGTGCTTATCGCCTGGAACTTCGCGCTGGTAATCCAGGCTGTGATCTCCTTGATCACGTCTTCCTCGGCGTCCATCCTGTCGAGCTGACGGTGAACTTTCTCCAGCTCACGACAAAAACGACAGGGTCCGTTGTAGCTGTAGCAGCGGCATTGAGCTGCTAGCTCGTGCGATCTGTCCTCAAGTTTGTAGCGATCGACCGTCATGCACTCCCTCTTAGAGGAAGATTCCATGAATGGCCACAGCCACGACAGGACAGAAACTGCAGAAACTCCATGACTGTGATCGAAATATCCACGGCCTTGGTCGTATTCGTTGACCCAGCCTTCGAAGGATCTCCTACGGATACGAGCTTCACCTGCGACGACCCGCACTCAGGACATACCGCATCAAAGTCTTCAGCGATTGCCTCTGGCTTCAATGCCAGGCTCCGCACGCACAAGGGCCACTGCGCACGTCGCAGCGCGTTCCGCCGTTCGTTCCCATATTGACGTACTGAGAGTGGGCGTCCATCACGCCTAGATCCATCGCACCGTTGATGAAACAGCAACGCTGAAGGCCAGCGAAGTCATGTTCGTGCAGGTGCGGATTCTTCTTGATGTCCTCGATTTTCTCCTGCCGCGTCATCCTTTTCCTCCGTCTGCGCTAAAAACCATTGTTGGAATCGAAGCCGGCCTTCAACGCTGAGCTTATGGGCCAACTCGAACGCTTCGAATCGCTGTTTCTTTTTGAGGTACCGAACATCGCGAGACATCTCGCCGCGCATCCGCTCAACATGGCTCTGGCTGTCCGAATAGATGGTTACGATCGGCATCCATCGACCACCCCTGCGAATCGCTTCAAATTCTGCGTCAGCACTGTGCTCGGCCTCGAAACCACAAGACTTCGTGGCTATGACCTTTCCTTCCGCATTGATCAAAACCAAACCAGCACCACCGAAGCCAGGTTCAGAGACGTTTCGTTCGCCGCTAAACGTCAGAAATGAACCATCGACGATGAGAAAATAGGTCTCGTCGAGACGAGTCGTGCAGTAATCCAGAAGCGTTCGATCATAGAAGCATCCTCCGCACGTATTTCGCTGTGCCGTCGGAAGCGTGTGGTCACGCTCGAACCGGATGCCGCAGACCCAGCAGCCCTTTCGTTTACGTCTTCGATGGGCCTTGCTCGCCGTCATTTGCGAAGACGCGCCATCCGTTCTTCTTGGCGCTGCTTGACCATCTTGATCAGAGCCTCGGCAATTTTCTCGTCGTCGTTTCCATATGGGTTGTCGTGCGTGGCCTTCACGGCGTCAACCGACGCAAACGCTTGCGTCATTGCAATCTTGAAATGCTCTCCAAGCTTGCCCGGCGTCATGATTGCCTTGATGCCGTCATGAAAGCCGCCGCCCGGCGGAATCGCGAGATTCGCCATGAATTGGGCGATGAGGCTCTTCATGTGAGGACCAAGCTTGCGTTCAGTCATCGACGATTCCGCAGTGACGGCAGACATCGTTGACGAACTCGTGAACGCCGGTCTTCTGGCACTTCGTGGGCTTTCCACGGTCTGCTTCTTCTCGTGCCGCATGATCGATGGCAGCACAAAGACGCTCGTTGGCGAGCTTGTCGCCTTGATTGTGGCGCCATTCGATGCCGGCCTTGACCAACTCGACGATGTGACCAATCGGGACCTTGAGCGCAACCTCGTACATCTTGAGGAGGCCGTCTCGCTTGGCGAGCTTATCGCGCTCGACACGAAGGGAATCGATCTGTGCCTTGAGCTGCTCGACCTCCATACGGTGATCTAACGGCACAACTGGCGTGTCTTCGTCTTCCATATTCATGTCCGCTTCAATAACTCAGGAGGCTTTCTGCCGCCAACTGCGATGGCATAGCTGTCGCGCAGAAGACGAACATCGGCCATTCTCTTGGCACCAAGATCGAAGAGTCCGATCCTGAACGAGTTGTTCTGCCAGCCGTCCCAGTAGGCCTGAGGCGTCCTCGGAATTGGCTCGGCATCTGGATGCTCAGCGCGAATCTTGTCGCTAGCATCGAACATGAAACCAAGAGCCTCGATGACGCCTTGTAGCGATTCTCCGGGCGATACCTGGGTAGCCATGTCTTGTTCGAGCGCCTGCGCAACGTAGACCTTGCGGTCGATTGCGCCTTCTTCGAGCACAAGAACGCGGAGAACTTCCTTCCAGTCCGCCATCAGCTCGCACTCCACTTGGGCTGCGGCAGCTTCGGCTTGGAGCCAGACTCCTCGTTGATGCGCTTCGAGAAGATGTCCTTGATCTTCTTGTAGGCCGGCGAGCGGGTGCGGTCCGAGCTGTTCCGACCCACGAGCCAGGCCAAGTACGATTCGTTCGCCGAGAGCGACATGAGGCACTTCTGGAAAAGCGTCTTGGAGATCCTGACGCTCTTGGCGGAATGGCCGGTAATGACCAGGCGACGGTACAGCCACATGCAGATGGTCAGGTTCAGGTTCTTCCAGAGACCCCGATACTCCTTGTCGGTTCCCCAAGCGTCGTACGCCGTGTTCAGGAACTCCGAGAGCAGGTCGGCATCCTCGGCGGTGAATCGCTTGGCGATTTCGACGATGCCACCTGCCGAAGCGCCACCGCCGGAAATCGGGACCTCCTTAGAGGACATATTCCAGCAGCGAATCGTGCTTCCCATCGAGAGAATAACGCTTCCGCCGTCTTCGCCCTTGCCGCTCTTGTTGTAGCCGACGAATGGACACTGCTTGCGAAATTTGGCGAGGTGGTTGTCCTCGTTGTACTCCAACGCCCGCAGTCGGTCGTCCGGCTTCATCTTCGAAATGCTGGAGTTGAGTCGGTCGAACTCCGCAGACATTTCGGCCATCGTCTTGTAGTGCGCGGTTCGCGTGTCGACGTAACCCTTGGGTAGACCACTCAACAGGAAGGCTTCGACACGATGCTGGCCATCGATGAGGTATTTTTCGCCACTGAGCCAGCCCAATGTGATAACGCCAGGGATGACCTCGGTTTCGGCGATCTCCTCGGAGACTTCCTGAACCTTATCGTTGTTCGTGAACTGACGCTGAAACGGTGGCTTTTTCCAAAGCTTCACATCGTCGGGCGTCACCACGACGGTGTCCGTAACGGTACGGGTTGCCTTTTCGGCAGCCGTTTGTGGCTTCACCAGCTTCAAGGACATGTCCTTTACCTCAGTGCGGCCACCGTAGGGGTGCTACCCACGATTGTCAATCAATGCTGATTGCATCCGATGTGACCGCATACGTTGCAAACCGGCTCGCGCTCGATGTCGAGCCTAGTATCAGGTAGCACGCGACCATGACGTTCTGCGGCTCGAAGTTCGAGTTGAAGAATGCATTCACGTAGGTTTTTGATAACCGCCTGGTTCGCCGGATCTGGAATCTGCCAGTCCAGGTACTGGACCCGATCGATCAGAACCCTAAGAACTTCTTGAAGATTTGTTCCTGCATGGTGCCCGATGTTCCCGGGGTAACCAGGGCCCTCGCGCTTCACGAAGAACAGGCGATTAGGGAGCAAAACGCCGTTGGGCGGCTGCGCCTCGTCGAGGCTAGCCAACTCGTAGTGGTGGCCAGGGTCTAAGACTTTCATTTCCGATTGACCTGAGCGCGAGGAAGCGGAGCCCTATGAAACCACCAGCTGAGCAACCAGTCCACGATACAACGAAGGCACATGAAAGAATGGCCCCGCATGCACCCAAGGTAGCACGTTGCCGCTACTTCATTTGAATCATTGGAACAGCACCGCCGGTCATCGTCGGTAGCTTGCCGTCCCACTTGAGCGCCTGCTGGTACTGGATCAGCTGCGGCGTTACTGACTCGGCCAAGATCCTGTTGGCCTTCGCCTGCGCATCGGCTCTGAGAGTAATAGCAGCTGCCTCGCCCTCGGCTTCGGCCTTCATCGCGTCAGCCTTGCCCTTTGCGACAGCAACCTGCTGGTTCGCCTCCGCTTCCTTCTTCTTGACCTCTTGAGCGCTCTGCTGGGCCTGCTGCACCATCGCAACCTTGGCGTTGATGGCCTGAATGACCTGAGCTGGCGGCTCAATGCGATTGATCGTGAACTGAGAGATGATGAACCCGAACGGCGTCAACTTGCCTTCCAGGAACGTCTGGACCTCAGCACGAGCCGTCTCTTTCTTCGTCGAGTACAGTTCCTCGGCCGTGTACTTGGCGAAGATGTCCTGCAGGCCCTCGCGGATGGTCTGGCGGATGTACTTGTGTTCGATATTCTCGATGTTGTCGCGCCACTTCGAGTAGATCTCTGGAACCTTCTTGGCGTCGAGCGTGAAATTCAGCGCCACATCGACTTCGATGCCGAGACCCTCCGACGACGTCACGGTGATGGACTGATCTGTCTCGTTGCCGCTCGTGCCGCCGGTTCCTTCATGCGGGTTCTTGGTGAGGATGAGACTCTGCATCGAGATGGGGTACTCGACGACGTCCTCACAGAACAACTCACGCCAGTAGTAGCCGGTCGGAATCGGGTCTGGCGAAACACCACCCCCGCTGCACTTCTTGACGGATACACCAACGTGTCCTGGGTGAACCTTTTCCAGCTTCGCGCACGTGACCATGCCGATAGACAGAGCCACGACTCCGACGATTGTCCCAATTACTGCTGGTGCTGCGCTGCCGCGCTGAGAATTTCTCATTTTAGATCTCCTATTACGTGCTTTCTGTAACAGCTCTCGTGCCACCACGTCCGTCCATTTACAAACAAATCCGTCTTAGGATCGACGAATTCCTCACAGCTTACACACCGCATCTTCTCTTTGATTTCCATGCGGTGGAGATTCTCAGCGCCCTGATTTCGGGCAGACTTCGCCTGGGCGTCTGGATCAGACGCTTGCTGTTTTTTCCTCGCAGCGCGGATAATGGAAATCCCAACTGCCACGAAGCTCACCACAGCGAGGCCAACGGCGATATCAATGCCTAGCAACGCTTCACCCTCAATGCGCGGCCAACGTAGGGACTACGCAGCCACTGTCAATGGCCCTGAACTAGGCCTTCTCATTGATGAAGTTCACAACCTCGCGAAGGCTCGATAGTTCGCCATGAACGTTCTCGCTTTCCTTCGCCTTCTTCTCCATCAGGGTTTGGCGGTCCGCGTAGGAGAGCCCGGACCTCGCCATTTCCTCCTGATCGGGCGGGGACGTTTTCGCTTCCAGCTCACGAATTCTGCGGTTGAGCCAGAACACTGCCTTATCCTTATTGAGCGTCATTTGGTCTCCAGGGTGCTTGAACAGTCGGGGTTGTTGGTTCCGAGGGACAGCCAGTGGCTGGTCCCAAAATCTTAGTAAAGCATCCGCAGCAGACGTAGGCAGTCAGGTTGTGACGCTGAGCGTGTGGGCCGCTGATGTGAAAGAAGCTGTTGCACTTCGCCTTAGCGGCCTTTGCGCCGTCCGGGTCAATCACATCGGAGATGAACCGCTCGCCGCATGACATGCACGGTTCGTCGTGCATGATCTCCTCGCCTACTTTGTGCGTTGCCGGCTTGTTGCACATGGAGCAGATTTCGCCGCCGGCCGATACTGAAACGAAGTGCATTAGACCCTCGCGTACTTGTCGAAGAAGTTCCTGGCCGTCTCGTGACCACTCCAGGTCTTCTTGAGGTCGAACATCGACAGAAACCTGGTTGCGTCATCCCACGACATGAAACCGTTGAGCATCAGGTACAGCTTCAACTGTAGAACCCAGGTGTCGTAGGTCATGGCGAGCACAGCTCTTCGAGTGTGGTTGGCTTGTACTGGTCAACCACCCACTCGCGCTCCAGTTCGATCTCGAAGTACTTTGTGGTGTCGACCTCCTGAACGATCATGGCGGCATCGCCAGGGGAGACGTGTCTCTTGGTGGCGAACTCGATGGCCGCAGCCGAGGGATCTCGCGCTTCAACGACCAGATCCGGTGGGTCAATGTTGTCCTTGTCCCACTGCTCCATGTACGACTGCCATACGTTGTACTTAGGCATCTTGCTTCTTCCTGATTGAGAACCTGAGCGTCGTCAGGTCGTAACCACGGGCGTCTAGCTCTTGAGCTACCGTCCGCTTGTCGCTTTCCTCGGGCCGGTGAATGCGAGCGATAAGACCGTTCTGCTTGCATTCGTGGCTGCACAGATAGCCGTTCATCTCGGCTATCGTGATGCGCTCGAAAATGCCGGAGAGCCAGCCGCCAGTCGGCTTCGACCCATCGTAGATCAAAGCCTTTTCGCGTTTGCTCCAGCGGACAGTCAGCTCAGGCTTCGCCACCAGTGTCGCCTTTAGCGTCTGGATCGAGGAATCGGTCGAACTCGCCTTCCTCGGGCTCTGCGAACATCTTGTCCTGGCAGGCCTGACACATGCCGGTGATCTTGTATTCCTTCGCCGAGAGCGAGTCGTTGAACCCGGTGATCGGGTTTCCGCAGCCGAATGGCGGAGAAACACAGTGCGCAGTGGCTATAGAGACCTGGCGATTTGCACCCGGGAAGATGTCGTCAACCGGGCGGCGAAGCTCGCTGAGGTCGACGCTGAATCGACCTTCCATTGGGCTTTCGCCTTTGTTCTTGTCCGTCATTGCGTCCTTTGAGCGGCTGCTTGAAGTTCTTCTCGATGGCGGTGACCTTGCCTTCGACGACAAAGCCACGTGGATAAAGTGCCCGTTCCAGGCGATACCGTACCCACTCCTTTGCGTCTGTCACCGATTCGAATTCCTGGGACACATAGCCGCAAACAGCAATGATTGTCGACTTCTTTTTGGAGGCGACCGGCTTCCCATCGAGCGCACGACTGATGGCGGCTACCCTCGCGTCCTGCCGAAGATGCCTGAACGCCACGAGTACTTCGTAGAGCTGCTTGGGAACCTTGATTCCTGCCTTCTCTACGTTCTCGACGGACAGATGGTTGGCGAGCTGCTTGGCGAAGCTCGACTCACTTCCGTTCAGACCGTTGGGGAGCAATCTCTGGCGCCACGCAAGAAGCGCCGACAGCTTAGTCATAGCTTCCGTCGCGAGGGCATGTATCACAGCGATACCCGCCAAAGCCGTTATAGTAAAGCGCCGGCTTCACCCGACACTTGGTGCAGGCGATGATGTTCGGCAAGCGCTGCCACATGTTCGAAAGCCGCATCGACTCCCGCTCCTCCGCCCGGAGGTCTTCGTTTTCGTCATGGCAGCCAGGTGCGCTACAGACCTGGTGCGCGTGGCCTCTGCAGACGGAGCAACCCATTATCGTTCTCGCTTCTTCTTCCCGTTCTTGACGTCATCAAAGACTTCCCTGATGGCCTCATATAGCCTCAATTCCATCTCCGATCTGGCGACCTCACGGGCGATGATGTCCCCGCCTTCTACGACGTGTGCCTTCACAGACGCGACGGGGCGAATGTGCTTGATGGCCGAGATGATCTCCTGGAGGTCGTCGTCTCGATAATCACGGTCAAGCACGACGGTTAGATGCCGGATGCGGTCAGTCATATTCTCCTCAGACGTGGTTGTCCCAGTGGACTTTTAGTTTCGGGTCCTTGTACTTGCGCTCGTCGTTCACGCGACCACGACAGGCCGTGTGGTAATGCCCGCAGCACTGGAAGAAATTGGTCTCCTCGACCACGAGGCAGTGGCAGATGTTCCACGTAGGGCACTTGGGCGGATTACCTTTGTGGACGACCATCTCTCAGTCCAGGTTGTAGTAGACCTGCGAGACGCCTGGAACCGAGCCAGCGAGCTTCATGACCTCGTTCAGGTCGCGAACACGCACGCTACCGAAGTGGCAACGGTAGTACTTGCTCTTCTTGTTCTTGAGCTTCACCTCGACGGTGCCCCACAGAAAAGCGTGAATCATGCCGTCGGTGGCAGCCTGAACTGCGCGCCGCACGAGATTCTTGGTGGCATCGATTTGCGCCTGGAGGTCTGCTCTCATGACCTATCTACAGGCGCACCGTCCTACTTTTCCGGCTTATTGTAAACGAAGCTAAATCCGACAATCTTCAGGTCTTCTTCGACGACCCTGCCATCTTTAACCGTACCGTAGGCGACTGGCTCAATCGACGCCGTCTCCCAAAGCATCGCTCTTTTGATTTCCTTGCCGACTGGAGTATCGAGCATCTCGACCTGACACACGAGCTGTCCGTCTCGGACCGTAGTTTCGTGAACTTTCCCAACCACGTTCGCAAGAAGGACTCTCCCATCGGGCGGGCAGTCCTTCACCACGAAATTCGTGCCTCGCTTGGAAGCTTTGTTCGATTCGTAGGCCATCTTTTCCAGGGCGTGCTGGGAGTAGATGCGACCGTTCTGCGTCGGTACGTCAGCCTTGATCAGATGGCAGACGATCTCTCTCTTCTTTTCGCTCATCGAACACCTGGGTAATTACCAGCGGAACGTAGGGCGTGTAAATGTAATCCGCCCATCCACGTCGCCGGCACTCCTCGCGAACATCCTCCAATGCCTTGCGCAGCCGGGCAAAAAATTCGCTAGTGTAATCGGACATTGACTTCAACACCTACATGTAGTATATATCCTACATGAACAATACAGATGAAATCCTAGCAGCTTACAAGAACGCCCACAACCTGATGCACAAGCTGTGGGGCCAGGCAAAGGACGGCGAGTACATGAAGCGAGACTGGTGCAACTTCGATCTCGCCTTCAGTGGGATCGTGAGCGACCTGATGAAGGCGCTTGGATACTCCGGGCCGCTGCTGCGCTAGCTCTTGAGCGACTCGATCAGCGCCAGGTAATTCCGAGCTACGGCCAGAACCTCGTCACGCCGCCTGGGCTCGTCCCAGTTCGTGTTCGGCATCCTGACCATCTCTTTGGCAGCCTCAACGGCTGCGCGATCTAGCTTGAACTTCTTCGCCATGATTATCCCCAGTAGCTGACCATGTACCAGCCAGGCCCTTCGGCCGGCGGCGTGATTCCCATCAGCTTGCAGAATTGCTTCAGCTTGATATCCCAGTCTTCGTCGACTTCGAAATCTGCTGGATTCAAGCGCGTCATATCGCCGCGCGAATTGCAGGTATACGTTGCCTTGATGCAGACATACGGCATCGGCGCATCGCTGTGGCAATGCGTTCCGACCTCGCATGGGCAGTCCTTGACGATTTCCATCTTCTTGTTCAGGTAGTCGCTGTACGCCTTCTGATCGTACCCGTCACCCGTGTCCGGCTTCACCAAGCCGCCTTTGAGACGTGCGTAGCGCTCCTCCCAGTCTTCTTCGTCATCGGAACCCGAAGCTTCATCGTCTTCGTCATCCCTGCCGATCGTCCACGGGGTGTTCGTCTCCTCGTCCCAGCAGTATCCGTAGAACAACATTGCATCAGTCGAAACGCCCATCTTTAATCCTTCGCTTTCATCTCGGCTTCGAGAGCATCAAGCGTGTCACGCGCAATTTCGCGCCAAGTGCCACCTGTGCTCTTCAAAATATTCCTCAGCGCCTGGATAAGATGGGCACGCTGGTTCACAGCCCTGGCTAGGCTGTTGTGCGACTTGATCAGTTCTTTGTCCTTCGCCTCGTTGGCCAGACAAACCGCCTCGTAGGCTGCAGCGGTAGGATACGGCTGTCGGTCGTGGGCGATAGCGAGGTCTCGCTCTTTTTCGACGCTTCGCATATGACCGGACATCTCCTCGATGTGAGCCTTGGCAAGCCCAAGCTCCTTCGCCATCGACGAACAGCCCTCGCAGCGAAGGCCCATTCCGCACTTGTTGCAAAACGCTAGAGCTGAATCCTCCATCACTTCCCCTTGAGCGCAGCCTCTGATACATGCGCTCGCATCAAACGGATGACGTACGAGTAGCCGCGCGTCCACCAGTGGTTCGCAAGCGTGCCTTCCCCGTACGGTGAAATCGAAGACTTCTCCATCTCGGCGGCGACATTCCCCTCACGGAACCACAGCTCGATGTCCTGAACCTGCTGGACGGCTTCCGATCGCAGCTTGTCACAGAGCTGGAATCCTTCCGCCAGCAACGTCAGGTCACGACGGCCAACGCGCAGCTTGCCGTGAGAGACCTCATCGGCAATCTTGCGGGGTTCCATTAGGTCGAAGGCGTCGCGCATTCAGTCGCATCCTTACGGGTGACGGCGCCATTGTCAAAGACAAGAGTATCGTCTATTTCTGAGAGGATAGAGATGAAACGGGTCCAGGGCTCGATGACTCGACCCTCGCGACCTGGCTTGACGCCTTCGGTGTCTTTGCACAGCTCCGTCCACTCCTTGCCGTGCTCCTCGCACAGCCAGTACTGGTTGCGCTTGTTTGGCGTCTCGCCAATGCAGGTGACGGTACACCGACACGTCGGAAGGTCTTTTGGGGAGATCGTTGGATCGCTTGTGGGGATATGGAACTCACAGCGGTGCTTTGAGATCTCCACCTTGTGTGCCTCAAGAAGTGCTTCCTTGAGCGTATTCAGCTGATTGAGTGCCTCTTCGTGGGTCATTTGCGCGTGTCCTCTTAGACGGCTAGGATTTCCGAACCTGGATGTTCTCGATGTCGCTCACGCCGATAGGAGAATTCCATGGAAAAACCAAAGCGGACCAAATTCGACTTCTTTCTCGTCGTGCCGATAGCTATTGGATTGTTCCTGGCTGTAGCGTTCGTGATCTTCGGACTGATGAGAATTCTCGACATGATCATCTCTGGCTGAAGTGCTTACCCTTGACGTCAAGCCAGAGACCGATCTTGTCAGGAACCGGCTGCGCACCCTGACCACGCTCCTTCCGCGTAGGCTGGGTCTGCGGGTGGTGCATGATCGCCGCGTCGTAGTCGTAGGCGAGCCGCATGAACTCGTCGGCCGTGATATAGGTAGGCCCCACGACGTCCTGGTATCGCTCTGGGAGCGTCATTGCGGCCCACCCACGCACGAAGTCCACCTTGATGCGGAAGTCGCTCACGCGTGAGCCCAGATAATCAGAAGGCCGTCCTTGAACTGGATGAAGTCCTGGCCAGGGCCAAAGGTCATCCAAAGGCGCTCCAGCCAGTACGGCTGATGGACACCTGTGGGAATCCAGATAACGCCGTCCTCGTCGCCGCCGTGCGTGGAGTGCTCACGGACGTGCTTGGGAGCCTCGTAGAATTCCCACACGAACATGACGCTGTTCGGCTGGTCGGTGCCGAATGGCGCAAGCACTTGCGTGCTCTTGTCGGTGACGTTGTCGTGTTCGCGCGGCTCTAGTTCCATGCCCTACCTACAGACTAGGCAGGGCAGAATTTCACGCCGGCTCGTACGTCTTCTCGAAGATGTCCGGTTTACAGGGATAAATCTCGCCCTGGACACCGCAAATCACGAAGTCGCCATGCGAGGCTTCGTGGGTTCCCTCCAGCGTTTTGATCAGTAGCTGGATGGCCGGTTTCTTCGTCATGTCGAACGTCACCTTGCACTTGGCGACTTCCATCTCGACGACCAGCTCAGCGGCGCCATCCTCGGACGCCAGCTTGGCAGGATCTTCCGCCGATGAGACATGAGCAAACCACTTCAACATCTCCTGGACGTTGATCCCGGTCCACTGAATTGCGTCGATCACGACTGGCTTCTTGCGGTATTTCGGCATGAGGCCCTCTATCAACGCCTGGCTCTATTATCAACCTCAAGCAACCTTTCGCTTCGGTTCCCTGACAGCCTGCTCCTCGATTTTGAGCTTCGCCAGCTGCAGCGCTCGCTCGAACACGCCAGGCGTCACCTCAACCTCATCGACGAAGTGCTCGTAGCCATAGCCGCCCACGCCGTGCTGGTTCATCGCCTCTTCAATGCGGAACCTTTGACCGGCCACGACATGGTCTGTGATTGTTCTGTACGTCCAAAGCCTTGGATACAGCCCCATAATCCACCTCCGCCGCGCATATTAGCGGCGCCTCACCGAATTGGCTAGCTTTTGCTGCGCAGCTCGTTCAGCTCCGCAGCGAGCGCACGTTTTTCGTCCAGGTATCTCTGGCTAGCGGAACGAGCATCGTCCCGAACGGATTCTGCGATACGAACCTTTTCGTTAAGGTTCCAAATTTCGTTCATGAGGAGCTTGATGGCTTGGCAGTCAAGGCAGTCGCACTTCTTGTTGCGAATCGTCTCAGATGCCAGGGCAATTGCTTCTTCGACGGTCATTAGTCGCACTCCATGGGGTCCCAGTCGTTTTCATCATCAAGACCAAGATCACGCCTATGCCACCGCTCTTTGTAAGCATCGGAATTGTGCCAGGCAATGATTTCGATTCGTCGCTTCTCGGTCACCTCGCCGCCACCGTCGCACCTTCCTTCAGGATCTGAAGCGATAGCGTGACCCTCGCAGCCCTCGCCTGAGCATGATGGGCACGCAACGAGCTTCTCGCTCATTGGATGTCGATCTCGTAGATGCCGGCCGTCGGATGGCCATTTCGCATTGGAGACACCAGAAGCGTTCCCTCAGGGAAGAAGTTCTTGAGATGCTCGCGCATCTTGTTCAGATACGAAACGGCCTCTTTCGGTGGCATGTTGCCGACTTCGATCGAGACCATGTAGCGCTTGCTGGGTCCAGGCTGGAATTCAATGACGTCGAACGATTTGGCCTCACCGTCCTGCGTCTTGATATCGAGCTGGGCGTTTGGTTCGAGCGGAACAATTCTTTTCAGATTTGCAGTGATCATATACGTTCTCCTGAATGCATGAGCCCGGCTTCGCGAAGGATGCGGGCGATGTGAGGATCACACCTGGCTCCGCCGTGCTCGAACGCCAGCTTGCAGGCCTCGTGAACGAGTCGACGCAACTTCTCCACTTCCGTCCGCGCAGCTGCGAGGTCGTATTGAAGATTCTCGACTGGGTCGCCAAACATTACGGATAGACCGAGATTGCGATCTTGTGGCAGGTCACACAGAGGCCGTCAACATACTTGATGCGCCGCTTGCCGCAGCTGAAGCACATGACCCGGCGCTTCTTTGGCTTCTTTACGGGCGGCACTTCGCTCGAATCTCCTGCAGGCGAGCCTTGATGTCCGGCAGCATCTCCGGGCCTGTGTAGCGAATGACGTTGCCCGCAGGTGAGAGCTTCTCGATGCCCTCGTTCCAGCGCTGAGCAACAGAGATCACCAGGCCACGAGGACGCCACTGAATCCAACGCTCCACGTACTCGGGCCAGTCATCGCAGAGCACCTTGCCGTAGACCAGACCCTTGTCCTCGGACAGAATGATCGGAAGGTGTGGAACGTTCTCGACGCACCATTCGATTTTCTCGCCCGCAGCCTGCGGCATCTTGCGCGGAGACTTCGAGAGAATGTGATTGCTGAACTTCAGCTCCTCACAGAGCTGGAGCAGCTCGAAACCAGCCTTAAGCCGCTCCAGCTTGCGCCAGAAACCAGGCATCTTCTTGATGAGCCGGCGACGGGCACGCATGTGCGGCGCACCCTCATAGGCCGTCTCGTCGTGCTTCGGATCTTCCGTTGGACCACGAAGCTCGGCGAGATGATGGGCCATGCTCTTGTCGAAGTCGGCAAGATTGCCGTCCAGGTCGTGGAGCGCGATGGGTTCGGCCAGGCTCTGTTCGTTCATAGGCCAAGCCTCCGCCGAAATAGCCCTATTGTCTATTGGCGCAGCGTCGGCGCCAGACGTAGACCTTCTCGGAAGATGGCCGGAAGCAGGTTCGGATAGCCGTGGAGAAGCTCCAACGACGCGATGGTGTCGTAGTTGAACATCTTCTCCAGCTCCTCGCGCACCCGCTCGATCGACACCTTCATCAGCATCTTGTGTGAATCGAAGCTGATGAGGGCATCGCCGGTCTCCATCTCGGCCTGCAGTCCCTTGGTGATGAGGAACCGCAGCCCACGAAGAACGCGCAGGCCGTCCTCGTTGATCCGCTTGTACGGGTCACCGACGAACCGGAGGAGGTTCTGCTTGATGTCGTGCCGGCCGTTGTGCGGATCGATCATATCGCCCGTCTCCACGTCCACGGCGATGGCGTTCATCGTGAAGTCACGACGAGCCAGGTCGTCCAGGATGGTCCCTGGCTCGACAAAGTCCGGCCGCCGACCATCCCCGGTGGCGCTGTCCTTCCGACAGAGCACGAAGTCGGCATCCTTGGACCGGGCGCGCAGCTTCTCCTCGTGTGCAGGCACTTGTGCGCGAATCGTCAGAAACTCTGGCGTCGACAGAAAAATCTTGAAGCCACGCTTGCGCAGCTCCGCTTCCATGGCCTCGAACGACTCGGCCTCGACGGCAAAGTCCACGTCCTTCGACGTGAGCCCCATCAGCTGGTCACGAACACAGCCGCCAACTTCGTAAAAACGCATCTCTTACCTACAATCCACATGAACTTAACTTTCACCAACCGCTAATGGTGCGCCAAAAGTCCTTGCGTAGCATGCTCATCCACCGTCGCCACCTGGGCCGGCAGTCAATACGGGCTCGGCGCCAGTCTTCGGTTTGGTAGACGCCGTCTGCCATACGCCTGCGATCGAACAACGTCGACAGGCACCTATACCAGTGCTTGTCTTCTTCGGTCCAATCGGACGCATCGATTTGGTTATTGCCGTTCATCGCCAAAGTAAACCTCCAGGGCACCCAGGGCAATCCGGGTCGGTGCAGTCTCCACGTTTGCCATCTTCACGATATGCGTGAAGACCGCGTGGGCAACCACAACGGTCGCACTTGAAATGTAGCTCGCCCCATGGCGGATAGAAGCATTCGTCGGTCTCTAGCGGATTGTAGCGGAGATCTAGCTTCTGCCTGACTTCGACGATGTAACCCTCAGGCGTCCGCCACATATTCGGGCACTTCAGCGCGCCGGAGCGGTAGCTTACATGCACACGGCGCATTCCTCGACAGCACGGCAGCCTCTCCTCGCCCCGCCGGAGAGCTGCCGATAGTTCCTCGTCGGTCAGCTTCTTGAACGGTGGTTTCCGACGAAACAGTCTGCGAAGGAGACCGATCACTGATTACTCGCCGACATGGTCATCACCGCACGAGCACTTCGTGAACCACTCCGTCTCCTCGGGCGTGTATTGACGATTGGCGCTGTTTGGTCCTGTGCAATCCTTCAGATACGAGATGTACATCGACGCCTCGATCATGATGTCCTTCGGCGTCGGGCTGAACTCGGAGGCGTAGTCGCCGTGGTTTTTTTGAGCGACCTGATATGACGGCAGCCAGGTCCACAAATCGTGAGCCTTATCCTGCTCGTCGGACAGCTCTTGCCCGAGATTGACCAGCTCCTGAACGAATCCCTTGCGCATGCTCATGTCCTATCTACATCCGTGGGCTCGAAGATTTTCGAGAAAGTGTCGTCGTCGCATGGATAGAAGAATTCGTTGGCGATGTCGCGAACAATCCACTGCCCTGGTTTCGCCCACATTTCGACTTGTAGAACAGAAACCCGCAGGTTCCCGTCACCAAGCTGATCGATCCCTGGATCTGCAAGGCCCCATTTCATGACCCAGGTGTAGACCTCGCTGTAGTTGTGACCATGCCACCGAATCGCCTCAATAGGCGAATTTCCGCGTAGGTACTCGGCTGGCTCAACTCCCAGCATCTGTTTAGTGTTCATGATGAGCGTCAGGTCGTCGAATTTGATCACAAGCGGCGCTTCGCCGGGCTGCTGAACTCGGTCTGTTTTGATCAGCGCTGCAGGATATCGCCCGGCTTCCTTGTGGAAGCCATCGGTCGTGTACTCTGGCGGGTCGGTATAATAGGGAACTCCGCATTCAAGGCTCTCGATGGTCCCTGTGCAGCGATGCGGAATAGTTCCGAACTGTCTCCACCCAGTCCACGAGACCCAGTCGCCGACGCTCGCTTCTTCCTTCTTCATAGGGCCCTCGCCAGCGCTACGGCGATGATGAGGATCACGGAGTAGCAGAACCTTTCGATTCTGTGTTGGCGTTGCAGCTTGTTGATGAGCGCAACGGCTTCAATGAGCGCTTGGTCCGCCATCTCTTTAACTCCCAGCTCGTCGGGTTGATCGGAGGCCAGATCAGTAGGACGAATCTTCCACACACGCATCGATACGTGGGGTCCGGGAAATCATGGACGCCACGCCTGCAGCTCACTTGCCGTCTTCCTCATCGGGACCAGGCTCTTCGGCGACGTACATAATGAACGCACCGCGAGGGCGCTGCATCGTTTCGCCCTTCTGGAGGTATTTCGAATCGTGGATAGAGATCTCCCGCCCGACGACGGTCATCGAGAGATACTTGCCCGGGAATTGCGCCTTGAACGTCATCCAGATCCATTCGTAGGAGACGTCGCTCACGACGGCTCGGCCACTTTGTCGCTGCGCCAGAACTCTTGGAACTGCGGATTGCGATTCTTGACCCATTCCATGATGGATAGGCCCTTCTTCGCCTTTACGCACTCGAATGCGCTCTCCGGCGTCTCGTGGCCGCATTTGCACGGATACATCCGGCCAGCGGATTCATAGATCACCGCGTAGAATTTGTCGTCCTTGCTCATGGGTTCAGAAGGACGAATTCGGCTTTCTTGGGCGCATGCGGACGAACCTCAGGCTCGGGCGCCCACGCATGCGAGAGCGTCTGCACGATGACTTGAATGTCGCCGTGCTCCTCCTTGAGCTTCTCCAATTGCTTGATGAGGTCGCTGATCTTCATTTGACCGCCTTGACGAATTTCTCGTCGAGTGCCTTGAGGATTCCCGTGTGAAAGATGGCGAGGTCCATCAGCTGCGTTGCCGAGACGTGCTTGCCTTCCCAGATGGCTCCAATGTGAATACCACCAGGCGCCCACGCTTCTTTGGCCTTGGTCGTCAGCTGTTCGATCTGGTCGGTGTGCCACTTAATGACGTCGTTGATTGCTCTGGCGTAGCCGGTATCTTCAGCTCTATCTTCGATTTCGTCGTTCATTCTTCCCCGTTTGGTAGTTCCCTGGTCATTTCGTAGCGAATTTCCATCCAGAGCTTCCCGAGCATGTTCTGTCCGGTCCATTTGCCATCGACCTTGGCAGCGCCCCAGAACAGGCCTGATTCGTTCTGACGTGCCGTGCAGTCCTCGACGATGTTCGCGTCCTTGGTGTCGAGCAGCCGCTTCACCAGCTCGATGTGCTGGTTGAGCTTGATGCAAAGCACCCGGCGCATGTTGTTGACGTCCTCGGGCGAGCGAGGCGTGATCGTCATCAGGCTGAGGTTCTTCTTGGCAGCCATCTTGGCGGCCATGGGCGATCCGAGCAGCATAATTTCTGCGCGAATCTTTGCGCGCCTTTCCGAGGTTTCAGAGGCACTCTCGTCGGCGAAGCGGAGAGCTTGAAACAGCGCCTCCGACGTCTTCCAGACCTGCTTCTGGTAGACGATGGGGTACGGAGCCATGTTGCCCAGCCAGCCGTACGGCAGCTTGACCTTGGTGAAGGCGATCTCCTCCATCAGCGCCCTCCATACATCGTCTCTTGAATGAGCCGGAAGACGTAGGCCTTCTGTCCCTTGGCGGCGTAGAACATCGCCAGCTCGTTTGCCTCCTTGAAGGGCAAAATCTCGCTGTACTGCCCGTTGCACTGAACCACGCAAGGGCTTTCGTCGTTCCTGGGAGGGACTTGGACCATCATCGATGCTTGAACAGGTTCTCGGCTCGTTCATCGCCGACGAGCTGGCGCATCCGCGCAAATGCTTTCTCCCTGAAAGCAGCCCCATTGACAAGAATGTCGCCGTTGCGCTTGGCGAGGTACACGTAGTTCACGACACCCAAGAGGTAGGAAGCGTTGTCGATTTTGTCGACATCCATCTCCGCGAGAAACTTGTCGACCTCTGGAAACCGCCCAGCCGACATCGTCTCGTCGAGATAGGAGATGACCTCGAACGTTTCTTTGCGTTCCTTCAATTGGGCAAGTCCTTCGGGTTGATGGGCTCGTTCTTCTCGAAGCTGCGGTCCCGGAAGTGCGCGGCAATCACCGCCCAGAACTTGTCGTAGTCCTTGATCGTCGAGCTATCTAGAGCAGCATCGAGCTTCTGGTCGAACGGCAGGTTGCGAACCCGCAGGATGGAAATCCGCTTCTTGGGCAGAAGCTTCTTCTTGCAGCCACCACAGATGGGCCGGCGCCGAATATTGACGGCGGCGATCCGGTTCATCTTCCCGCACTCGGAGCAATCGACCTGCACGTAGTGACCATCGGCCTCGATAGATTCCCGGACCTCCTGCGCCTTGAGAATCTTCTCCTTGCGGAGGGTGTAAATGTGCTTGATGCCCTCATAGATGGCTGCCCAGGCAACGGCGAGAAAGATCCAAAGCACGTAGTTCATAGACCCTCGACAAACGAGACGATCTTCATCGTCAGATGGTGATGAAGTGCCGTCGCCACCGCCCGAGCGATCACCCAGGCCGGAACCGGCGCGCAGGTATTGTCCTCGATCTGCGTACCGATGATGTTGCCGGTGAGCAAATCCTCGCCCATCGGCACCCGCCACACGTACGAGAAATCCTTCTCGGAGCCTTTGATGGTCCAGTGAACCTCAACCTCGCCGGAGAAGTCCGAGTTGTGGATCAGCCACAGCTTGGGCTCCTTGGTCATATGATCATGCGTCGTGTGCATCAGCGCTTCTCCATGCATTTGCACCAGTCGAACGAGCCGGTGACCAGGTCGCCGCAGCCCAGGCACTTCCGCTCGACCCACACGACCGACGCCGGGACCTTCTTCTCGCCGACCCAGAACTTGGTGTTGCACTTGGTGCAGGTCGCAGGCGAGTGACGGTTGACGTCCTGAAGCACATCTGGAGGACAATTATCCAGATCGAACTCCTGCAGCAGACACTGCCCGCTCTTACTCTGGAATCCCTGCACCTCGCCGCACTTCGGGCACGGAACGTTGACGGTGTCGTACATCCCCATTAGTCCTCGTCCCAGTTCGGGTTGCCCTGGCGATAGCCGCAGCTCTGGCCTTCTCGATAAACCAGGTCCAGCAGGCTTTCGAGCACGGCCATCTGTTCCGTATCAAGCGACTTAGTCAGACGCTTCAGGTAGGGCAGCTGCTTGTGATGCTGTTCGGTGATCTTCATCGTTCCTGACTTGCCTTGGCGGCCTTGAGAACCGCCTCGAAGATCTTCCGCCGAACGACACGCGAGTGATTACTGTCCCGCATGTTATGCCAAGAGAATTCCTCGATGATTTCTTCTTCGGTGAATTCCGATGGCTCGTTATCGTGTTCGATTTGGATCTTCATAGACCACCGAATGGAAGGCCATGCCGTTCGGTGTAGCCATTCTCAAGGGCCCGCGCGTTGACGCACTTCTTGAGAATGTAGAGAAGCTGGTCACGAGTCAGATGACCGTCCTGGTGGTTCTTGAAGGCGAGCTTGGCCATGACGAGAACGACGTCATCCGTGTCGGATACGGCCAGCATGTCCTGTAGAGTCTTGCCCTCGAATTTTTTGATTTTATCCGACATCCTACATCACGGTGGATTGTTGTTGAAATACATCCGTCGTTCCTGGCAGGCGTGGCAAATGAAGCAGTACATCGGATTTCCCGACCTGGTGCTCACGACGTACCTGGCGCCTGGCAATTCTTCCCCGCACGTGAAGCACTCGGCGGCCTGAACTTCCCCGTTGATGAGGACCCAGCTCGAAGAGACCCAGATGCAGGGGTGAATCATGCGAGTTCCACCTTGATCATCGCCATAATCATGGCAGCGGTTGACTGCGCCCAGCTCTCCTCCAGCGGCTCGACCGAGACTGAATTTCCCGGTCCAAAGATGCGCTGCATGATCACGTGCTGCGGCATCTTCGACGAAGGCTCAATATCCAGCTCGTAAACCTCCACCAAGAGTGCCAGCTGAAGGCCAAAGGCCTCCTGCGTCGACGCCCACATCCCTGGCCGGTCGTGCATCTCCTGCAGCCGCTTTCGTACGAACTGCTTGTTAGTCATGGGGGCAATGAACTCCTGGAGGCGATCCGCAGATGGTGCAGGGGTTGTTCTCGAACTCTTCCCTGGTGTTCGTCCCCGTGGCAAACGCCGCTTCAAGCTGCTCCTTGAGCGCTGCGTTTTCCCTCTCCAGCGCCCGATACTGACGAACCAGCCGGGCCGCATCCTTGGCCATTCCCCGTGACGTCGATGGCTGCATCGTTGCGCCCCAGTGATGCCGGTACCACTTATCGGCCAGCTTCTGGAGGTCGCTGATGTCCTCGTCGCCGATGGGCATCTCTAGCGGGTCAGGAGCCTCGTCCATATCCTTCCTACAGTCGAGCGGGGCAGGACTTTCGCTACCGGAAAATCCTTGGGCGGTTTTGGTGGCTTGGGCGGCAGCGTCTCGACGTGAATGATGTAGCTCCACATCGCCAGGTTTTGGGTCATCACCACCCGGATGCGATTGGGCGTCTCGTAGTACCGGCGATACTCCCTGGCCGGCTCGTTCAAGATCGTAATGTTGAGCGGCTCGCTCGCAGAATCCGCAGATATCCCCGCTTCGGAGACTGAGGGGTCCAAGCTCGTTGCAGTAGCAGCGGTCACTCACGGCCTCGCACACATTCGCGCAAATGTTTTCAACATCAGGTCGATTTTCCACGGTGGCTGTTTGCCGAGTGGGTTCATATACACGAGGGTGTCGACCAGAATGGAATCGGCTGGGTTCCAATCGTTTTCGTCGCCGGGGTCGTGGTGCTGGATGGTTGGGTCTTTGAGTCGTGGAATCATTTGTCGCTCGTGATGAAGCAGTCCATGTGGTGATCCATCATCGCCGTGGTCAGCGTCTCGGACGTGTACTTCTCCGGCGCCACGGCCTTGCCGCACCGACCACAGGTGGCGTTGACGATGAACTTCATCGGGGTCTCGTCGGCGTCGTGCCAGACGGACACGAAGAAGCCGGTGTGGTGCTTGATCATCCGAGGTACTTTCCCGTCTCGACGCCGTGGATGATTTCGTCGTGGAGGCCCCACCCACGAAGCCAATCGCAAATCTTTGCAACTTGCTGTCGGGATGCGCGCAGCTCGGCAATGATGGACCGCATTTCATCCGAGGTCAGATGCGCTTCCCCGGTGAATTCCTGGTCGATGTAACTGGCGAGCTTGTTGAGGTCTACCTTCATTTCTTCCCCTGCGGCTTCTTGAGCTTTTGACGAAGTTCCTGCACCTCCTCCAACAGCTCGAAGTAGTAGTGGTTGTAGAAATCGAACAAGTCGCTCTTGTCGATTTGAGCAGCCAGCCGGTCCTTTTCCATCGCGTCCAAATCCAGCATGTCTTTTCATCACCCGAATTTTTGAAATTTATCCGACATCCTACATGGGCCCTACGGACCTTGATTCCACGGTTCTTCGTCTCGGTCCTCATCCCCCGGATCATGGCAGTCCGCCCAGGCAAATGGGTGAATGCGGTCGAACAGGTTCACATACGGGTCGTAGGGGTTGCGCTCCGTGCCCTTCCAACCCTGCCACCAATCAGCCGGCGGCTCGTTTGCTTTATCCCATTCGGGCCACTGACCAAACGCCGGCAGGTACCAGATGTTCATGCCGCAGACCGGGCAGCCAATCGTCTGGTCCCATACCTCCGGCTGGCCAGGGCAGTGGGTCGGCAGTTCGCGCCAATCTCCCTCCCAGCAAATCCGGTCGTACGGGGTCTGTGCGGCCTTACAGGACACGGCGTTGTCGTCGCAAATATTTGCTCAATTGTCCAGGTCGTCCTCGTCGTCTAGCTCGTCGAGAATTTCCTGCCGATGGTCGAAGATGTGCCTGAGCAGCCGTTCCTGCGGGCTGATGGCGGGCGAGCCTAGCGCCTCCACCAGTGCCTCGTAGAACTCGATGTACTTGGCCCAGCGCCCCGGCTCCTGCTTTTCCATCAGGCGATAGAAGCGGAGCATCGCGCGGGCAACCATCGGGCTCGTCGGAATTTCGTAGTCGTTCTCCATGACGCGTAGACCTCCTGTGTTTCACGGGGTCAATCGTCGTGGGAACTACAAGCCGGAACCCTTTTGCCGAAAAAACTTCAACTATTTTACAAGTAGCGGATTTACCTGGCGTCTTCCACGCCTGCCGGACATTTCACTGGTTCGGCCGAAGCCAGGAGAGCAGTATCCTTCCGGGGTAAATCCAAGTGCGCCTCGTTAGCGTGGCCGGCGCCCGACACGATTGCTCTCTTGCCTCCCCAGGCGGAGCGGGCCTGCTGCTAATTACCGATGGGCCTAGCAAGGACTACTTTCCCGGGTGGAAGGAAAGTATTTGCGTCCAAGGGTCGTACTCCCATCAGCTCCAGAGATGGCCATCCTGGACCGACTGGTTGCATACGTCGAGTATTATCTCGACCTGCCTCTTACGGTCCGTACGCTTCCTTCGTATTGACGTAGCAGGATGGGTTGAACTAATCGGCGTCCGGGCTCTTCACGCCGGGCACCGTGACCTTGAAACTCGTGGTGGTCACGAACTTCTCGACCTCGGCCCAACGCGGACCGCAGATTTCCTTGGCTAGCTCCTTGTTGAGCTGCGACTTCTGCGAGTCGTAGAACTGGGCCTTGATGCCGTTCTCCATCTGGTAGCTCGTCTTGCCCTGAGCCTTGAGGTGCGCCTTAGCAACGCCCTTCAGGTTCTCCAGCTGCTTCTTCAGCGGAGCGAACTGCCGATAGAGGTCGGCCAGCTTGAGCAGCGTTTCGTCCAGGGTCAGCTCGACCTTGTTCGGGTCCTCTTGCTTGGGCACAAACAGAGGCGGGTTGGCGCTCGTGGTCTTCTTGGGGTCCATCTTATCCGTCATCGTTGACTCCAGTGCCGGTAGGGATTCCGAAGTGGGTCCCGGTTGGCAGTGATAGTCGTACTACAAGCGTCTGACGTTGGACTTTCATAGGTGATGGAGGAATTGTTCAGGTACGTGATTTCAGAACAAGAATCTGGTCCATGAGGACGGACACCAGGTCGCGGACCTCGTGCGTGAACAACGCGCTAACATCCGACTTGATGGTCTCCATGTCCTCCATCGTGAACTCCTCCATGTGACCCTTCTTGGTCAGCTCGACGAGGCGAAGGAGACGGGCGTGGCCAGGCATAGTCATGGTGTACCTTCAACGGACGATGGCGGGCGTTTCTCACCTTGAGCGCTGGTTAGGTTCGCAATGAACTCCTTCCACGAGACCTCGGTGATGATGACCTGCTTGCCGTTCTCGAAGTAGAAGTGGATATCCCCGTCGTCTCGGTCTTCCTCCGTGTCGTATTCGATATGGATGACCTTATCCAAGTTGATGAGGTGCGAGCGGCCTACGAGGGCATAGTGGACATCACCCATTGCCACCCTCGTCCTTTTTGAGGCGAGCCACCTGCGTCGAGATGTTGGACTTCACCTGGTCAGCGACCGCATGAGCGCTGGCTTTGTCAGGGGAGGGCGTTTGCAGCCAGAAAATCACACCGTTCACGTTCAGGACGACCTGATGCTGGGGATGGCCTGGAGCGCACTCGATGACGGCGATTTCAATCACGAGCTGCCTTTCGAGCCATACGCCTTGTTGGCAGCGGCCTGCATCATCGCCATCTGCTGGTAGGTCTCGGCGAGGGCGGACTTCACTCCATCGAGCCCGATGTCCAGCTCTACGGGGTTCTGCGTCCCGTGGAGGAACATGTAGCACTTGTGCGGGACCACGGCGGGCTTGAAGTAGTTCACTTTGGCGATGTTCACCATCAAATCGCCCAACTGGATAAAGAGCGTCTCCATCATGGGAAGAGGTTCGTTGGGGCGGGCTTCATTGTCAAGAGCGCCATTGACAATGCGTTAATAGGTGTTCCAGGTGAAAAATAGTTCTCCAATATTTTCGATTTCCTATTGGAAATGGAAATAGGGTCCCCTTTGAAACGAAAATTGACAATCGCGGAATGACCTATTAGAGGGTGAAAAGGTGTCGTGATTAGACGTGGGGACCGGCACGCCCTCCAATAGGCTGAAATCCCTATGCGCGGAGAGTTTTCGCGCCAATGATATCAATGTGTTGCATGCATAGCCATGGAAAACTCCTATATTGGCACGCTATATGCCGTGTATACATTAGAGTTTTCCTATGCATACGCGAGATCTTGACAATGCATGCCAGATCTGCTAGGATCTAGGCCTGCTTAGCGTACCGGGTAGCGTGAGCCATGCGGCGCCATGGCCACGGGATGGGGGTAGGTGTGGCGGTAGCCATCGCGGATCTCCCTCAGATCGTCCGCTGCGATCTCCAATGCCGTGAACGCCTCCTCCATACGGAGATCGTAGAAATCGGCCATCGGGCCCGAGGCATGCTTACGGTAAGCCTTGCAGGCCTTTTCCAGATCGGCCGCAGCTTGCTCGTAGCGCTCGGAAGCCATCTTCACCAGGGAATCGTTGTGGTTCAGCATAGACAGAAGGTAGCACGGTCCCGCTCGATTGTCAAGGTCCGTCGATACCTCGACAATCTTAGATTCTCGAGCAATATGGCGTATTTGAGTATGCTCGGAATGCTTGACAATCGGGCGATGATATGAGATAGTCTCTACATGCTGAACATCAACGCTGCACTGAACGCGAAGCTACTCAAGTCCATGTCGCGCGCCGTCGAGCGGGCCATTGGCCCCACGTCGGCCACCGATGACATCGTGTCGGATGCGGTTGTGCGCATCCTGTCGGCCGTCGAAACCTTCGACGAGTCCCGTGGTTCGTTCGAGTCGTGGGCGCTCCGTATCGCCAGCAATACCGCTCGTAACTGGCGCAAGGCGAGCGCCAACAATGGCCACGTGTCGGAAGCTTCCGACGACGAGGGGAACACGAGCATGCTCGTCGATACCCTCGGCACGAACGTGGCCGAGTGTGGTTCGTTCGTGGGCCCCGATGGTCGCCTCGATGTCGAGCGTCGGTCGGAGATGGCTTGGCTTGCCACTGCGCTCGATACGCTCGACTCGGACGCTCGTACGTTCGTGGGCGCCATGCTGGACGGCATGGGACAGACCGAGGCCGGAGCGCTCGTCGGATGGTCGCCTGCCACGGCAACCCGCCGGATGAAAGCCATCGTGGCGGATCTCGCCGACGAGGCCTAGGCCGCAAGGCCCTACGGGGCAAGCGCTTGCGCGCTTTGGGGAGTGGAAAACTCTAGAGTTTTCTTCTTCCCCTGTGGCGTGATCACGATCTGTGAATCCTTCGAATCCCTGAAAAACGTTTCTCCCTGGCTTGTAGTACAGGCATGGCTCGCACCTTCGGAAAGCGCTTCCGCCGCTACGTCGGTCACAAGCTGTATCTCGCAGAGATCGCAGCCCGTAAGGCTTCGCTCGTGGTCGACAATGGCCGGGACGTCGATCTACAACCGTTTTGGATGGATGCGCCGTGCTGTTGCATGCTCGTCACGTGCGACGAGTGCGGCGAGGAGGCCCGTTTCTGGGCTCAAGAGGCTGAGCATCGTGCGGCCTGGGAAGCGAGCCACGCGTATCGCCCGGAGCCCCCGTCGAGCTACACCGGGCGCATGATCGCCGTGGAGTGGGAAGCCGAATCGGGCTATCGTTACTGGGAGATCATCGACGAGGGACAGCTCTCCCGCGAGGTGTGGCTTGCCGCGCAAAGCGGAACCTCACTCTCTGACGTGGACGAACCGGCCGAGGGCATCGCGGCCTAGGGCCCGTTATGGAAAACTCCTCACAGAAGCTTGAGCTAAAGATCGATCCCGAGTGGATGGCGCTCTTCGAGATCACCTGGTTTAACTACCGATCTGAAGATCGACGTGGAAGAGTTTTCCAGGCTGAAATTCCCGTGCTGCCGATCTGTAGTCTCTACCCATGCCGGCGATGCTTCGAGTGCGGGCTCGCAAGCGCCAAACGGATGATCAGGAAACCTCGGGATTCCAAGTAAATGATACCTTGACAATCGCCGCATGACCTGATAAAACGGTTGTCATGCTGAACCAACACACGACGACGAAGGTTGTTAAGCCGGTTGCTGCGCCCGTGCGCACGATCTCCCTCTCCCTCCGCACGATGACGATCCAGCGCGCTGGGCTGTCGAATTTCATCGTGACCCCGGGCACCAATCACTGTGGTCCGGCTGATCAGCTCGTTCGGGTCGACGGTGGCCGCAAGGCAATTCCCGTCCGCTGGAACGTCAGCGTGGAGTGCGAGCCTAAGCTCGATTCCCGGGGCTTTCTCTTCGACCAGGCCATGCTCGGGGTGTTCATGGATCGCATCGCCAGCGAGCCCACTACGCTCTCGTGCGAGCTACTGGCGCAGCATGCCGCCGAGCGGCTTATCGCTCGCCTGCAGAAGCTGGAGCACTGCTCGATCAAGAGCCTCCGGCTGGAGTTCAGCCCGAACCCCTACGCCGCATCGATCACGGTGCTGTACTCGTAGGCTGCTACTAATTTAGTAGGAACTAGTAGTTGATTAGTAGAAAGAAAACTCTAGAGTTTTCCGTTATATAGAGCCAGGCACGGGCATCACTGGGCGCCGCACGATCGACGTTCCAGTGTGTTCGTGCCCCGTGCCTGGCGTAACTTACATGCGCTCGAATTCGAGCTTAGTCCCCTTGCGAATCTGGCGCGGGGTCCGATTGTTGTTGAATTGCTCGCAGGCTTCGAGCGCTTGCGCGTAGCTGAGATGGGTATCAACCGTCATCTTGCGAGCGCTGGCGAAGCTTTGCCAGTCCGTACAGCTGCGCTTGAACGTGCGATACATGGCTACTTGTCCTCGGTGATGTGCCAGCCACCAATGCGAGTCTCTTTGTCCTCGGCCATGATGCGGCCAGAGTCGCCGCCTTCGGCGATGAGCGCACTGTAGCGGCCAGCTGCGAGATGGGAAGCCGTGGCACGTAGCGCACTCGCCACGTCAGCGTAGGACAGCCCCTCGACGTTGATGGTGAGAACGAATTGCAGCATGTCCGTACTACAAGCGCGAACCTCGGGATTTTCGTGAAAACGACGGGCTCGATGGTTGTAGTCAGACCATGATGACCTTCCGCACGCTGATGGCAGGGCACAAGAGCTGCGAGATTCGCTGCGCTTACACGGGACACCTCGCGCGCAAGCTGACCGTGAACGGCGATACGCTCCATCTGGATGCGATCACCGAGTCGATCGACGTTCCACTCGACACCGAGATCACCTACAAGCCATGGGTGATGGACCGTGGCGAGCTGATGTTTCTCGACAAGTTCAAGGTGTGCGGCGAGTACGACAAAATCACCTATGACGATGGCAGCGAAGGTGTGGCGACGGCACCGTAGTGGGTGGCTCACGATCTGTATATAGAGCTGCCAGCTGAGCCGCCTACCAAGGCCGGAAGGATCACCAGATCCAATCAGCTATTGTATTTAGAAAACTCTTAGAGTTTTCCGTCACAGGGCTTCACAGCACGGTGCGAGATCTACCTGAGCGACTCAGCTCAGGGATCAAAACCCATACAGCTCGGATGTAGTGGGCTCACGTCCTAGCTCTTTGATCAGAGCTGCACGCTGGCGCCTCAGTTCTGCGCCACGCTTGCGCACGTAAGCCGGGCTCGCTTCCCCATCACACCAGAGGTTCTCTGGACTCAGCCCGTTTTCCACACCCTGAAGGTCCCGAAGGATTTGAGCATCGCTACGCTTGGCCATGGGATTACTTCCGCGCCAGCTTGTACTCGTCGCGCCACATGCTGTGGAGCTGCCGCTTGCGCGAGTTCTCGCCATTCTTGGACGAGTCGATGATGTGCTCGCTCACGCGCATGTCGGCCTTGTGATCGACCTTGTGCGGAACGTGCGGACCTGGGGTGTTGAGAAACAGGATGATGAATGTGTGCAGCATGCCTCGACTACAACCAACCCGGTCCGCGTTTTCTCTGAAAATTGGAGATTGCTCGGTTGTAGTACAGGCATGGCGATGCAAGTCGTGATGGATGACCTCCAACTGTGCCAGGATTGCCTGTTCGTTGCCGTCAACGGCGATTACTCGGGTATCGACGAGCACTATGGCAAGGGTGAGTCCCCGGGCCGTGGCGAGCTGAGGGATGGCGCCAAGGAGCGCGCTGCTGAGATCGATGCTGGTCTCGCACGCCTCGGGCCCAACCTCGTGCCGGACTTCGACTCCGAAACCGGCGACGGTATCAACGAATTCAGCTGGCGCATGTGCTCGTGCTGCCGCTCCAACCTCGGTGGTAGCCGTCACCGCTTTGCTGTGCTCGGGCCGGTGTCCAATGGCGGATAAGCCAGTTGAACCATTGATCCGGCTCTACTTCGACTCTTCGATCTGTCTCACAGCCGAAGAGTACGAAGAGCTATTGCGCGAATTGGAGATCAAGCAATGGACGGGCACCATCACAAAGGGTGATCGGATCCTCGCTGCGATGCTTCAGTACGTGAACCATCGCTATTGCGAAATCATCCATCGGCGCAAGTTGAAGGCGCACCACGAGGAATGCGAGGCAAACCAAGCCAATGGGCACGGTCACTGCCACCATTCATCCATCGACCACGAGCGGCTAGGCTGGACGTGCGACTACTGGCCCATTGGTGGCCCGTGTTGTGGTGGCAAAACCAATCCGCTCGGGTAGACTGAAAAACCCAATGCGCACGGTTGTAGTGTCACCATGGCGAAATACATCAACAAACGGTCCGGGGTTGCAGTAGCGGCACAGCACCGCAACGCCGGTTACATGCGTCACCGCAATCAGCCCAGGGGTGGCGCTCGCAACGTGCAGGCTGAACTCCTCGACGAGCACGAGCTTGACCAGGAGTACGACGCGGCAACGCGCCACTACTGGGACGAGTAAGGAGCAGGCCGCAAGGCCAATAGAGGAAAACTCTAGGCCATAAGAGTTTTCTGTTGGCCGGTGGCGCCGGAGCGCCGGGCTCTCAGTTCACCTCGGGCTCGGTCGTCGGTGCCGGCGGCGTGGGGTTGACGTATTCGCCGGGGAGCGGCACGCCATGCTTCACGAGCAGCCCCAGGAACTGATCGTACAGCTTTTGCGGCTTGCCGCTGAGGCCGAACTCCTGGCGGAGGATCGTGCTGCACTTCGGGGCCTTGCGGGTCATGCGCATGCCCGGGAACTTGATCTCCAGCTTGAGGCCGCTGAGGATCGTGAAGAGTCGGATGTGACCCGTGGGGATGGTGAGATGGTACTGGATGTGTTCGTCAGCTTTGCTCATGTCAGTACTACAAGCATCAATCCTCTAATTTTCAGAGAAAACGAATCGCACGATGGTTGTAGTACGAACATGACGAACATCGGCTCTAGCTCGATCTTCAAGGATGAATTCCTACTCGCTGCGGCGAAGGCTTTCTTCGTTTCGGCTTACGCCGATTTCGTCGAAGAGGGTCATTCGACCGATAACGAGCTAACCAAGGCAGAGCGTAAGGCTCGCTTGAGCCTTCCTAGGCCGGGCGCTGGCGAGAATTGGAGTGACTACGCACCCCAGACCCCGCCGGCTGCTTTCGCGCTCGCTGGCGAACTGTGGGCCGCTCTGGAAGCGGCAAACAAGGTCAGTGTGTATGTGCTCGCCGAGCGTGCCGAGCAAGCCGACGTCGAGCACAAGAGCAAGTGCGCGAAGTGTGATCGGGATGGGTTCGACGCCGAGGAATTCGGCCACTACCTCGCAATGCAGGCCATGGGCCACGGTGTCTCGTGGTTCGATGATCACGGGGACTTCGAGATCGAAATCCCGGACATCGAGTGCTCGCAATGCACCTTCGATGATGCAGCGTTCGGGCTGTGAGCCCCTAAGGGAAAACTCCCCTTAGACCCATTCAATAAGAGTTTTCTGTTGGCCGTGAGCGGCGCAAGCGCTTGCGCGCCCGACCTACCTAGCGAAGCTTCGCCACGATATCGGCCTTCATTCGGCTAGCCGTAGCCGGCGAAACGCCGATTTCCTTTGCGGCGAGCATCCACGAGCCCAGCCGAAGGAACGCATGTACGAGCGCACGCTCACGGTCTTCTAGGGTCTCGACTGCGGCGAGCACCCGGGCACGCTCTTGCGATGCCATGAGGGATAGCGCCGGGTTTCCATCGGCCGGCACGCTCGCCGTGTGAGAAACAGTCTCCCCGTCCTCGGTAGTAGACTCGTCGGCTACTTCGAACCGACGGCACGCCCGGTTGAGCCAATTCTTGGCACGGTGCTTAGCGAACGTGGTGAAATGAGACTTCGCCGAGCCTTTGCTCGGATCGAACGTACGCGCACCGTAGTCGAAAGCCTGGAGCATGACGTCGGACATGCACTCTTCGATGTGGTCATCGGCGAAGTAGCGCGACGTGCGCAACACCATCGCCACCACACGGCGGATTTCGTTGCGGAGCCCGAGGATTTCTTGGTGCGTCGTATTCAGCATGTACACAACCTATCAGAGCGCATTGTCAAAGTCAACTAAATACGCACCGATGCTGCGCTTTTCTGAAATTCCAAGGAATATCCGAGAACTACAATCCTCGGAACTTTGGAGGTTTCAGTATCCGCCCATGTGGCTCACGCCCAATGCCGCACCGCAGCACGGACAAAGCGCCGATCCATCCTTCAGGACGTGAAGCTTGCCCGCTTCCCAGGTCTCGCCCTTTTCCTCTTCGGTGCGATCGTAGTCCTGAAGCTGCGTACCGCCAGCGCTGGCGTAGTTGCCTTCACGGTGCCACGAGTGGCCGTTTTCCGTGTCCCAGTACGCACCGCACGCATCCATCTCACCAAACAGGCCGGGAACCTTGCCCGTGCGCGTGCAGTAGATCGACGCACGAGCGTTATCGAACATGCATGCAGCATCGCCGTTCACTTCGAAGATGCGCGGGCGAGTGTAGCCACCACGGACATCGCACCCACCGTGGATCATGAGAGCCACGTAATCGGTGTCATCGATGCGAAACAGCGTGTACTGAATGACCTGGGAAAGCAGATCTTCGCCGTTGTAGGTATTGACGGTCATCGGCGAACCTTCGCCGTACAGGCCGCTAACCTCATCGAACGTAGCGAGCCACGTATCGATGAGAGAAAAGTAGGTCTCGCTCGCGTGCTCCTTGCGGTTACAGAACCGCTGAAACTTGCGATCCATCGCCGTGGAAAGCGTGAGCCGATCCTTGAGGAAATGGTAGACGTTGATCGTCACCTCAACCCCATACTTGAAATCGACCGTTGCCTCCGGCTCATTCTCGAACGTGCGTTTCTGGTTACGCTCGTGATTGCGACCGTACGCGCTCCCCGAATCGAGGAAATGCGAGCCCGTGTTCTCTTTGAGCATTCCGGCAATGGTTCGATTCAGCATGTCTCGACTACAACCTCGCACGCTTTGTTTTTCATGAAAACGACGAGCTGAGATCTTGTAGTGCGAGCATGAGCAAAACGATCTCAGTCCACACGGCAACACCGAGGGATCTAGTCGATCTCGCAAAAGAGAACGGCTACGAAGTGCTCCCCGGTCGGGGCAAGGGTTCTCACATCGTCATGAGCAAACCGGGCTCGCCGACGATCACCATCCCAGGGGGCAAGCGCATGGGCCGTAACGTCGCACGGCGCATGCTGAAGACAATCCTCGCTGCCTAGAGGCTAGGGGTCCTCAGCAGCCCCAGTCCAGAGAACGGAAAACTCTTGAGTTTTCTATTCGTGTGCAGCAAACCTCAGAAATCCTGAAAAACAAACCTCGGCTAGTTGTAGTACGACCATGAGCATCATCGTCAAAGTCATTCAAGACACCGACCCTGGCTCACCACGCGAATGGGATAACCTCGGCGTGATGGCTTGCTGGCACCGTCGCTATAACCTCGGTGACGTGCAGCCCAAGCAAGACCCGCAAGAGTGGCTGAAGGAGAATGCGCCCAAGGGCAGCATCGTGCTCCCTCTGTATCTCTACGATCACTCGGGCATCACCATGAGCACGGGCTCGTTTGGTTGCCCGTGGGATTCAGGGCAGGTCGGCTACATCGTGGCCACGCCCGAGGCGATTCGTAAGTGCTACATGGTCAAGCGCATCACAAAGAAGATTCGCGAGACTGCCGAGGCTGTGCTCAAGAGCGAAGTAAAAATCTACGATGATTTCCTCACGGGCAACGTGTGGGGATTCACCATCGAGTCAACGCACGATTGCGGCGAGTGTGGCTCGAAGGTCCACGAAGAGGAGCACGAAGATTCGTGCTTTGGTTTCTTCGGCGATGACCTTCAGGGCATGAAAGAGCACGTCGACCCGAAGTATCACGAGGCGCTCGAAGCGGCGTGGGCCAACCGAGGCTAGCGGGTTTTAGCCGGCGACCGGCTTATATGTCGGCGCACCAAGGAAAACTCACGGGCAATCGTAAGAATCTCACAAGCTGTGAGATTCCTTGGTTAATCCAGGTCAGATTCTTTCATCTCATCTTTCCACGCATCCCAGTCGATCGAGGGATCGTCGCTGGTAGCTGCCATCATCCGAGCCACATCAGCCCACGAGCCCGGAGGAGGCTGGTTATCGGGCACATCCTGAAGTGCGCCGTACTCCAACGCGAAAAGGGGCTGATGCGTTTCCTTGTCGCAGATGACCATGTTGTACTGATCATCTTCGACGTAGCACGAGGTCAGCGCTTTCTCCGTGAGGAAATCCCACGCCACGAGAAACGCGAGGATTTCAGCCTCGGGCTTGTCGCAGAGGGACACGTCGCACGTGCCGACCTTCGTCCACATGTTCCAGTTCCAACCGTCCTCACCGTCGGCCCACGCGTCGATGGACAGGATGTTGATCAGTTTCGGCTGTTGGGTTTCGTTGCTCATGCCTTCACTACAGGTTAGGGGCGTTGGCTTTTCACTGAAATTCAGAGGATTCTCTTCGGTAGTAGAACCATGCTGGACACATTCAATCAGGATGTTCGCCGCGTTGCCAACCTTCTGGCATACGAGCAGCCGGTTACCGAGCAGCCTCGCATGTTGGTGATTGCGGCGCAGCTGTATCTGGGATGGGACGGCGAGATGCCGGAGCCTGTCATCCGTACAGCACCCGAAGTAGCGAGTGGTGAGTTCACCGCCCGCTAGGGCATGCAGTAGAAAACTCTTGAGTTTTCCCTTGCGGGGCTACGCCCGCAGGTTGAGATACTCTTTGTATGGGCAGCCTTCGGTGTGTGGATTGTTCTCGCAGCAATGGCACACACGCCGAACATCATCGCCGACGATCTCCTCGATCGTCACCTGTCCGAGCGCATCCATCACACTGCGCTGGCGCTTGGCAATCCACGTGTCTCCTTCGAGCGTCTGCACGTTGCGCCATGGCGTCTGCTTTGCGAGGTACAAGCCTTTTCCTTGCACCCCGACCCATCCCACGAGTTCACCGGGAAAGCGCTCTGTATCCGTCCAGATGGCTTCCCGCACGTTCCTGTAGACGTTGTGCCCTTCCAGCTTCAGCTTCCCATCGTCGAGGTCACCCACGATGACGTAGCCGCTCCGATCTTTGGCGAACGCATCGTGTGCATGACGATGAGCGTTGCTGCACATCAGGTTGTAGCTGTTGTATCCCCTGTCTCCCTTCCAATAGCTCGTGTAACGGTAGGCGAAGCTATAGAGGTTCGCCTGGACCGTTCCCGTGCCAAGCACGTTGAGTGGCAGGGTCTTCGTGCGCATCGTGTAGATGTAGACGCCCATGCCTGCACTACAACCGAGGCAGCCTGCATTTTCTCTGAAAATCCGAGATTCGTTCCTTGTAGTACGAGCATGAGCGTGGACTTCTACATCGCAGTCGAGGTCGAGGGTGGAACGCGCTACGTGTATCGCTGTGATTGCAGCGAACGCTGGTGCGATGCCTGTGACATCGCTTCGGAAAAGGGTGAGGACTCGCCCGAGATGTTCACGTGCGAGAACTGCACGGACGTTTCGGTCAACCTGCACAGTCAGAATGCAGGTGATTGGATGCGTTGGGTTGGGCTCGTCTCTGCGCCCATGGGCCAAATCAAGGCCACCGAGCTAGCGGCTCTGTGCCGTCGTCGCCTCTGGAACGAAGCGCGCAACCATGATGCCGGTACTTCGTTCGAGGACTTCAAGGGCCCCACGGGTCCGCGCGTGATCATGGGTGGCCGCCCCGATGGCCGCCTTCGGCAAATCACCGAGCAGATGCTCAAGGTCTGCGAGAAGGCTGGCGACAGGCTCATCGCGTGGGCGTGAGCCCTTAGTGGAAAACTCTTGAGTTTTCTATAGTAAGCAGGGAATCGAACCCTGATACGAGGCCTCTGTCAGATTCAACGCCAGCCAGCGTCTACTACTTCGAGAGGGCTGATGCCTCGTACGCACCAAGCCACACCCACACTACAACCATCGAACCTCTGTTTTTCTGAAAAACGCACCAACGAGGATTGTAGTCAAACCATGCTGAACATCGACCGACTGAACTGTGATGCGGTGGAGATGAAGCCCCAGACCATCGACTGGCAGGAGCGCATCGGCGAGAACTGCGACGGTTACCAGGTGTTCGAAGCGTTCGAGTGCCCCGAGTGCAAGCGCACCGTGGTGTGCTCGTCCTTCGGTGAGTGCGAGTGCCGTGACATGCTCGCGGACGTCGAAGAGGAAATCGACGGCGAAACGCTCGAAGTCCCGAACACGTGCCGGGGTACGATGTATCCCGAGGGCCCGATGATGTCGTACTGGTACCCCGTGCGTATCGACGACTGCGCCGAGGCTGCGCTCAAGCTGGCGCACTTGCCTCTGTGCGTGGTCGAGTTCGACGACGGCGAAACCGGAATCGCACTCACGGGCGGAGGGATGGACCTTTCGTGGGAAATCGCCGAGGCATTCATCGCGCTCGGCTACTGGCCCCCGGTTCACTTCTGCGACCTGCCGAAGATGAGCGGCCGGGGCAAGTCCGAAAAGGATTTGGCTATCATCTCGGCCTGCGAGGAGTCGTGCCGTATCCTCGAAGGTTGGACGGTTCGCAAGCGTGAGCGGCTCGGCGAGCTTCGCCAGTGGTCGAAAGGCGACGCCGCCTAAGTTGACGTGCCCCGGGTGATAAAACCGGGCTCTGTGAGCGTGTGCATAGCAAAGCGCTGCACATCACACGCCGTTGGGTGGCCAGCGATTTGAACCTGAGGAGGGCTACCACTCCTCAGGAACCTAAACGGAAAACTCTGGAGTTTTCTCTTATATGAGTGGCCGGGTCACCTCTGTGGCCCGATTGCCCGCCGAAGACACGGCGACCACAAGTCTAGGTCTTGAGCAGATCGTAGGCCCACGAGTAGGCCTTCGTCGTGACGTCGTTGCCGAGGTCTTGCGTGCCCGTGAGATGAGCGATCTTATCCGCCCAAAGCACGGCCACGGGATGCTTGTTGCGTGCGTCCGTGCCGTTCGTGTGCTCGCCGAGGTCTGTCATCGCCCGAGCAAACCCATGGGCCACACCCGATAGGTTGCAGGCATCCTGGACATCGAGCGCTTCCTTCGCAAGTTCTTTGAGGGTTCTGGGCATGCTCTCACTACAACCGCAAACCTCAAATCTTTCGTGAAATCGTTGGCCACGCCGACGGTAGTAAGAGCATGTTCCGAATCGTCCAATTCAAGATTCCAATCAAGCAATTCGATGCTCTCATCGAACGTAGCAGCGATGCGGCTCGTCGGTTCTACGATGAAGCTGGCGACCTTGCTCGTCGTGATGGGTTCTACATCTCGCCGCCTCTATCGACGACGAGCGCCAAATTCTTCGTGGCAGAGCAGTATCTGCGCTCGCTTGTGGGTGACCCGCCGCACCTCATCGAAGACATCACGGCGGATTACAAGCTTCTGCGCACGCGCGCTCCGCAGTCCTATGACTACGGTTACGTCATCGAAATCGGCAAGATGCAAGGCGAATTCGGTGAAGAGCGGCTCGTGGCCATGCCGCGCAAGAGCGTGGAGTATCAGTCCGGGCGCTACTCGTCTGGAATGTACACCCCCATCGATTGTAGCTAGGATGGGATGTCCCGTCGGCTTGGGCTCACAAAGGCAATTCCGTCGTTGTGTTCAGCAGGCTCAGGTCGGCGGGACCTTCTGTTGTTTAGAAAACTCTTGAGTTTTCCAACGCAAGCGCTTGCGCGCTGCCGCTCTACATCGCCTCGGCGAAATCCTCGGTCTCTTCTTCGGTAGTACGCTTGGCATCGGCGCCGGGCTTCACACCACGGACGCGCATCACCTTGCCGTACTCGTGCAGCATCTCGGATGCCTTGTCCATGGCCCTCAGAGCGAGCATGTCGCTCTCTTTCTCGTCCTTGTCGGGCAACGCATAGGCCGTGCAGCTGTTGCAGCTGAAGCCAGCCCACGAGCCCGCAATGGCCTGATCGAGGCACGCACCGTAGAAGGCGCAGTCCAGCCGCTTCACCTTGGCAACCGCATCGACATCACCGCCAAGCCGCACACGAACTCGCAGCTTGCGTGCAGTGTCGGGATCAACCTCGGTCGGATTGGGCGAGATGTCGGCCTTCTTACGAATCTGAACGAGCGGCTCGGACCGCATCACAGGCTGAGGCGGTTCGATAACCAACTGCACCACAGGCTGAGGCGGTTCCGCTTCGACCTGGGGCTCCGTGGTCAGTGCGTACGTTCCATCGATCGGACGATGAATCCAACCGTACCGCATGAGCCGGCGAAGGTTGTTGCGCACCTTGCTGTTGCCCTTGCGAAGCGCCTCCGCGCAGACAGCACAAAGACCCTCGGGGCATTCGTGCTCATCCACCTCATCCCAGCCAGCCGCAATTTGCAGCTCGGCGATTCTCATCTCGTGCTGACCTGAAGCAGCCGCATGCTCCAGCGCCCTGATGATCATCTTCTCCTCGGAGCGCATATCCTCGAACGACAGCTCGTTGTGATTCCTGGCCACCATCAAGTCATCCATTGCTCAGGTATCCCTCACCCTATGTACAGCTCAGGGCTCCTATGTTTTTCAGATTCTCGCGCGTACTACCATCGCTGCATCGCACAGCGCAAGAGAATTAAGCTGTGAATTGTCTGTGAATTCGCTGACTTGCGGATATTCTGTGGGTAACGTCTTGCAACCATTTGCAGTTGCTAGGAGTTTTACGAAACCACAGTCCCTGTGACTTGTTGTTGTCCACAGGATTTCACAGGCGCTACTTCAGACGATCTTTGTTCTCGGCGAACTTCAGGGCCGAGTCAAGTTGAGCGCGCGTTTTCGGTGCGAGGGAGATCTGCTCGTATGGGTTTTGGTCGGGATGATCTGCGATGGCCAGCACCAGCTTGACCGCATTGAGCAAACGAGGGAACGCATCCTGCGCCGCCTTGTAGTTCATCAGGTTCGCCAGCTGCATCGCAGACACGACGGTCTCGATGGTCTTGTACTGATCTCGGCTGAGGTACACGACCATCTTCATGCCGTCACCGGTCGGCTTGGCGAACTCGGGATCCACCAGCGGGGCCAGCGCATCGACAATTTCTTGGAGCGTCATACCCTGCACTACAAGCCAAATCCTCTGTTTTTTCGTGATTGTCGAGAAGAACTAAGATCAGGTAATCACTTGCGTTTACAAAAAAGTGGTTTGATTACGATGATCAGTGATGAAAAAAGGTTTGCTCCAGGGTGTAGTAAGGACATGAGCACCCAAACCCTCAAGTCGAATCAAGGTCAGCAAGCTTCGCCGCTCCGTCTCACGTTCGAGGAGCTAAGCGAGAACGAGCAGCAGCTCGTCACGTTCCTCGGCGTCGAAGGCCGCCCGGTCTTCACCATCAAGGAGATCATGGAAGGTCTCGGATGGCACCTCGGGCGCATGGGCAAGGCCCGTGGAAACAGCAAGGTTCGTAACACCTTGCGCCGCCTCGTGCGCTCGAACTGGGCCACGCACTCCGAGGACATCGGTGACGGCAAGTATCGCATCACGCTCGCCGGCCTCAACAAGCTGAAGAAGCTGGCCGATGAAGTGGAGTCTCCGGCTCCGAAGAAGCACAAGCCGTCGAAGGCCGAAACCAAGACCGAGCAGCCTGCCGAGGTCAAGGAAGCACTAGCAGTGCTCGCAGAGCATGGCGTGACCGTCACCACCGAGGCTGCCGAGGAGTTCTAGATCCGGCAGCACGGGTGGCTCAGTCGGCTAAGGTAAAGGGTTTTATCTTAGCCGCACATTCGTTGTACAAACTGGAAAACTCTAGAGTTTTCTGTTGCTGGTAGGCGGTGGGGACCGCCGGCCTGCTACTCCACGACGCACTCGAACACGTTGATCCGTTCGCCATAGCTCACGTCTCGCTCGACCGTGTGAAAATACTTCAGCTTCGCCTCGAACGTCTTGCACCTATCGTAGGCAGCTCGATCGCTGTCGTCCCATGATTCGGCGATCCGATCGTCCATGAGGTTGGCAGCGGCGCTCTCCGCCTTCTTGATCGTGCTGTAGATGTTCACGCCATCGCCGTGCTTGTGCGTGTACTGAACAACGAAAACGGATTCGGTCATGGCTCTTTGGGATTCCTCTGCACGTCCTGGCATCGACGCTGAAGAGCCTCGATGAGGAGCGGCAAATCGTCATCATCGACGGTGATGTGCGTGCCGTACTTGTGCGAGGCGCGGTCCTCTTTCTCTTGCATCACCAACTCGGTGATGCCGGGACATTCCGGGCTCTCGCGAATGATCAGCAGGGCATCGGTCCGTGCATCGAAGATCTTGTACTCGACATCGAGCACGTTTTTGGTTTCGCTCATGCGAGCACTACACCTGAATCAGCCGCGATTTTCATCCATCCAGAACTCGATGAACTGCATGAGCTGAAACTTCGCGTTCGTCACGGGCACGTACGGGATGGTCTCCTGGAAGTCTCCCTCCCAGTAGAACTCCAGCCATTTTCCACCTTCGTGATGGATGTCCGGCTTGTAGTCGACGCAGAACATCTCCCACTTGCCGGTTTCTTCGCTGTCGTGCTCGGCGAGCAGCCAGTGCTCGATGTACCGTGCTGCTCCACCGTCGCTGGTTCTTCCCCTGATCCAGTAGGGCTTGGCGTCTCTAGGCATGCTTCGACTACAACCGGGACTTCCTGTTTTTTCGAAGTTCGTCGTCTTCGAGCCATCGATTGCGAACCCACAGCACCGAGCCGTAGTAGTTCACACCGTTGAAGAGGAACAGCTCCGGCTTCTCCGGGCGCTCTGGCGCGCGAGCGTTGTCGTCGTCTGAGTTGTAGTACGCATCCATCGCCGCACGGTGGGCAGCGTTGCGAGCGTCTTCGTCGGCCTTGTACGCAGCAAGGCAGAGCCTCTGATCATCTGCGCTGAGCGTCAGGAACTGAGCCTCGCCTTCGTTGTAACGACGATCAGCAGCCCATCGAGAGTACGCATGGCACACACGATCGATCGCATGAGCCATCGGGCACTTCTCCAGCCACTGATGCGTGGGGAGGGGGAGCGGGTTGCCGTGCGTTGGCAGGCAGAATCCCTGATCGTGCGCGTGCGAAGCTTGCTTGGTGAATTCGGGCTTGCCGACAAGTTCCCAGCAGGCCTTGTGGTACACGCTGAAATCGCCCATCTGGTCGGCGAGATTGTACGTGTCCCCCAGCTGGCCGTAGCTGTTGTACCAGCCGATCACTCGGGTGCCGTTCGGCGAGAGCGCCACGCCTTGGGCCATCCAGCTGTCGACCGAGCAATTCTTGCACTCTCGCAGCGAGAAACCACATGCGAGACAGTTCCAGCTGAACATCCCCATTACACACCCTCCGGCTTGACGTACGGAGCGCCTGGCAGCGTGTACACAGCGACACGACGGCCGGTCTCGGGATTGTCCCAGAGGTAGAACAGGGAGTCGCCCTTCTCGCGGCTGTAGATCTCACCCACCTCGACATTGTCGAGCGTAGCGAGTTCGTTCAGAACACGAGTGACCACGCCTTCGTTGACCTCATCCGGCTTCACATCGTAGCCGCGATTGGTCTTGCCAGCGGCAACCGCATCCTTGCGGTACTTGTACTTGCCGTTGCAGCCACACATGCAGCCTTGCTTGCCGGTGTACACCATCATCACGTGCTCTCGCTTGATGACGGGGCGATCTTGCTTCCAGTCAGCCATGGTTCCACTACAACCGTTGTCGCTTCGTTTTTCAGAGGATTCTCATGGCCAGGAAAACTCTCTTGGCCAAGAGAACAACCCCGAGGGTCTCCCCTCAGGGTTACTACAACCGAGGCGCCGACCGTTTTCACGGAATCGGCGAGCCGCTGACTAGTAGCCCAGTTCGGGCAGCTCTTCCGCCGGGACGGTGAGGTTCCAGACCGGCTGAAACAGCAGGGCGCCGCCCGTCCGCTCCATGTCCTCGACATCGGTCCACGAGCCCCACGTTTCCGTATGAGCCGCACGAGTCACCGCGTTGACGATGGCATCCTTGCCGTAGCCAGGCTCGGCCTGGTAGGCGCGCTGAAGCCGCTCCATCATCTCCTCCGGCTTGATGCCCGGGACGTGGACCACCTTGTTGTAGACCAGGCCACGGAACACGGCGTCGACGTCGGCAACACCGTACTTCTCCAGCACGTTCTCCAGGGTCGCCTCGGACCACTTGTCGGCGAAATGCTTGATCTTCCCCATCGCCGTGACGATGCCGGCCTCGACATCGGCCTGGATCCCCGTGCCGTAGTGCTTGCGGCGGGTCACGAGATCCTTCGCGTGATCGATGATGATGAGGTTGAGGCAGAGGTTGCGCCAGACCTGAGCCGAGATCTGGATCGAGCCGCTGCCGTCGTCGGCAGTCTTGACCATGATGCCAGCCTTGAAGATCTCGCCGGCAACCACCTTCTCCGGCTGAACGTTGCTGTGGAACAGCACGTCGATCCGGGCACGGTAGCCGTCGTACACGATGTCGCACTTGGCATCGCCCGGGATGCTCGGGGACGTCAAGATCTGCTCGGCGATCTTGTCGACGTCGTGCGCACCGTAGCGGGGTCCGACGATGCTCCATGCCTCACGGCCATTCGTGGCGTGGTTGAGGCGCGTGCGGACGGTGACCTCCTTCTCCTTCATGACCGGGCCAGGCTCCTGCCCCTTGGAACCATTGTTGACCCACTCCTCCTTGGCAGCCACGGTGGCGCGGACGTCCTCACGGAAGCCGTTCGCCGCCCAGTGGTTGAAGTTGACCGCGCGCAGCTCGGGCGGGCACTGCTTCAGGTAGCCAGCACCACCGGGCGTGATGTGGGTGCCGACACCGGAGATCGCACGCTCCGAGATGGGGAGCACGGCCTGGCCACGGGTGATGCGACCATCGGGCAGCATCTTGAGGGACGGGACCGCGCACACGAGATCCCTGCGGTTCTCGCTCTTGACCACGTCGATCAGCTTGTTGAGCCCCTCGGTGGTGCTCGGCATGTCGTCGTGCTCCGTGCGGGAAGCGCGGTAGTTGCCAACGCCCATGCTGTTGACCACACGGCCGATCTCGTAGACCGGGGGCGCGAGGTTCCAGCCGCTGGCCTCGGCGGCAGCCTGGTCGGCGAGCGCACGAGCCTTGCCCTCGGCGCTGACACCGGGCGAGCCGTACATTTCCTGACCCGTGATGTCGGGGGTCGGGGCGGGAACCGGAGTCGGGTCCGGCTTCGCCACGAACGTCGGGGTGTTGTCCATCTCGATGAGAGAGAAGCGGGCCGAAGCGTCATCCATGTTCGCATCCTTGATGTTGAGGTTCGTCGTCATGCCCGAACTACAAATCGCCGGAGATTCTTTTTCACCGAACTTCAGAAAAATCGTCCTGCCCCGGTTGTAGTCCGGGCATGGAGAAGCTCCCCGTCAAGGTCGGATTGACCACGCTCGACAAGCCGATGACGCGTAAGCAAGCCGAACGATACGGGTTACGCACCATGCCGGCGGACTTAAAGCGTGCCGGTTTCCAGTGCTTCGTAGCCCGTAGCGATGCCGAGATGCACGGTGGCACGTGGTTTCGCATCAACTATGGCAAGAAGGTCTGACGGCGGGGCGGGGATGGAAAACTCTTTGCCCTGAAAAATCAGGGCGTTTCAATTGTAGTCTTCATAGCGTCCGCAATTCGTCTGACGCACTGCGCTACACCGCTGTACAGGCTGCGGCGGTAGCACGTACTCCGGCAGGAGTCGAACCTGCCACCAACGCAAGCCCTTGCGTGGAACAGAAAACTCCTGAGTTTTCCTTTCCCCCTGGTCGACTCGAAGGGCAGCACCGTTTCTCATTGTGCGCACAATGAGTGCATCACGCTTGTAGTACTCCAAACGTGAAGTTGATGCGGCCCTTCCAGCCGACTAAGCCTTACGACGGAACTGCGTACCGTTCATGCCAACGCCCGGGTCATCGATGTACACCGCCTCGACTCTCTGCCTGCGCTGACGAACTGGAGCCGGTGCAGCTTGCGTCCACGTGGGACGATTGACGGCTCTCACAACCTTGTTGGTCATCTTGTCGCCCTTGTAGTCGGCGTAGCACACGAGCGCGTGGCCGATACCCGGGAACCACATGAAGCACGTGAGAAAGAAATTCAGTACGGCACTGAATGGCCTCCCCATGAGCAACACCGCAAGCGGCGGGAACACGTAGCAGAGGAAGAGAATCATGGTTGTACTACACCTGTGATTGGCTGTTTTTTCACACAGTGGACATTACGTGCTGCATCACCGATAAGGAGGCGTGCATCGGCGCGAGCTACTCAAGGGCATTGTACACAGAATGCCCAAGGATAAGCGAAACAGCAGCCTAGGCCTGTACGCTGTCTTGCTGATCAGCGCCGTGATCGTCACCGCCCTGATCGGCCACCTTCTCGCGTACTAGCACGAACCTGTCACCGTCGAGCACCAGCCGCATGTTGAAACGGGCACACACCTCGACAGCTTCGTGAGCTGATGCCGGCGTGCAGCTCTGAGTAACCGGACCACCGTAGCGGCTCTCCTTGAGAACTGGAATTGTGATCCAGGTTCTGCCGTTCTTGTCGGTCGCGATGCACACGCACCGCTTGTAGTCCAGCCACAGCACGCCGTCTTCGGTCTGGTCTGGCGTGGAGCCCGAATCGTCGGCGACCGCAATCATCCCCGTGATCTCATCACGGAAATACTTGTGGCCACCCTTCGCCTTGAACAGCTTCTTCCACTTGTAGTTCATGGCAGCACTACAACCTCAGGCCTCGTTTGTTTCGTGAACCTTGAAGCTCGGGTCTTTCTCTTGTGCCTTCTTCTCTGTCACAACTCGAAGAGCCCGCAGCACCAGTGCCATCTGCTCTTCTAGATCAATGACCCGCTTCTCCAGGTTCTTGTTGTTCTGTAACGCCAGTTCTAACTTCTGCTTGTCGGTCATGATTGATTCCTTTGAGATAGCTACAATCCAGCAGGCCTAAATTACCAAGCGCTCCTTTCAGATGGAAAACTCCAGGCGCAGGGGTCTACGACCCGAACTGCAACTGGAGGATCATGGTGGTGCCCTCGTAACCCTTGAACGTCACGCCCTCGATGAACGAGTGGTGGTAGTCGCGCGTGAACTTCTGAGAAGCCTGAGCGGCTCCCAGCAGCGCCCTGTAGGTAGGGTGCTCGATAACCTTCGAGCGATAGTCCTTGGCGTTCTCGCCGCCCCAGAAATCGTCACCCTTGGCGATGAAGACGACCGGGCCGCTCACCGCTGTCAGCCGCTCGACTCCGTTGATGTCCTTGAGACGAACATGAACCGGCGCCGTCAGCTTGAAGTAGGTGCAGTCCATATCGTCGGTTCGATAGAACTTCGACGGGACAATTCGGCGGTCCTCTTCGCTCGGGCCGCACGAGAAGAACATGTTGCTCTTGCGCTTCTTGCTGTTGTCTTCGTCAAGGAACATGGTGCTACTACTCCTGAGCCAGTCTTCTTTTTCACAGAGGATTTGGAAAACTCTCTGCGCAAAGCGGAAACGCAAACCAGCCGGAGCCTATGGCGTCCACGACGCGGTACAGCTGGCCTGCGCTTCCAATGACCTAACTACAACCGCCACGACCGAGATTTTCACGGTCCTCGTCTGTAACTAGGTCGGCGACTCCGTCCGCCGTCACGTTGACATGCTTGCTCACCAGCCAACGCACTTGCGCCTCCGTCGGATGCTCGTACACGTCGGGATTCACGAGCACGAATCGACCCTTGGACATGCCCGGCAGCCCTTGAATGATGGCATCCGTATCCGTCCCCGGCTGCGCACGAATGAGCGGCTCGACCTTGCCGAGAGCACGCTCGCCCATGATGCGGCCGATGGCCATCGTGCCCACCTGCCCCATCGCCTTGTAATCGATGTCCCCTGGGCTCTGCGTTGCGAGCAGACAGCACAAGCCGTACTTCCGGGCCTGGCGAATCAGCATCATTAGCGCTTGCTTGGAAGCGGGATTCTTGACCGGCGGCAGGTAGGGTGCGACCTCATCCATGTAGAGCATCCCCCAGAGCTGCGAACCATCAAGCGTCAGCATCCACTGGTACAGGGCACTACAAAGCAGAGACACGAAAATTTCCTTGTCCTCCTGTGAAGTGAGGGTGTTCAGGTAGATGATTGACAGCCGCGCTTTCCCAGTGTCCGACGGTCCGCCCGTGTACAGGCCGAACATCTCATCGATATCGATGGGAGCGCCCAAGTCAAAGAGCAGGCGATTCGCGCCCAAGGTCTTGATGAGAAAGGCTTTGTGGGCCTTGCTCCGGGCCTTGGAATCGAACACGACATCCATCGAGCGCGCGAGCGGTGCCGGCGGGTCAGCCAGGAAGTTGATGAAATCCTGGATATTTTCGCAGGCCAGTCCGTTGTTGTCGGCGTACTCCAAAACCATGGAGAAAGCCGTCGCCGTGGTCTCGTTTTGCGCACCCACCATCGACGCAAGGGCTTGCGCCACAGCGCCGAATGCCCGGAGCCTGTCCTCCGGCCTCACTCCGTCGGGAACGGTCATGTTGGGCGTGAACGAAACCGGGATGCCGATGGTTGCGCCCGGGGTCCAGATTTTCACGTCCACACGCTCACGGAATTCGTGGGCCGTGCGCTCGTCGACTCCCATCTTGACCAGCACGGCCGGGTCCTCCGAGAGTGCCAGCGAAGCTAGGTCCCCCTGCGGGTCGACCGCAATCACGGGCAGCCGCTTACGGATGCACTCCTCGACGACGACCTTACAGAGCACGGTCTTGCCGCTACCCGAAGCACCGAGCGCCAGCATGTGGCGGCGCAGTGCATCGATAGGCAGCTGAACTTCATCGCCGTCGGGCGTGGTCCCCAAGGTGAGCGGCAGCTTCATCATGGAGACACTACCGGCGAGCAGCAGAACATTTTCATCCCCGATACTGGATTTAGGTTCAGTGCCATCAATCCTCCGTATTCCCGCACTACAGCTCAGCTCGTACGGATTTTCGGAGATTCGTGCATTGTCCAGGGTACGCGAGTATGGAGAGATACTCCGAGATCAAACGCAATCCCCGCTGTTCTGTACCAGCAGGCGGCACTAGCAACTGTCAAGGTCTGGGCCGGCGATCAGGGTGGGAAGTAGAAAACTCATGAGTTTTCCATACCCTCGGCGCCTTGATCATCCAACCAATAGACGATGACCGATCACGAACAGACAACGTCTACTGATCGGTAGACGACGTTCTCTAGAACGTAAAGATCTTGGAAGCCTTGTCCCCAGGCGGCGGCTCTACCTTCTTGGACTCCACGACCTCCTTGATGGTCTCTACTCGTGAGCCGGAGTTGCGAACTCCAGCAGGAAGCTCGATGGCCGGCGTCCACGTGGACTCGGGCGTAGTTTCTTTCAACCTCTCCGAAACAGTAGACACTTTCGCCGAAACTCGGGGGACTTTCGCCGAAACTTGAGGAAGTCTGACCGAAACTTTCGTGCGTGGTTCCATCCCTAGGAACTTACGAGTCTCCTGCTCCACAACATCGGACTGAGAGCGCCCATTGGCGTCGCACCAGGCCTTCAACCTGTCGTACACATCCTGAGAAACACTAATAGATCTGCGCGTCTGCTTAGAACTCATGACGCAGACAGTATATGGAAAACTCCAGGATTGGATACCCCAATCGGAAAACTCTACCCAGGCTTGATCTGATCCGATCATGTACAGGGCAGCCATAGATCCACTTGCGTAGAAGGGCGGCCTGAGCAGGATCTTGGCAGATCTAACGCAAACCGAGAAAACTCATGAGTTTTCCGATCCACTTGCGTCGATCATTTGCGAGAGTTTTCAGGCCCCGTAGAGGGACGGGCGCTTGATAGTCGACCTGATTCTACTCCTCCTTCTCCTCCCCTATTCTTGGAACGAATACCCTCTCCTCCTAGTTCCTGCCTCCAGTTCTTCTCTTACTGTTCGGAAAACTCGTGAGTTTTCTAAGTCCTTGTCCGCGTAGGTGGTTGATGGTTGTCAAGATGTGAAAGTATTTACGGCGCCGAAGTCTAACCTGCTTCAACCACAGCTGGACAAAGCATGGTTCATCGATCGATGTAGGATAGTCTTGAAGTGAACGTCAAATACCGAGGGTACCTATGGGAAATGCCTCGGCATTATATGATCATTCCTGCTTTGTACGTGAATCCACGCATATACTTGCGCGGGCGACCGTTGGAAGGTCTTAGGCTTAGACTATTGACAGAGCACTTTCATAGGTGATTCCTTCCCGCCAGCAGTAACGATTGTCAAAACAGGAAGGGTGGTTAGAAATGGAAAGTCTCGCTCGTCGACGAATCGTTTCTCCTCACGTCATGGCGCTGGTTGTAGCTACCTGCAAAGCCACGTTCGACGTGTCGCTGAGTAAGGCGCGGTCTGAACTATTCCAGGCGCACTTCAATATCTCAGAACACATCGACCCACGAGTTCCTGAACCAGGCCTCATGCAGATGATCAACAAGCTAAGCGAGGGCATGAGGCTCCTCCTCACCATTGGGCGCGTGGTTGTCTCTGTATCGCGTGACAATTGAGATTATGGGTGATAGCTCGTCTGGCGCATGATTACGTCCCACGAGCCCATCACATCACGTCAGGAAGCTCTCGTTTGTGCCCTCCAGTTCGAAGGGCGCCAGAGGCTCCGAGACGAGCTGTATAAGAAGCTGGAGGACGACGACATGGTCGGCCTCGAATGTTCCGAGACCGTGCAGCTGGAGAAGCTCATGGCCGAAGACATGGTCCAGGGCAAGCGCCTGGCGGCGTGGATCATCGCTGAGGCCGAAGCTGCCGGTGAGCGCACATGAAGTTCGAGCTGGATGAAGCTGAGCGCGCCAAGTACGACGCCTGGTACAAGAAGCACCTTGCTGAGGCTCATGACGGCGAGGAGCCCTATTGCGGGGCTGCCGGCGGCAGGATTTCGTACGTCATCACGCCAACGGGGCTCGGGACATTTTTAGCTGTTGAATGCGGTATTTGCGTACGCAACGAGCTGAAGGACCGGATCTTAGAGGCTGTCTTCGACACCCGAAGGACCGACAAGGAAGACGATACGGGTGCTGCCCGGTGCAATCTCACCGATTTCTCTGACTGGTAGGTCAATCATGTCCACTATTTACTATCCCGACTACAAGCCCAAGAACGCCGAGCAATTCGCTGAACTAGAAAAGGAATTCGGTGTCGCAAATACTCAAGAAGCCTTGAAGTTCCGCGTGCTGCTCTACACCATGGGCTCAAAGTACGATCGCGAGGACATCATGGTGGCTTTGGGACGGGCAGAGCGCGCCAAAGGTTGGACCATTGGCTGAGCCGCGCAAGTACTTGCGTGGGTAGCTTGAAAGTATCTCGAAGGTAGCCTGTAGGTAGCTCGTGGCGAACGCAGAATGCCGTGGGTGCAAAGAGCCGGGCTGGCTTGGGCTGCGGGATGGTGTGAATGGCCCGCGCTACCACGAGCGAACTACGGCCCCGGGTGAGCTGGAGATCATTCCGTGCGTCGCCGACATGAAGAAGCCCAAGAGGGTTTCGACCTGGCGGACATGCCCGAACTGCGGCTCGAAGGCGACCAAGATCCTATCGGCCAACACGGGGCTGTTCACCTGCCAAATCTGCGATCACGAGTACGAGGCACCATCCAAAGGGAAGTCATGAACGAGTACGTTTTGCAGCCTGGAAACGACGTCAAGCTGGCTGTCGTCAAGTCCGAACACATGGGCGACTGGTGGACGATCGAGCGCGCCGAACACCCGAACGAGCGCTGGATGAAGCCGACCGAGTACGGGGCTGCGCTCATGTACTCTGGCAGGATCTCCGATGCCTGCGTCGAGGGCACGGCCTGGGAGATAATCGAGCTGGCGGCTGCCATCGAGAACGGTCACTCGGAATCGTTCAAGCGGTGCGCTGTCGAAAAGGTCGAGGGTGGCTACCTGTTCTCGTCGCCTCGCAACTCACAAGAGCCAGGCTTCGTGCCTTTGGCTCGTGCAAAGGAGCTGGCTGCGGAAATTCGCGCCAAGGTCACCCTGCCGCCTCTGTCGGAGCGCTAGCAATTCGGACAGTTGACCGCTGCGCCTTGTGTAAAGAATTCATCGGCGGTCAAGTCGGAGTCGACCCGATCAAACGCGATGTTGCAGTTGCAGACGTACCGTGTTGCAGGAACCGTCTCAAAAACGTTCGTCAATCGACCCAGCACCTGAATATACTGTCCAGGATTTTCAGGGTCTTCAGCAGTTACTGTGCCGATTTCGCCGACATTTCTCGTGGTTTCAATCGGCACTCTGCTGGAGACCTGGTGAACGTGCCCATCGGTAGTGAGAGTGTTGACGTCCGCTGGAACCATGCAAGGACACTAGCCTAAACCATGAAGACGATCAACGAGCTGCTAGAGGAAATGGGAACGCCGAACTATCCGCTTCCGGCGGCACCATCTTGGCATGTCGACGACATGCACAACTGCTCGTACGGCTGGACCGATGGCGAAACCTGGGGACTCTGTAACTGTGAAGACCCAGCGCATCCTTGGCCACTACGTGTTCCAGGTGATGGACCACGCGACTGCTCATGCTTTGGTTGTCATGACCATGAGCCACGCTGGGAACGCGGCAAGCTCAAGGGGTGCGAGTACAAAGACCACCACTGCGACATGTGCCACGAGCACAAGCTCTGCTCTATCTCAGAATGCGGGTTCTGGAAGCCATGAAACCACGGAAGCTCACGCTCGAATCGGGAATTTGGCGCTACCTCGTCGGCAATATGGCCACCACACTGTGGAAGCCGTCCGGCAAGAAGCTGCGCATTCTGAACTGGTACATCGGCGGCCGGACGCCGGAGGGTCACTTTTGTTTTGATGAGCACTGCACTGCCAAGGGTCTTCCTGTAACGCCTGGCAAGCTGCGCAAATACATCGAAGAGAACTTGGAGGGATAGTGGCTGGAAAACGATACACGTTGGTTCTGAACTTTGGCTACGTCGAGAGCCAGCGGCTCGCGTACATGCCGTGGACATCAAAGAAGACGTTTAAGGACGCCAAAGAGGCGCTCGTCGACCTAGCCGAGTACCTCAAAGAACAATATCTCGTCGAGAACGCACCGAAGCTCAAGAAGTGCTGCGAGGCAACCAAGGCCAAAGATCCAAAGGCCGAGTACTGCTCGAAGTGCGGCTACAAGGTCTCCGAGCTGGAGTTCGATGGCGAGGAGTTCTCGGAATGGTGCCGCAACCTGGACACCGACATCGACACCTTCCACGGCTACATCGAGTGGAACCCCGATGCTCGCTGGCAGGCCGAAGGCATGGATGGTTCGCCGAACTGGCGTTTCGTCTACAACGCTGAGTGGGTGCTGGCTGCGGCAGTTGGCCAACCAATCCGCGAGGACATCACGTTCGAGAAGATCTGCAAGGACAGGACAAAGAGCAAGAAGGACAGCTTCAGCTACTACTGATGGCGGCAAAACGTCGACCAGTCATTGCTTCACCAGAACAACAACAACGTGTAGTTGCTCTCTACAGAAGTGACGTCAAGTCGCACGAGATCTACGACATGATCTTCTCGTACCTCGATGAACCGAGGACATACAACCAGAAGGTCAGCTACATTCAGATGATTCTCCAACGGGCCGGATGCATCCGAGATTCCGAGCAACGTGGTCGCATCGCTCGTGGTAATCGTAAGCCAAAGCAATGGAAGAGCAAGTCCAAGTGGTCGATGAGGTAAGCTGAGTCATGACGATCTGCCCAGGCTGTGAACAACACCCTGCCGATTGCACATGCGGTCCACCGATCGACATGCAGGAGGTGCTCTGGAAAGACTTCTGCAAGCGTGTGAAGCTGACGTTTCCGTTCCGAGTTGAAGTGTTCATGGAGCCCGCTGACGCAGGCAGGACGAGCACAGAGAACGGCAGCCGACGGTGGCAGATGGCTGTGGAGCTATTCGTCCTAGAGCGCACCACTAGAGAGCCCATCACGGTCAAGACGCGCCAGCCCATCGGTGACTGGCTAAATGACGAGGATGCTGAGCAGACTTTGTTCGAGCTGCTCGAAATTGCATTCAAACATGAAATCTACGAGTCTGTGTGGATAAACGGCAAGCTCGCGCGAGAGCTGCACACCACAAGGCTCCCCAATGACTGAACAGACATTTCACGCCAAGCCGCTATGCCCATGTCCGTTCTGTGGGCTCCTGCTCTCGGAGTCTATAGATCCAAAGACCGACAAGACCGACGGGATTATTCACGGGCTACCGATGTGCGAGAAGTTCAACTCGATGACACCCGATGAGTTCATCTCCGCAGTTGCCAAGGCGTTAGGGAAAACGCCATGAACGATCTCAGCATGACTGAGTGGGCAAGGGAGCTGCTCTGGCGTCAGATCATGAAGAACCCGCTGCCCTGGAAGGTCGAGCAAGACTGGACCTGGGAAGTGATTGCAGCCAACGGCACCTGTATCGCCAAGTTCCAGAAATGGTCACAGGCGCAGGAGATGGTGTCGGCTGCAGAAGCTTTACAGATCTATGTCACCGAGAGCAAAAAACAGGCTGACGAGGAACTAAAGGCACTGGGCTATGACGACCTGTTTGATACCTTCGAGAAGGAGGACCAAAATGTCTGACGAGCCATGCGCTCATGAGACCGTCAGCTTTGGCTCAGGCGGCCATTACATCTTTTGTGTGAACTGCAGGGCTATTTGGTGCTCGCGCCCCGAGGGCGACGGAGCGATGACTCCTGAGAGCTACAAGGCGGCAATGACCCCGCTGTGTCAGAACGGCCCAAAAGGTGGCCAGAGGAAAGCGCCATGAAAATCATCCCAGGAATACCGAATCGCCACGTCTTCTACATCGATGTAGGCGACATGGATCCTAAGGATGCGCTTGCATATCTCGAAAAAGTGCGCGAGGAGTACAAGCAAAAGAGGGCGCATGAGAAGCAAGGTGGATCCAAAGAGGGCACGTGAGAACTACGCCAGGGTAGCGTTTGCTGCGTACGCCAAAAAGAAGCAGCTAAACAAGACCTGGGAACAGCTCGACGCCGATTCCAGGGAAGCGTGGTGCTGTGCGACCGACGAAGCACTGTCCTCGTTCTCCGGCACGCTAGACCAGGAAGAAACGTTCCTCCTGATGCTCAAGCTGGCGATGCGTGACGCCCTGACCGAGGACCACATCAGCCAGCTCGTCACGATGTTCGTTGGTGCTGGCGGTCTTCCGGGCAAGGTTCGACTGATCATTGCGCCCGACAAGATCTCCATGCCGTTCTCTCAGCCGCTCCAGGGTGACAAGGGTGACTGATGAAGAAACCACGACGGCTCGTGTTCGCATCGGCTGCAGTTCCGAAGCCGGTGCCGAATGGCGTGACCATCACGCCTCGTGCGCAGCGTGCGTCCTGGTGCCGTGGTCGCTGCGAGTTCGATCCGCCAGAGGACAATGACCAAGGAGGAGTGGCTCCAGCTCCTGCCGGGGGACATCATCATCGAGGTGTCGTCCGGCGCTGAGCGCAGGGTGATCTCGGTATCGCGCTACAAGCCGAAGAATAGCCGCCATATCCGCACAAGCATCACGCTGAAGAAGTTGTACAAACGCCTGTGGACTCCAAGCCGGACGACCACGTACAACAACCATGACGATCGTGGACGATGGATCTTGAAACGGAGGTAGCGATGGAAGACGTATCCCCAAATGGATGTACCTGCCACTTTCTCCATGCCGGTCAGGTCTGCATCTCGTGCCGAGGACGCGCCCAGGCCGAACAGAAGTGCAGCAAATGCGGCGTTGGCCTCTTTAGCGGCGACGAGACAGCTCGCCGCAAATGCAGCAACTGCTACTACGAAGAGGTCGATCGTTACGGTTACCGGCCGTAAGTAGAACGCAGACGCTTGCGCTGTTCTTGACAATGGCGCGCTAACGCAGTGATGTGCCACAGGATGGCCATCACCCAACAGCAACTCGATTGGTGGAAGCATCTTGCTGAACCAATTCCTCAGCTCATCGAGGAAGTCGAGAAGCTCAGAGATCGCCTGAAGTTCATCGAACTGATGGCGCTCACGGCTGTGCAGTCCGTGGTTTCCGAGGAGGCTCGCAAGAATCTCATCTGGGAGATCAAGAGGGCTACACGGGGTGAATTTCCATCTTGGTACGACCCCAACGACTCGGAGTGGAAATGAAAGTCCTGTTCTGCCAGGAATGTGGTGACATCATTGCGCCGTCACGAAAGAACCTAAAACCACGGTTCTGTGAGTGCGGGCGTCATGCTGTGTGGTGGCGCGATGGCTCACGAGGACTGATCAGCGCGCACGATACGCTTCACAAACCGCCAGAGAACACAGATCAGTATGCTCCGCCGTTCAGAGAGCGAGCGTTCCTGTTCGGCATCACGAATTCGTTCATCAACTTCCCCGGCGATCACATCTCTGCCGAGGATATCCAGGCAATCATCGACAGCCACGATGAAACGTGGATGTTCAAGACAAAGCGCACGTGCATCGTTCGCTTCAGGCCCGGTCACTCCAGCGATTCGCGCTGGGAAAGCAAGCTGCCAGAATGACGTCACGTCGAAAAACACCTTCACGTGTCGGAAGTTTCCGACAACGACAGAAGCGCAAGGAGGCTCGTGAGGCTCGCGCTGCAGATCCGTACGCCTATCAGCGCAGCCAGGAACGCAAGGAACGCAAAGAGAAGCGCGACAAGGCTTCTATCGGCGCATTCGTCGATCGCTTTGTGGCGCCCATGTACACGCATCACAACAAGAACAAGATCGAGACAGCACGCGCACGTCTCTACCACCACGTGGACACGTACAAAGAATACCTGGATCGTGATCGCGACATCCTGCTGCTCGCCATGTTCTCAATGGTTGAAACCATCCTGAGCCGGACATGAAGATATGGCACGTCTGGGGCTGGGCAGGCCTCTCTAAGTTCGATGCCTCAGCATCCGTGGAAGGCCAGAGCGCGTACGAGGCGGCGTACACGTTCATGAAGACCTATCCGTTCAATCCGAAGTTCTGGGAGCCCCACAAGCTCCAGGTGTGCGAACCAGATAGCGTTCTCATCACAATCTTTGAGGTCAAGTCGTTACAGCCATTAGTCCTGGAACAGGACACCAGCTCGACTGTAGGTAAGGGATGGGACGGAATCGACAAGGACAGCCTGTAAAGAACGAGGCGTACTGGCGCTCCATCCTGATGGGCCGCATCGACATTCACATCTCGATGGTGGATGTATACGTCTCGCGGTTGCCGAAGATGTGCCTGCACGAGTTCAACAGCAAGCCCGTCGAAATCAACGGGCACACGTACTTCCTGTTCTGTGGCCAGGACAAGAACCATGGCGGCAAGCACGAGGACGTCAACGGTGGCGTCTGGTGGGACGCTCAAAACGAGCGTGAACCATCTCCAAGCCGTCTGGACTTGGAAGACCTAAGAAACGTCGACTTCCGTCCCATCAAGAAGAAGTTCGGCGATCACATTCCGTGGGCTGAGTTCGAACAGATGATGAAGGGCGGCGGTTTCTTCGACAGCGAGTGCCACGCCGACCTGGCTACCGCTACGCAGTGCTCGAACATCGTTGTTCAGCCGAGTGAGATCAAAGAAGGGTTCAAGCCTCCCAGCTGGGCAACGCATGTGGTCTTCTACGACAAATGAACGTCTACCGTGTTAGGGGCAGTAAGTGGCCAAAGACCCATGTCGCTATGCAGAAACGAATCAACGGCCAGCTGATCGCTAAATGCTGCAAGGCGATCTTGGACGAATCAACCAAGACATCTGGTCCGGCAAGCTGCTGGCACCTAGCGTGTCGACAACCCAGGAAACCATGAAAGACCTGATCGAAGCTCTGACCATTCTCCTCAAATACGGCAATCCGGCCAATCCCACGCACTGCGAGCACGACGAGCTGATTATCTGCGGCATCGAGCCCAAGGATGTCTCTGAAGCCGATAAGAAGAAGCTCGACAAGCTCGGGTTCTTCGTCAGCAAGAGCTACGGCGAAGAGCAGTTCAAGTCGTTCAGGTACGGCAGCGCATGATGATCTTGGTCATCAACAAGAACACGGACGAGAAGAGCCGGTTCCTGCCGTACAACCAACAGTACCGACTGTTCAAGAGCTGGAAGTCGGCAGTCATCGCAGCCAAGGAAATTGGCTGGGAAGATCAGTTCAGCATGGGTGTCAACACGACGCTGGGCATGGCCAACATCTATCAGTGCGGTGAAGTCAATGTCACGATCATGGCCCTGGAGCCTGAGTAGTGGCCGACCTTGTTCCGTGCCGCTGTCCGTGTCACACGAATCCGCAACGGGATATCCACGTCTCAGAGCTGACTGGAGCTGTTCTTTGGTGCTGTCACGCGCCATTTGCGCAGCCACCTCCAATGGTGAAGCCGACCCCGATGTTCGAGGTCACGCTGATCGAGGTGAAGCCGATGGAGATGCCGGACATCAGGTGCCCGAACTGCAAGGCTAGGGTGTTCTTCGGCGCTGATCATGTGTACGCCGTGTACGGATCCGACAGGAAGTGGATTTGCGAGGAACGTAAAAATGACGAGCCCTAATTACGAACGTGAACAGACGATCGAACGCCGGATGGCCAACGCCGACATGGCGCTACGGATCATCGCCAACTACGGCGACTGCCTGCACGAGATGCATCCCGACGAGGATGAACCTGTCTGCATGTGCCCTGTATGTGTAGCCAAACGTGCGCTCGAAACCGAGACCGAGTGGCGGTACGTCGGCAACCACGAACACCGCCGTCAGTTCAACCCACGTGAGGCTGCCATCGCTGACGCCTGGCGCCGATACTTCAAGGGCATCGGCACGGGAACGCCTGACTTCAAGCTGGCAAATATCCTTGGATTTGACAAGGTTACACCACATGACTGGCTGGTGGCGACCACATTGATCCAGTGGATCGTGACCAACGTGGGCAGCGCGTTGCTTCATGAGGCCGGCTACCGCTACGATCCACCCAAGCCACCGGAACAAAAATGAAACGCGGCATCAAACACGGGCACCTGCCTGGCGACATCTCGAAGGGCGCCAAGATTCTCATGCTGGAGAAGGGCGTCACACCTCACGGAAAGCCAGCTCGTGGCGTTAAAGAGTACAGGAAGCGCATCCTGATGAAGGAACGCGCCGTGCTGAAGAAACGATTCCAACGAGAACTGAATGAAGCCACATGAATTCTGCTGGGCATCCAGCCTGCCCGACTACGAGTGCAACGACTGCGGACTTACGCCCGAGCACCCGATCCATTCCGTGGTGCGCTGCAAGCATTGCATGTTCATCATCGACTGCGACCACGTGAGCGAGCACAAAGATCTGTGCTGCGATTGCTATGACCTTTCCTGGGGTATGTCGCTGGCGGCCATCAACAAGGAACGCGCTGCCAAGGGGAAACCGCTGCTCACCAAGGAATGGAAGTCATGAAGAAGAACAAGTTCGACGAGTACCGCGCCAAAGACTACCGGGTGAAATGCGCGCACTGCTGCAGGTTTATGCGCTACGAACCAACGGCGAAAACGCCTGCGCGGAGGCGGCCAGCCCCCCACGCCACGACTTGCACCGAGTGCCCTATCCTCAGCGTGACCGGCCAGGTTGTCAGGTTTATCCCCGAGGAACAGCTGTACAATTGAGCTTGGTTATGCGAGTCAATGGACGCTATGCGTCTGATGACTCGGATGAAAATCAAGCTGCTGAAGTGGGAAATCCAAGCGTACAAGACGTACTTCGCCTGGAAACAGAGCGTTCATCTGCTTGATCAGTACCCAGAACTTGGAACAATTTTCGAGTTCGAGTGGGAAGAGAACGTCAAGATCAAGAAGCAGCTCGACAAGGTCTGGGAGCTGCTCACCATCGAGCGCGCTTTCGGGATGACTAACCAGATGGGGATGAACTGATGGACTTCACGGAAGTGGCCTGCGCTCTCTGCGGCAAGGAAGACTACCGGATGGGCATGGTCCGTATGACGGGCACAGATGGCAAGCCGATTGGAGGCGGTTGGCGTTGTCCTGACGGCAAATGCGCCCTGCCCAAGTCGGAGCCGAGGTCAGAGTTCCCTTTCAATAAGGTGCCGCTCCGCGTCGTCAAAGACGATACGCCGCCTGCGCCTGTGGCTCATCCACTCCAGCAGGAGTTCGGCTTCAAGACGCCGGAGGATGGATCAGGGAAGCGCTACGCCGACCGTCGAGCCAAGACGCCGTGGGCACGGCACACGTTCTGGTGGGTTCTGCACAATGCGGTAGCTCATCCGCTGATCGCCTTCATTCCTGTGCGGTTTTTCTTCCGGTTCCACGACTGGACCAGCCGTCGGATGCACGGCCTTAAATGAAGGGCTACATCGTCACGTACATAGACTCGGATGGCGACAAGACCACCTCTCCGCTCGTCTATCGCTTTGATTCGCTCAATGAACTAAGCGCTAAGACCATCGCCCTACAGCTGCTCGACGAAGGCTGCGAGGACATCCAGATCTGCGAAGTCGAGTACACGCCCATCTACAAAATCCAGCCTGGAGATCCTGGAATCGGTGAGGGTTGCAGGATGGAGAAAATCAATGCACGGGCCCAATAAGAGACCGTCGCGTGGCGTCTGCCAAATCTGCGGACGTCCTGTTGTTGCGTACGACTATGAGTACAGAGGTGGATGCATTCGTCCTGGACCCATCGTCGTCAATGGCCACGAGTTCGACAGTAACGGCAGGCTCGTCAACGTGCGCTGCCCAGAGCATTGGAACGGACTTCGCGTAAACTTGGCGGAAATCAATCGTCCACCAACAGCGGAAGAGGTTGCTCTAGCAGATCTGATTCGAGGACAGCGCCAATAAGCGACTGTTAAGTAGATCCAAAGATCTTGATTTTGGATCTGCATGCGTGGATAAGCTATGCCCCAAAGGGGATAGCATGCACAAGAACGCTCACCACGCCGACGGATCAGTCCACGTTCGCCACATGGCGGGGTGGAAGAAGCAGATGAACGACTCACGGGACGAGGCCTACCGCCTCAAGTTCCACAGCGCGTTCACCGCAACGCCACCAAGCTGGGACAACCGAAACATCTGCAGTCCGATCGTCGACCAGGGTGATCTTGGCAGCTGCACGGCCAACGCATTCTCTGCTCTCATTGAGAGCAACGAGATCAAGAGACTCGGCGGTAACGCAAAGGCGGTGGTTTCGCCAACCGGCGCTCCGGCTGTCGCTGTTTCGAGCATCACCAACGTCAACGGCGTGGTTGGTTTTCATGTAGCGGTGACGCCATCAGCTCCTGCTCCTACCCCGACTCCTACGCCAACGCCCACTCCGCCGAAGCCGGCCACATTGGAGCGGGTCAGCCGTCTCTTCGAGTACTACGGCACGCGCAAGATCGAAGGCACCACGGGCGAGGACTCTGGCGCGTCAATCCGTGACGCCATCAAATGCGGCGTGACGTACGGCGTGGCCGACGAGGCTGCATACCCGTACGACGTCAGCAAGTTCACCCAGAACCCGCCACAAGCGATCTGGACAGCTGCTGCCGGCCACAAGGTGACGAGCTACCACTCGATCGCCGACGGTGACCTGGCCACGATGAAGGCGACGCTCGCGCAGGGTTACCTGATTGAGTTCGGCTTCACCGTCTACAGCTACTTCATGAGCCAGGACATGGCCACGAAGGGAGTTCTCCATCTCCCAACGGCAACCGAACAGCAGGAAGGCGGCCACGCCGTGGTGCTCGTCGGCTATGACGACACGAAGAAGATGTTCCTGGTTCGCAACTCGTGGGGTCCCAGCTGGGGTCTTCAGGGATACTTTTGGATGTCGTACGACTACGTCCAGAACACGAACCTGTGCTCTGACTTCTGGGCTGTCGTCAGCGCGCCGATCTGATGCTCCACGAGCACGACAAGTCGTTTGCTCGCCGCTGGGCCATCGCATGGATGATTGCGATGGCCCTTTTCGCTTTCATGTTGAATGTTTGCTGACCAGATCTAGACATTTGTCAGAGGGGGAGCGTATCAACGATGCGCCCAACAAGGGGCATAGGAGGCCACTAAAATGGCTACGCAAGAGATGACGGATCTGAGAATCGAATTGTTCAAGACCTTCGAGCGCTTCGGCATTCCTGAGCGACACGCCCACTCGGCTGCTCACCGGATCAACGCAGTTGATGTCGAGGCTGTACTGACCGGACTCAAGGAGAACACGCCTGCTCCGAAGCTCGTTGAGGTCAAGGCTCCTCCTGCTGCGGTCGTTCCACCGACCGAGAAGGAGTTGTGGAACTTCACCAAAGGCCGGCAGAACATCGCCGACGTCATCGAAGATGGCGGATGGGTCATGGTCGAGTTCACGTCGGTGAGACAGGGCAAGGGCAGCGAAACCAAGACGAGGCTGGAAGGCACCTGCCAGTGGAAGGGTAACCCGTACGTCTTCGTCACCACCGAGGACCCCGAGGCCTCTTCCGAAGCCGCCGAGATGCTCTCGTACCTCGTCGAGAACCTGAGCATCGGCGACCCGAAGGAGTTCATCGGCAAGAAGACGTGGGCGCAGTTCGTCCACAAGGGACGGCTCGGGAAGAAAGTTGCTCGGTTCCTTACGATCGAGGACTACCAGAAGGAGTTCCCGGCCGTACAGCAGAGCATTCCTCAGGCAGACGCGAAGTAGTCCGCGTTTGACATTTACGCCTGCTCCTCGTACCCATTTGCGGTATGGAACACGAGGACTTTCCGGTCAAGGGCTTCGAATTCATGAACGAAGCTGCGACTGAGGAGCAGAAGGACATCATCTTCAAGCTGTGCCAGCAGAAGGGGAAGCCCATCAACCGGCACGGCCAATGGCCAAACCCATTCAGCAAATGGGATGCGGCCACCATGATTAAGACGCTCGAAGAGCTTCCCGATCGACAGGCGAGCGTTTTTGGCGAGTTTCGCGGTGAGACTGAGTAATGTCCCAATTCGCGAAACTCGCTCCCCACGAGCACGAAATCCTTTGCTGTGCCGCAGAGGAGTCCGGGGAAATCGTGCAAATCATCATGAAGGCGATGCGGCACGGCATCGACTCCAAGCATCCACTGATCCAATACGCAGAGCTGAACCGTGTTGAGATCGCCAAGGAAATCGGCCAGCTCATCGCCGTATCCGAAATGATGGTCCAGCTTGGCGTCATCAGTCAAACCGAGATCAATTTCGGTAGGAACCGCAAGTGGGAGCGGATTGGTCAGTACCTGCACCACATCGCCATCGACTCGAACAACTACAAGGCGACCGCTATCCCGTGAAGCCAGACATCGTGATCGAGATGGAATTCGACATGAAGGCGGACAAGGTCCAGATCAAGACCAACGCCAAGCATGAGAAGGTCATCGACCTTCTTGAAGACTACCTCCATGCTCAAGTCGGAACCGGCAAGGACACAGCACCGCCCGAACAGCACGACGTCTACAAGATCACCATTGGCGTCGAGCTGGGCGAGGACATCTGGGGTTCCAACCACAACTGTGGAAACCGGGGACTACGCGAAGGCATCATCATGCGCGTGCTGACAATGATCGATCAGCAGCCTGACCGTGTTACCTTCGTAGACTAAATGGCCGACCCGACGGAATGCCCGAAGTGCAAAGGGCCTAATTTTGTCATCTACGATCAGGTTCTCTATCCTGAGAACAAGGTCATAGGTCGCGTCCTGGAGTGCTACGACTGCCACGACGCTGAGTTGAAGCGAGCCATCGACGAGGCTATCAAGAACCGGCCTGGTCTTACTACGCGCTATGCAGAGGCAGTTCTGAGAACCGACTACTACGGCACGGTAACGATCAAGGACATCATCGATGACGAGACCTGACTGGGATAGCTACTTCATGATCATTGCGGATGCCGTTTCGCTGCGGATGTCCTGCGACCGTGCTCGCATTGGCGCCATCGTCGTATCAGCCGACAAGAGAATTCTCTCCACTGGCTACGGTGGTGCTCCCAGCGGCTGGCCAAGCTGCGACGAGGTTGGCCACGAGATGATGGAGATCAACGGCCGGCAGAGCTGCGTCCGTACTATCCACTCCGAAGAAAACGCCATCGTCACAGCTGCAAAGCACGGCGTTCCACTCCTGGGAGGCACGCTCTACACGACGGCCAGCACCTGTTACAACTGCCTCAAGAGGGTGGCGCAGGTCGGCATCTGCCGGGTGGTCTACGGCACCGAGTACATCGGTGGAACCAGCGTCGACGTCGAGGCGATAGCCAAGGAGCGCGGAATTGCCATGCAGTATCTGCCGCTTAAAGACTGCCTAAAGTTCTGGGAGCCGGCTCCTCCGGCTGTGTCCATCAAGCAGACCTAGACAATTAGCCGAGAATGTTGCACGCATCTGGTTCACGGATGCGGAAGAAGCTCAAGGAGTCGCTGTACGACAAGGATACTTGTCCAGCGCGCAGCAAACACTCGAAGGAGCCAGAGGGCTACCTTCAGTGGCATGCTTTTGCCGAGGAAAAGAGCAAGACGCACCGGCAGATTCGGTGCCAGACGTGCGGCCTCTATGTCATCTGGGTCAAAAGGAAGAAGCACAAGCAGCTGACAAAGGCAGGCTTCAAGCTTGTGCGCTCCTATTTGCAGAAAAAGGCCGAAGAACAGCAAGCGATCATCGACAAAGTTCCGGTCTACGGCAAACGTTGGACTTCGGCTGTTGATGAAATCGAAGAGATCGAAGAGCTGCTTCAGGAGTTCAAGTGATCGCCGAGGACAACAGCCGCTTCGAACGGCCCGTCGTGTGCCAGTGGTGCAACAACAAGCATCGCAGCGTCATGGATGGCGATGAAACGCTTGGAGATAGCTGCGCCACGAACGTCTGGCAGGTTACTGAGGAGACTCGGTTGCGCCTTGCCGAGAAAGGCGTCATTTCCACGGTTGGCGAATGGATGGCCAATGCCCACTACGGATCTAACGACGACTGCACGTTGTGGCGCTGGGTCCAAAACCCACCAAAGGCCGCTGCAGATCCGGTCTGCGATAACTGCATCGGCGAACGTGTGGTTGCGGGAGATCTAACGCGCATCGAGGGCAACTTTCCATGACGGTCTTCCGCTGGCTTCGGCTTCGTTGGATCGCGCGCGGCTGGAAGCTCGACGACCATGAGGACTGCATTCGCTTTCTTGGCCCATGCGACCAATGTAGGGCTCGTATCGAGCTAAACGGTAAAGATCCGGATGCTGTCGTCGAAGAAATGAACCGAAAGTTAGAGAAACACATCGTCTACGAGGATCCATGAACCGCATGGAGTGCCGAAATCCAGAGCTTAAGCTGCTCGTTACGTTGTTCGAGGACGGCACAGTCGTGGGCGACTCTGGGATGGTGAAAGACCTCAAGCGGCACGTCGACAGCGGTGGCCTGCATGAAATGGTCTGGGACACACATCCGGGCGAGGCATACCCCAGGTTTACGCCGCTCGGAGATCCTCTCTTTCTGTACCGCATGGCCAATTACCTGAACAAGCAAACCTGCATGATCAGATTCACGGTGTATCCATGAGCCGAAACTACATTCTCAACAAGTGGGGACGACCGCAGAAGGTCGTGGACATCTTCCAGTTTGCAGCGTGGTTCGAAAATACCGACCGAAGCGTTGCTGAAACACAGATCGGCCGGAAGGTCCGCGTCTCCACCGTCTTCCTCGGAATCGACCACAACTTCACAGGCAAGGGCAAGCCTGTGCTCTGGGAGACGATGATCTTCGGCGGCCCATACGACGAGTGGTGCAAGCGTTACACGTCAGAACGCGACGCCAAGTCCGGCCACAAGGACGCCGTCAAACTTGCTCGTGGCCAAACCTCCGAGAAAAAGAAGCCTGAGAAGCCGACACTTCCCAAGGCCGTAGCGAAGAAGCGTGGCAAAGCTGTCTGACGAGGAGATGGACGTCCTCATCAAGACGGACCCCATTAAAGCGTTGTGCATCCTCGTCGAGGAAGCCGGCGGAACTATGCGTCTTTACGGCGTTCCGGTGACCGAGAGCGAGCTGAGAGCGCACGCTGAATCGCTTGCCGATGAAAGAATCAAGCGGGCCATTTGTAGAGGACTAGAGAAGACCAAGCCATGACCGACGAGCTTGACCCAAAGACCAAGTACGTCCTGCACTACGCCACGGACGTCTCGAAGCCGCCAGGCGTCTCACCATCGAAGATGGTGCAGTTTCGCTCGTGGCCTCGCTTCGCCTTCTTTGCGCTCACCAACAAGGAGGCTCGGTCAGCTGTCATCGCTGGTCGCTGCCGCCTGCTCAACATCACCAAGTGAAGCGCTTCCTCATCATCGACGAGGTGGTCAAGGAGCGCATCGGCGCCATCCTGGATTACGCTGAAGACAATCGGTTCGACCCAACGGACAAGTCCGATGGTTGGATGGACCGCATTCCTGGCAACAACGCGAACCTGCAGCTGGTCATCCCTGATGGATACCGCTGTGTGTTCAGCTATACGCTGGGACCGAGCAAGTCGATCTACTACCGGCACCTGTCCATCAGCACGCCCAAGGACTACCCCTCGCCTCAGTCGGTTCTACTGATCGCCGGCCTCTTCGGCTTCACAGGCGAACCAACCGACACCATTCCAATTCCCAGGGATTGGCAGATCGAGCTGCGCAAGCCTGGTCACCAGCTCGACGATCCGTGCATCATCGTCGCTCAGGAGCGGCAAATTGCCGAAGCGTAAAGAAGACCACATCGCCGATTTGCAGCCGCTTTTCAGCTCCGAAGAGCTGGAAGAACTAGACGAACAGTTCGATCCGTGCGAGCACGAACGCAAGCTTCGCTGCGACGCCTGTCTGTCTCGCGAATGGGACAAGGGCCGCAAGGAAGGCTTCGACCTTGGCTTCAAATGGGTCATGGCCGAGCTGAAGAAGCGAGCCGGCGAAGCGTACGTCAAAGACCAAGACTCCACTGCGAAGCTGCTTCGTGACCTCGTCAAAGAGATCACGGAGCAAGCAAAAAAAGACAAGGCCTGGATCCAGGAGTAGCCGACATGTCGACCAAGAGGATGATGGACGAGGCGAACAGGCTCATCGACAAGTACGTGGTGAGCATGGAACAGTTATCAATCGCCTTCCGGGTTGAGGTCACAGCGCTGGCGTGGAAATACGCCGCTGAGATCATCTCCGACATGCCGAAGGCGATTGCTGTCGGCCGACTCTCGTGGGACGGCAACGAAGCCAAGGCCACCATGCCGTCCATCGAACCACCCAAGCCGCTCGAAGTTCACGGGTCGCCAAAGAACGGTCACTCGAAGAACGGCTATACGCAGGTGATCAAAGGCTCCGGCAAGGTCGTGATCAATGGCCCAAAGCCCAAAGACCGCGCTGAGGCGTACACCCAAGAGCTGGCCACCAAGGACGGCGTCTGGGCTCGTCGAGGAAGCCGGCGTGTGCAGTACGCCTGTGTCGGCTGGAAATCCGTTCCGAACGGTGCGCGTCCGGTGTTCTACCTGATGAAGAACACCAAAAACGGCAAGACAATTACGGTCAAATTCGACAGTATCGTCAGCGATTGGACGCACCATGACCGATGACGCACAACCTGGCGAACCCGAAAAGCACCTGATTGCTGTTGCGAGCAATCCGCAGCAGATGCAGGTCGCTCAGGCTCAGCTCGTCAGCTGGGTCGACAAGAAGCTCGAAGTCATCTCTGCCGAGCGCAAAGAGGCTTGGGACAACCTGGAGACCGCCAAGAAGAACAAGTGGAAGTCTTCTGCGTTCTCCAAGATCGTCAACCGCTGCGTCGAGCAGTACCAGTTCTACGAGAAGCTCAAGTGCGCTCTAGAATTGGGGTACACGATCATCCCAAACTTCGACGACATCGACATCTTCGCCATCCGCACAGATAAGGGCCGTCCTGACCGTAACTGGGTTTCTCAGGACGCCATTCACGGCACTGTGATCCCCAGCGACCAGGCCAGCGAATGTCCGCCTCAGGGCGAGGGGCAGTTCGTCAATGCCACGGCCGACTACGAGCAGAGGAAGATCACTGGCGCTGTCGACAAGCAGGGCCAGCAGCACTACCTGCAGCAGGCGTGGACCACGAAGCACGACATCGTCGAGTTCCCGTTCAAGATGGTCAAGCCTGAGATCATGATGGCGACCAAGCAGGCGATGGACAGCCTGATCTTCGACGATATGGGTTGCGTTCCAGGTCGTCGTAAGGCTCGTCGCGGCGACCCAATGATCATTGGCCGCATCCACTGCCACCCGCACACCCATCGCAAGTGGAATCCCGTCAGGACCGACTACGAGAAAACGCTGTCGTTTCTCATCACTTGGTTCATTGACACCAGGACGCTGTGAAAAAGGGATAGAGCTGGGTTGTAGTTAGGGCATGGCGGAAACGATTGCGAGCATTCAGGCACGGCTCAAGGGGATGGTCACGGACTGGCAGACGGACAACAGCCACCCGTCCAACTACGTCAAGCTCGACGGCATGAACACCGAGCTGGCCCGCGTGGACCGCTGGTGCGGCGGCTACCAGGAGCCCCACATGCCCGTCATGATCGGCTGGCGCGCTCAGGTCGACAACCAGGTCATGCACGGCTACGTGATGGTCGAGTACCACGCCGATTCCACGGCGACCAAGGACGACGACATCCAGACGGCCATCAACAAGGCAAAGACCGTCGCAACCAAGGCGCTCGCGCAGCTCCAGGATCGGAGGCGCTAATGGGCGTCGATCTGACGCTTCTGCCGGTTTCCCACTTCCACGTTCGAGATGGCAAGTGGGACGCCATGTGCAAGACGCAGCTCGCACTCGGGCGCCAAAGCCTGTGCTGGGAAGCTATCGACGAGCTGAAGCCAGAGAAAATCCCGGAGGGCTCGGATGTTCTCGCTGCCAACCTCACGCCTGACGGCAAGCAGCTAAAGAAGGATCCGTACGGCGGCGACTACACCTGGGTCACTGCCGAGCGCCTCGCTGCCGTTCTTGAACGTTTCAAGCCTCAAGCTGGCGCAGCTGCCTATCTCAGGTCGCTGCCGCCAGATACCAAGATCATCCTGCACTGGCACTAGGAGAACATCATGAGCATGAGTACGCACGTCCTCGGCTTCAAGCCGCCCGACGACAAGTGGAAGAAGATGAAGGCCGTCTACGACGCCTGTCATGCTGCTGGCATCAATCCGCCCGAGGATGTCGAGGATTTCTTCAGCAACGGGCCGCCTGATGACCGTGGTGTCGAAGTCGCCATTGAGAAGCATCCCTGCACCAAGAAGTACAGCGACGATATGCGGGATGGCTTCGAGGTCGACATTAAGAAGCTTCCGCCCGACGTCACAGTCATCCGCTTCTACAACTCGTACTGATGCAGCGTCAGCGGTTCAAGCGCAAGGTGAAGCCGGACGGGGAACGCCGTTATCCTATACCGGCTCACTACGAATGCACCGCTTGCGGCAGGGAGCCGCACAAATGCGAGTACTGCGGTGCCTTCACATGCCTGAGCTGTACAATTAACGGCCTTGTGTGTAGGCACTGTCAACGGAGGGTCACTGAGTAATGGCCTACAAGAAAATCATCTCCGACGAAGAGTTCATGGCCTGGGCCACGAGTTGGAAGCCGTGTCGGTACTGCCGGCGTAGCTTCATCGGTCCGGTCTGTCCGTGCGAGCGCCCAAAGCAGAGAAGATGACGCCAGAGTATTCAGATATCCGCAGCCGGATTGCGGAGGAGCCGACCTGGTACGACGACAACGGCGTCCCTCGCTACGGCAAGTTCCATCCTAAAAATGCCCCGAGCATCTACGCAAATGAGGTTGCACTGGTGGAAATCGGCTGCCAGGGATGCGACCAGACCTGGTTGGTTTCTTTCACGCTCGATTCGATGGACATGGTGCGGGCTCAGCTGATGGGCAACGAGCCCATGACCCTTGCGCACTCGATTCGTGAAGGTCACCTGCACTACGGAGATCCGCCCAGCCACGTTGAGACCGATCATGCAGGTTCCACGATGAACTGCATCGACTGGCGAGTGATCGAGTACTGGCGCCGATACGATTCCGAATGGGAGAGAGACCCATCGCTAGAAATCAATCTACCCGACTGGGACGACCAAGAGTGGGCGGACCGGAAACCGTCTAAGCCGAGGGAGGAATTTCGATGAAAATCCATCTGCAGGGTTGGTATGATAAGTGGCTTAAAGATCCTGACAACACCAACCGCCGCTTCGTCCCCGTCAATAGTCGTGGGGAGCCATCGCTGCATCAGCTTCACTTCGTGCGCGACGACCTTTGCGGCATGCTCTGGGCGGACATCCCGTACGACAAGCGGGAAAACGAATCCGAGCGCACCGACTGTAGGGTGAGCTGTTTTGTTGTCGGCGAGCACAGCTCAAAGAGCGTGAATCTTCCGGTGTATTCGTTGGAGCGGCCAGATCTTGGCATCCAGATCGTCCTCCGCGACAACTACCATGACTGGAACGTCTCCGTGGTCTCCGAGAAGCCCATCGAGACAGATCTCAGTGGCTTCGAGCTGGATTTCTCGGACAGCGACAAGAAGCGCTTCGAGAGCGAGCCCTGGAAGGCAGGCCGCTCCTGGGGCTACTGCTTCTTCCAAGGATTCCCCGAGGAGCTTCAGTTCGGACCGTACAGCCAGGACAAGCGCAAGTTCTCGCTGTGCATTGGATCTGAATACAAGGTCTGGACGTTCCTGTTTCTCATCCTGCGCGACATCAGAGGAGTCGGACCATGGAAAAGGTAGCTACAACCACTGGCGGACAGCCGCTCCAATCCGCACAGCTCGAAAGCCCGCCGATCCACATCCCTGACGGGAAGGGCGGCGCCTACAAGACCGAGCTGGCCATCGAGCGCACGCCAGACAAGACCGTCAAGATCTTGTGGTGGCACTCCGACGACCCGCGCCCGGAGCCCCACAACCACCCGTGGCCGTTCAAGTCGGAAATCCTCAGCGGCGGCTACAGCGAGACTCGCTACTGGGTCGAGGAAACTGCGGAAGAGACCCATTTCCCGCACGCTGGCAGGGTGGTCAAAACCGAAACGAAGACCTATCGGGCTGGCGACATCAACGACATGCCCGCGAACGTCTTCCACGTCGTTCATGACGTGCAGCCCAAGACCGTCACTCGTTTGACCTGCGGAAAGGCAGCGCCAAACAACGAGTGGGGCTACCTAGACACCCAAACCGGCGTGTACATCTCCGCACGTGATCCGAAGTTCGCCGACAACGAGTTTCTGGACAAGCTCCGCGCCATCAATCCGCACATGAGGCCCAAGTGAAGATCTATAAGTGCTGCTCACCTCACGAGCTAGAAAACCTCACACGGTCAGGCTGGGAGCTGAAGGAAATCCTCAGCCAGGACAAGGCCACGAACCACCATCACTCGGCCCCGGCTCAGGTGGTGAACAACAACCCCAACAACAGCGGGTACAGCAGCTACCAGTCCGGCATGACAGTTCCGGTGGAATCTCCCGTGATCGTTCGCGAGCCGATGTTCCTGCTCTGGAAGGATGGCGATATCGAATCTCGCGAAATCCAGCTGGAGAACATCATCAAGAACACCAACGAGAAGCACAAAGAGAACCTGGCCGAGTTCGACAAGGTTCGCAAAGAGCGCGATACGTACAAAGAGGAAGCCGACACGCGCACGAAGCAGCTTGGAGAATCCGCCAAGGTGCAAATGCAAATGACCGACGCCAAGCGCAAGCTCGAAGGCGACCTGGCCAAGGTGCAGAAGGCGATCGGCGACCTCAAGTACTTCGAAATCGTCGGCGGCCCAGTCCCCGTCAAGTAGGACAACATGAAGCTCCATCCAGAAGACGACCACAATATCCGCGCGCTCATCACGGACCACCAGGATTTCCCGGTCAAGGGCGTCCTGTTCCGCAACATCCAGCCGCTTCTAGAGGACGGCGCATTCTTCAATCGCACCATCGAGCTGATGCTGCAGTGGTCTGGCAATCCACACGCCTTCGTCGGCATCGAATCGCGCGGTTTCATCTTCAGCGCTGCCCTGGCTCAGGCTGCCAAGTCCGGCAAGGTGATGCTGCGCAAAGCGGGCAAAACCCCTGGCAAGATAGAGAGCGAGTCCTATGCCCTGGAATACGGCACGGCGACCATTGAGGTCGGCGCTGATATCGTTCGTCCTGGTGCCAATTACGTGGTCGTGGACGATGTGCTTGCCACTGGTGGTACCGCTGCAGCTGCTTGCCGGCTCGTGGAGCGTCTCGGCGGCAAGGTGGCGGGCGTCGTCTTTGTAGTCGAGATTCAGGCTCTCAACGGGCGCAAGCCGCTGAGCGACTACAAGGTTGCCAGCCTCATCAAGTACTAGGATGACCTGGGAAGAAACGACCGATTGTAGCGCCCCAAAGGGCTACAAGATCTCGTACCACGAGATACGTGGCTACGATTCGCCAGACCGCTGGTACAGCGCCAGAACGGTGCGCGGACGCTTTATCGGCGAGTTCGGAACACACGACCAAGCCGTTGAAGCCTGCAAGAAGGACAAAAGGAACAAAAAGAAATGAGTTCTGGACCACACGACGCCGCCGCTGAAGGCAGACTGATCGACGCCGTATTCGGAGCTGCATTCGACCTTGCGAAGGCCATCAAGGACGCCCGTGGCGGCCATCGTGGCATGTGCTTCACGGTTCAGCAGATCTTGAACGAGGTCAACCCGTGTCTCTCCGAGACTGAGTTCAAGCTGGTGCAGCGTGACCGATGAGAAGTACCCAGTCGGCGCTCGCCTGCTGTTCAAGCGCAGCAAGGACTATGGCGACAAGCTCGTCTACGGCACCGTCGTTCCCAACTTCAAGCTACCAGGCGACATTTGCGTCCGTTGGGACAACAACACGCCAGTTAGCTCGTATGACCAGGAATTCCTAGATGAATACTGCGAAGTCGTAAAGCCTGAAACAGGCGACTAGCCGCACTGTAGATAGAACGTGAAGCTCAAAGACCGGGCTGGTTTCTACGACACAATCCGTGGGGTGTTGAAGAACCGCACTGACTTCGACTTGAACAACCCAGACGAGCTGGATGTCATCGTCACGGAGCTGGCGATGAAGCTCGAATTCGAATACGCCATCAAAAAGAGGATTGTGTGAAGAAAGTTCCAGATACCAGCAAGACTGACCCTGCCTTCGTTCTTCTCGACGCCATGGCGCGTGGTGGCGCCGGACCAATGATCCAGGCGCAGGAAGCACGTGGTCAGCAAGACGCCGTCAACTCGGACCAGCTGCCTACCCGTGGCCTTCTGGGCGCTGATCGTCCCGTCTGGGAAGCGATGGGCATCAAGATCCGCGATGACCTTCCGACCAAGGACAGCCTGTTCACGTTCGTCGAGCTGCCCAAGGGCTGGAAGAAAGTCGCCACCGACCATTCGATGTGGAACAACGTGGTCGACAACAAGGGCCGTGTCCGCGCCAGCTTCTTCTACAAGGCGGCATTCTACGACCGCGATGCGAACATCCACCCGGTTCGTCGGTTCACGATCGAGCGCAACTACGAGCGCAAGGACACCGACGACCTCATCGAAATGCAGGTTCGGGACGCCAAGAAGGCTGTGTTCAGCGTCGAGGCCCCGATGCCCAAGAAGGATGGGCGCCGGGATTATTCGGCCAGTGAGGAAGTCGAGAAGGAACTGCGCGCCAAGTGCGCTCAGTGGCTCGTCGATAACGGATACCCGGACTACAACAGCTGCACCGCCTATTGGGACTGATCTGATACCCTCCGGGGATGCACAACATCATCCTCTGGTTCGGGCTTGCGATTATCCCAGTCGTCTGGTTTCTACAAAACGTCGTCCACGAAAGCAGCCACGCCCTCATCCCGTTGTTTAAGGGATGCAAGGTAAAGATCTACCCGTGGCCAAAGTTCGAGAATGGACGCTGGTACATGGCCTTCTCGACGTGGCAGTGCCAAACGCTTCTGCCTCAGAAGCTTCGTCTGGTCATCTCGGCAGCGCCACGGATCGTCGACCTGTTGATCATTGCGGTCACAGTCGCCGTGCAGCCGGCCAACGCCTGGGCGAACACCATTCTGCAGGCCTGGCAGATTGCGGCGCTCATGGACTTCTCATTCAACACGGTCGGCATCTTCTACGGGCCAGAGCGAAGAAACGACGCTTGGACGTGCGCCGAACTGGCTGAAATCAAGAACATCAGCATGCTCCGTGTCTTATCAGTGGCTGCCGTTCTGATCAGCGCCCTGCCCGTAGCCTATCGACTGTTTTTCTGAAAGAACTGTCGGCCTCAACTGTAGGTACAGCATGGCCGACGGAATCCCCTACCTGATTCAGCGCGTTCGCCGCCGGTCCCAGGTCGCAGAGCACCAAAAGGGCTTCGATCGAATCTTCGAGCTGGACTACATGGGTAGCTCCGAGTTCGAGTTCGGGACCATTCCCAAGGCGCTCAAGGCGATGCGCGCGAACAAGAGCGACGAGTGGAAGGTCCGGTCGATCACCGTCGGCAAGGACACCGCGTACTTCTACGGCGCACCCGACATGATCGGCATCGCCACTCAGGTCTTTGAGGACCAGCTCAAGGAGACCTGGAGCGAGCGCAAGTTCAAGTTCAAAGAGATCACATACATCTACGAGAGCTACCATCCCGTGAAGGGCAAAAACTTCAACCTGTACGATGCCTGGTGGGCTCTCGCGGAAAGTCCGTTCTTCCTGTTCAAGAACAAGAAGCACGCCGAGGAGTTCATTGGGATCTTGTGATATGGCGACTGGATGAGAGCGACATGTCCACGTTGCCATAAAGAAAACGACTGCTCTGTGGTGTCAGGCCTCAACCCGGACACTGGTTACAACGGACCAGAAGCGCTGTGTCCTTCTTGTTCAAAGTGGTTCAAGTTTCCGCAGCCACGCGAAGAAAAAACAATGCCAGACATGTCCGAACGCCCAAAGCCTCCATCTCCCCGCGCGCCAGGTGCCCAGTGGAAGCCCATCGACTCCCTGGCCGATCTGAAAGCCGTTGCCGAGAACTGGTTCAGTAACCCGACGGACCTGGATTGGGATGAGGTTCGGTTCGTGATGGATGGCATCCGTCGAGTTACAAAGTGACCTGGGAAGAGGTCGCTGAGCAGTATAAGCAGCTGTTCCCCGGTATGGCGGAACGCATCTGCAAGCGTTCTGAGATTCCAGACGACCTTCTGTACAAAATCGCGCATTCCTGCCTTCCTGCGAACTGCCTCTGCGGACACAACACGCCGACCCGCTGCCCGTGTGGACAATGGCGGGGAACTTGGAGAGAACAGGGAAGGAACTTCCCTGCCTGGTGGCGAAAGGCAGGATTCAGAGAACCCGTTTGCCCGTTTTGCGGGCGTCCAGAATGGTGCGAAACATGAGCGGATCAAGCTGCAGGCTGGAATTCACCGGACACTCCGACGACATCATCAGCGTTCACCGTGTGAAAACGGTCGAATATTGCGATGCTCGTGGCGACTCCGTACGCGACGATGATGACGAGCTTGGCTCCTACGGCTCCGACGAGAAGCCAACCAAGATCAAAGTGTCGAACATCGGCGGTTCGCGTGTGTGCTTCGTCTACGCCTTCTACGACGGCACCTGGAGCTTCTCCGTGTCCATGGTCGAAGAGGAGCGCAGTATCCCGCCGTGGAAGTACACGATCGACCAGCCAGAGCACAAGTACAGCACCCGGCTCACCATCGAGGCGGATGACGATCTGGTCTACGAGCGCGTGGAAGAGTAATGCGCGCCGAGTCCAAGAGGTTGCTCGAAGACTTCCTGTCGCTTCAGGAATACCACCTGAATGAGGCCAAGCGTGCCTGGGAGAACATCGTCGAGCACATCAAGAACAACCCGAACCAGATGAACCCTCAGGGCATTTGGCAGCGGGACCAGCTCAACGACATGGCCACCATCCAGGCTCTGATCGTCGAGCGTGACCGAGTCGTTCGGGACCTTCGCAACTTCATCGAGAACCCGAAGCCGCGCTTCCAGCACCTCCAGAAGGTTTCCAAGAAGGAACGCGGCAAGAAGGGCGTAAACCTCGTCAACCCGGCCTGTAGATAGACCTGTGAAGAACCTCGAATACTGTCGGCGTCAAATTCAGCTCTCGATGCTGCGAGCACAGTGGTGGCTTGCCTCTGCTCAGAGCGGCCACTACAAGCAGCGCCAGATCTTCCACGGACCCGTCACCAGCAACGGGCCGGAGTTCACCGACGACGAGAAGCTCGAAAGCTGTATGGCCACTGCCATGCGCCACATTGAAATCGCCGCCGAGTTCAGCGAGAACCTCGCCGAGGAGGAGAATAAGCTCCACGAGGCGCAGCAGCGTTCGATGGACTATCATAGGCCAGATCCGATAGGCTGATGGGTAAGATGCGTCGAGATGCCAAGGGTAGGTTTACCAAAGCGTTAGCCAAGGTAAGATCTCAGCCGACCACCGACGAGAAACTCGAACGCAAGCTGGTCCGAATCGAACAAGTACAGCGCCAGCTCAGCCTTGCGCGTCTTGCGCTGGCGTTCAATGCACTGTTCATCGTTGGGTGTGGTGCGCTCGTGGCTGCCGGACCACTTGTTGGCTCGATTCCGATCGGCACCGCTGGCGTCCTTGGCCTCTTCTGGCGGGCCACCGACTTTAGGGACTCCGGCTACCAATACCTGAGATACCGAGCCACCCATCAGCGGCTGCTCAAGGGTGCCGACAACCTCACAAACAAGCTGCTCGTCGAAGAGAACGTCATCAGCCCGCCCGAGAGTGGATAGCGCGCAAACGCTTGCGCTCCACTGGACAATTGGGGTTGTGAGCGAGATAGTGCCCTCGATGAGAATCGTCCACGAGTTCCATGGCAAGCAGCCTCAGGCGACGTGCAGCGCCCATCCGTATGGCAGCACCATCGACGCCCCGCCGAAGTGGAAGGGCATGCGCGTCGAGTGCCTCGTGGTCGACAGCAGCCAGCCGGAGCACGATGAGAACGGCAAGGAGACCAAGCCGTTCTTCTCCGGCGATTGCCTCTACATCGACGGCGATGCTGACAGCGTACGGTCAGCACTTCGAGACCTCATCGATCAAATCGACAGCCTAGAAGAGCTATACAAAGAAGAATTCGAGAAGAACGCAGCCCAATTCAGGCAGTGTCCGGTCTGTAAAACCTGGGCCCATCCCAAGTACGACTGGCACGGCGACGGTAAGGGCAACGAGTGCAAGTTCCCACAATGACGCTCTACAAGAAGATCATGCCCGACGGCAGAATCGCCGAGGTTGTTGAACTAACCTTCGGACGAGCCCGCATCATCATCGGTGATGGTGCAGTGGTTGACGACGGCTGGTGATACGACGAACCTGCGGTAGCGGTCGCTACCCTGATCGCCTGGGACGGCAGCTCTGAACCCGAGGGTTGGATGCGACACCCGTACACGGGTCGCAGAAGGCCGAACGGAGACAAGAGCAAGGAGTACATCTATCTATGAGGAAGACCGAAGCTAAGCCTGGCGACGATCGACTCATGGAGTGCTCGAACTGCGAAGGTCGTGGTTTTCTCTGGGTGCCGAAGAAGACAGCTTGCAAGATCTGCAACGGAAAAGGGTTCGTTGCAAGAAAACAATTCCCACCAACGGACGAGACAAAATGAGAATCCCCCAGCCACAGATGGAACTACTCAAGCAGCTGATCGTCGGCAGCATTCGGCGCGAGAACTACAAGCCGAATCCAGTGGGAGACGCACTTCTCAAGCAGAAGTTCGCCGAGTTTCATGATTTCGAGGGAATTGTGTTCTTTGCGATCACTCCCGAGGGACGTGCAGCCTATGCCGCACAGATCAATCGTCAAACCGATCAGGAGGACGCCAGCGAAGATGCCAAGCGCACAAACGAAGCAGATCCTGGGCCGGCTGTCCGAATGGCAGCGCACGTCAAAGAAGCCGGCATGATTGCTTTCCGGCTTGGTGTCAACAGCGTACGAGCTGGCGTTTCAGCTGAACAGGTCGTCTCAGCAGAGACAGTTCATTCGACTCTCAGGACTGCCCTCGGTGCGTCTATCGAAGAGCACATCGTCGATTCGATCGCCCTGTATCTCGTACAGCAGCTCAGCAAAGGCATCGCCGCCGGGCAGGAAGCGAACCGCCAGGACCAGAAGTGATGCTGACCGAGAAGCCAAACGGACAAACATGCTCTCGTTGTAACAAGCGGCCCGCTACCGCCTGGTGGACCGACGAGGGCATCATTGCCGCTGTACACGGCATGTTTACGCCCCGTTGCGAGCGCTGCTGTCTCGAAGTGCAATTAGAGAACGCCCAAAGGCTCGCAGCGAGCATCCCAGCATTGGAGGCTCGCCTTGCCGAGCTGAAACACCTGGAAGGTGAGTGATGCTTGACGTGCTCTACAGAATCGAAGACGACATGCACACGCTGTTGATGCTGCCTGGCTGGCACAGCCTGTACATCAACTACCACCCGCCTGTCGTCGAACGGCTCTGGCGACAGCTTGGCGACCATCGCGTGTACTTGCACCGCATCCATCCGTGTACGCCCGAACAAGCGCTCTTCCATCCGCATCCGTGGCCGTCGGCGATTCGAGTTCTTGAAGGCTCCTACGAGATGGGAATCGGCTACGGCAAGGGGATAGATCCTCCACCTGTGGCCTGTAAGATCCTAGCAAACACGGCCTTCTGCTACGAGATGATCGAGCCCGACGGATGGCACTACGTCCGGCCCATCAACGCTCCATCGCTCAGTCTGATGGTCACCGGCAAGCCGTGGGAGCGAGAAGCGCCGCGCAGCAACGAACCGCTATCCCCGATGGGACCGGATCGCGTTGCTGGGCTCATGGAGCGCTTCAAATTGTTTTACCAATGAACCAGAAATACACATACGAACAGCTAATCGAGAAAATCATCCGCGCAAAGATCGCTCTAGAGAAGGCTCCAAGGGGCAGAGGGCATAGCAACTTCTGTCCGATGGAAGATCCAGAGAGCTACGCTCCGTGCAACTGCGGAGCGAGCGATGCAAACCGTCCGATTCAGGAGGCGCTTGACGCGTTGAAGCTCTAATGCCGACCGCAATGCACTGGTACAACATGGCCGCTCAGAAGTGGGGCGACGTCGACCCGAAGGATGACAAGGCTGTCGAGGATTTCTTTGTGAAGACGTTCCACACGTTGGACAAGAAATCCCGAGAGTCCGTCATGAAGTTCTTGCTTGGGCGCGACGGTCCAGCCAAAATCCCGCCTGACTGTGACTGTTCCTCTTGTGTGAAGCGGAGAAAGTTAGATGGGCGATAAGACCGGAATCTCATGGACCTCAGCTACTTGGAATCCAATCAGAGGCTGCGCACGTGTCTCTGAAGGTTGCCGGCACTGCTACGCCGAGACGATGGCTGGCCGTTTCTCCGACGAGGGTCAGCCGTACTATCAGCTCGTCAAGCGCACCCCCAAAGGGGCTCGCTGGACGGGTGAAGTCCGGTTCATCACCGAGCATCTCATCGACCCGGTCCGCTGGAGCAAAGCGAGGAAAATCTTCGTTAACTCGATGAGCGATTTGTTCTTCGAGAAGCTCACAAACGAAGAAATCGCCGCCATCTTCGGAATCATGGCGGTCTGTAAGCAGCACACGTTCCAGGTTCTCACCAAGCGCTCTGCGCGCATGAAGGAATGGTTTGCGTGGGCCGGCAGGCTCTCGATGCCAGAGCTGCTCGGATACGCGTATAGAGCGCTCAAGGACCGTCCTGACGACCTCAAGGCGTTCGCCAAGGCCGACTCGAACATGGGCGGCTACGTGTGGCCGTTGCCGAACGTGTGGCTTGGCGTGTCTGTAGAGGACCAGGAAGCGGCCGACAAGCGCATTCCCGACCTGCTGGCGACGCCGGCTGTTGTTCGGTTCCTGTCCTGTGAGCCGCTGATCGGTCAGGTTGACTTGTCCGAGTGGCTGATGGAGCCGACGGGCAAGTTCCGCACGCACAACAACACGCGCCAGTACCAGCTCAAGATCAAGCTTAACCACGGCCTGGGCTGGGTCATTGCTGGTTGCGAGAGCGGACCTGGAATGCGTGCGTGCGACCACAGATGGCTCAGGCTGCTGCGTGATCAGTGTGAGGCTGCTGGCGTTCCGTATTTCTTGAAGCAGGCAACTGCTGCGCAAGAGGGCGGACACAGGCTGTATCCGAGCGGACAGGCTGCACGCTCGGAAGTGGTCGACGTGGTCAGCGGCGGAAATGGCTCGAAAATCAAGCCCGGCGGTGTTATCGAGAGGCCTTACCTGGACGGCGTCCAGCACCAGGCCTTCCCAGATGACCAAAAGAAAAAAGCAGCGTAGCGAGGGTCTCGCCGGAGTTGTGGCACTTCTAATCCCGGCGGACGTTGTGCCAGAAGGAGGAGATCCTCTGGCCACAAGGACAACGCCGGCCGACGAACCCGGCAAAGAACTGGACCCTACGCTCGATCTAATCTCGCAGTCGTTCAAGCACTGCGACGAGTACATCGAAGACCAGTCTCAGCCGGAATGCCTGCGCAAGTTCCTTGATCGCGCTCGCATGCCAGCGCATGGGATGCTGCTTAAGGAACCATACCCAAAGCTATTCGCCACCTACCAAGGAAATGACTGGCTGGGCGTCTCCAAAGGAGACCGAGTGCGCGTGGTGATGGCTAGCCGGATGGGCGACGTCGGCTGCACGAAGAATCTCAACGCCGACTCCGGCTACCAGATTCGTTGCCCGGTCGACAGCCTGTCTGATTTTAGTGAAAGCCCGTTCTAGGCGGATTGTAGGCAGGTGATGTCAAAAAAGGTGTGTCGCTACTGCAAATTGCCGTGGCCAGGCGATGAATCGATAACCCTCGAAGACCTGGCTAAGGGCGTGAAGTCTGACCTGCCGGTCTGCATCAAGGCCCCACCGCCAGATCGCTGGTTCAAAGACAGCGGCATCAACGGCCACATGTTCGATGAAATAGTTGAGGAGTAGGTCTGTAGGTAGGTTATGCCCAGCTGTCGTCAATGCGGCGAACCTCTGAAGACCGGCTCCACGGTGACGTGCCTCAAGAGCACGTGCCAGGAGGCCGAGTACCACGACAATCAAGCGCGCAACAAGAAGCCGCGCCGGTTGAAGCCCAAGGAGGGCGCTCTCAAGGCAGATGGCACCCGCTGGACAAACCAGCCTGGCGGCATTCAGAAGCTGGAGATTCGCGACGGTAAGGACGACCCCTGGTTCAACAACGAGCTGCAGTTCGCTCGTCTGATCTACGAGATCATGGCCATGCAGTCGATCGACGAAGGCCAGTGGACGGTCATGCAGCAAGACCTCCAGAAGGCGCTGGGCATGACCGAGAGCCAGGTGACCAGCATCTTCATGCGCGCGAGCGACGTGCTGCGGAAGGCAGGGCTCCGTGGCTAAGCGTAAACCCAGAGTGCTGGACCGCCGCGAGATCGGCATGTACCTCAGCAAGGGGAAGGCCGGCTGCCACGTCCATCTCCTTTATGAGGTGTTCTATAGCGACGGGACCACGAAGCTCGAACGAGGACATACGATCTTCGCTCAACCCGGTCTTCGTGACCTCAACCCATGGATGATGAAGTCCAAGGCTGAGAAGAAATTTCAGAAGCTGACGTACCGGCCTGACCTCAGCGCCATCATGGACATGATGGTCATCGGCTGGGAGCGGCTATCCAGCGCCTGCTATTCCGCAGACCGGCACACCGAAGAGCCGGTCAAAATCAAGATGGTCAGCAAAAGGAAAAAGCGTGGGTAACAATCAGGCATACAGGTTCATGGAAGAGACCGTCATGGGGGCATATAACGCCGGTCTTCTCAAGGTAAGGCTACTCAAGATCCTGCTTGAGCCTTATCGCGGAACAGACATCGATTCCGGCGGCAGTCAGGATCTCAAAGCCAAGAACGGCCTCGAAGTTCCAGATATCGTCATCAAGCTGCTTGCACCGGACAAGTTCAAGAAGTTGGAGCCTATGCGGCTCGCTCTTCTGAAGCATCCCAAGAAGTACGACAAGCTGACCGAGAAGCAGCAGCTCGAACAAGAGAAGTATTACGAGGCTCGCTATGACGCCTTTCACAAGATCACCACGAAGATGTTCGGCTGGTGCTGAAGCTCGCTGACCTATACGCGAAGCTGCCTTCGATCTCGTGCAAGGGCCTCTGCCATGATGCCTGCGGCGTCATCATGTGCTCCAAGGCCGAGAAGGATGCCATCGCTGTCCTCACGGGACGTCGAGTAAAGACCATCCCGGATGTCGTGGCGCCGATTCACAAGAACCACGTAATGTTGCGGCCGACGGAAGAGTTGAACTGCAGCTATCTCAAGAAGCAGCGCTGCACCATCTATTCGGCACGGCCAATGATCTGTCGGCTCTATGGAGTCGCTGACGGAATGCTGTGCCCGCACGGCTGTATCCCAAGTCGAGTCGTATCCAAGCAGGAAGCCCATGACCTCGTTGAGGCTGCGGCGGAGATCAAATAATGCCCTTTCATTTCTGCTGGGACGAAGCCCAGGTTCTGTTAATGAGCATGCCGTTCGTCGGCTTCAGCCTCGTCTGGCTTCGTTCCAAATTCCCCAAGAAGACCCATGCCCACAAAGATCACAATCGTTGCTGCTGACCGACCGGACTCCAGGGACGAGGAGGTCTACTGGGTCTCGATGATTGCCAAGTCGCTTGGAGAGTGTCGAGGCGCTGACTTCCTTCGCGGCGAGTTCGTGGAGTGCGACAGTTGCGCAGCGAAGCCAGGATCTCCGACGCTTTGCGCAGGCTGCCTTGCCAATCGCTACGTCATCGGATTACTTACTCAGAAATGAAGGAAAACGAGCCACCCATCGCCAAGTTGATTCGGGACCCACAGACGCCGATCGACAAGATCGTGGCGAACTGGATCCGCTGGCTTCCGGCCTCCATCTTTTTCTTCGGATTCGCATTCGTGACCTGGACCATCGTCATGATCGTTCAGGTTGGTCGCTACCATGATGCGGTGACCAAGATGGACCAACGGGTCAAGGTTCTCGAACAAGAGCTGAAAGACACCAAGGAACAAAACCAAGGCCTCTACTACGCACGTGAGTGCGTCAGCGACTGGGGCATCAACCTATGGAAAGACCATGAGCGCAGCTGTCACCGAATGGACCCTTGAATGCGTGGTGCTCGTGCTCCGCAAGGAACGCGAGATCATCGGCCTGGACCGCACGCCGTACATGGTCGGCGACCACGCCTATACCGGCGGACCCGTTCTCCGTGGCCCCTGGGGCTCGATCGGAGGCTCTCAGGCGCAGTTCAAGGAGTACGACCAGAAGTGCAAGGACTTCACCTCTGCATACATCCACGGGCATCTGAGAGGCGCTCGTGTGGCTTGCGAAGCCATTGGATGCATTGGCTTCTACAGCGGCTACTGCCAGCGGTGCGGCGGAACAACCCCGCCAGGGATGGAAAAGCCGCCTGAGTCGCCTGTAGATAAGGCATGACGCCGAAGACTGAGGAGCAGCTCAACACCCTCATCGACGAACTGAAGCAGAAGCTTCAGGCTAGCGAGGAACGCGCGCTCAAGGCCGAGGACAACGCCAAGCATTTCGAGCGGCAGCTGAAGGACGACAACCTCGGCTGGTCCTTGGGTCGCGAGATGGAGTACAGCGACCTTCCGCTTCCTCGCCTGCAGATGCACTGGGAGCGTGACGATCCGCGTGGGTACAACACCCGTTGTACGTACATGCTCGTCTACGAACATTACCTCGGCATCAAGAAGATTGCCGGTCACGGTGATCCGGCCGTTGTCGGTGTCCCCTTCGGTCAGACCAAGCGCAACGGGCGGGAAGGCTCTTTCGTCGATCGCTACGACCAAGAAGGCAAGCCGCACATCACGGTCCCGCACCGTGAATGGGCGCATGCCATCAGCGATGCACAGCAGCTCAAGCTGCCGTTGTATGTCACCACCTGCGATGGTGATGTGGCCGTCGTCGACATCTCGCCGGTTCCTGGCAAGAGCCTTCAGCGCATGCTGAAGCTTGGCGGTAAGCCGCTGTGAGCCCCGACGAGGAATGGCTATACGGCCAGCTGAAAAGCCGGCTGCAGAAGGAACACGAGCGGGTTGCCGCTATTCTTCTGTCCGAACTGAAGAACCTCCAGGTTCGGGTCAACAACGCCGTCGAATCTCTCCGGGACGGCAAGGCTCTTGACGCTCACCTCGTCGTCAACGCTGCCGGCATCACGGAGTCCATCGCCCGCTGGAACATGGTGCGCGATCTACTTCCGTACACCAGCCCGGAAGTTCACAAGGCTACCGAGAAAAAGAGCAAGAAATGAGCTGCAATCGCTGCGGTACAGATCAAACCAACCTTGAGTACTGCGTCTACTGCACTGAATACATGGACCTATGCAGAAGCGTTGCGCTTCTGCAGAACGCTGCGATGTCCGACGATGATCTCCTCGCTCTCGATGATGTCCGATCCGTATGCCACGGCGGCGGCGCAGCTGTGGCCATGGCTATCGCCGGAGAAGGCGAGCTGAACCTCAATGGCATGCAGGAAATGCTGCGAGAAAGCAGCAAGAAGCTCGTCGCTGTCACCGATAAATACGGGGGCTGG